TTCCACCCATTCTTGCACAGAATGATTTTCGTCTTTTGGCTGCTTTGCCACCTTTGCTCTTCTTTGCTTGTGCGGCAGATACTGGTGCTTTCAAGTCACTGCCAGGATTCTCTCGTTCGTATGACTTTCGACCTGCGGCATTCAATCCGCCCTCTTTGTTCTTGCCTTCCTTGCGTTGCCAGGCAGCAGACTTTTCATTGATGTGTTGTATGAATGATTTCATGCGTATACCTCTGCATATCCTTCGTCTAGTAACATTTGGTTCAAAGATATTTTACGGTCTGGCAACATAATCGTTCCAAGTATTCTACCATACTTACCCTTCTTGTCTATCTCTGTAATGATTGTGAAATCTTTTGACCATTTAAATTCTTCCACCACTCGTTCTTTGGCAGCAAATCCTCGTTTCTTTTCTTCCAAATCTCTTGTACGAGTTTCGGGTGTGTCAATTCCTTTGAGTCGTACTCTCTCTTTGATTCGTACATTGAAACCCAAATCAATAATACAGTCTACCGTATCGCCGTCAATCACTCTTAATAGTTTTGCTTTATACTCGTACATTAGAATATGTATAAATATTGTAGCACGGAGATTTCTAAAATGACAATAGATTGGATAGATATTGCTATAACTATTCTTACAGCAGGACTGTTTGCGTTGATTGGTTTTGTATGGAAATGGTCACACAAAGTCACAAAGATGGAACAGAAGGTAGGGGAGAATGGTAGAAGAATAAAACAGATAGAAGGTGACCACGATAAGGCAATGGATAGGTTATTTTCTATGAACAAGCAAAGGTCTGAGTTTCTCACCAGAAGTTCATATAGAGAAGATAGTAAAGAGATTCAAGATGCATTGAAGGAATTGCACAAGGGGAACAGCAATGGTTGATAATAGATGTCCAAGATGTGATGACTATGATGAAGTGGTAGAAGAACTCAAGAAGGAGAAAGATTCTCGTGAACGGAGTGCGAAGGATGCACTACACAAATGTGAAGAAAGAAATAAAGCCAGAGATAAAAAGATAAAAGGACTTGAGAAAAAGATTCTCACTATGACCATTGCCGCAGTTGTTGGTGGTACTATTGTTGGTAAGGATGTGTTGGATAAGATTGCAGAGTATATTCAAAGTTTCAACAGCATCAAAGATACTGCAAACAAACTCATTTCTGCACTTCCGAACGAACCACCACCAGAAGAAAACAAGAACGATGAAGAAGTAGAAGAATTAGAGTATACAAGAACACTCACACTTGCACCACGAAAAGTAGACACCAGTGCATGGCCAGTTTTGATGTCTACATCAGACATCAAAGCATATCAGAACAAACCAAACATAGACTACATGATATCGTTGAGTAGTTTAATTGATACATCAATGGATACCATACCTACAATAACAGATATGATTCTAGATGATATGTTACAAACGCCAATTGAGTTTGACAATGATGTGATATTATCCGATAGCATAGTTCCACCATTAGAACTAACTCCTTTAGTATTAGAACCTGTTATACCGTATACATTTGTTGCAACGCAAGTACCAGAAAGCCATACTGCGTTTACCTTTGCGTTTTTGCCAATGGTGTTTACAAGACGAAGAAGATGATATATACTATATCATGTATGAATACAAAGCAAAACTATTAAGAGTGATTGACGGTGATACCATAGATTGTATTATTGATTTGGGTTTCAATGTACGAATCAAAGAGAGAGTACGACTCAAAGGGATTGACACACCCGAAATTCGCACAAGAGATTTAGAAGAAAAGAAACAAGGATTTGCGGCCAAAGACCGAGTAGAGGAAGCATTCAAATACTCAAAAGATTTTACAATCATTACAGAGATAGACAAGAAGGGTAAGTACGGCAGAATACTTGGAACGATTATGTTGCCAGACCGTAAAATATCTTTGAACCAAATGTTACTAGACGAAGGATACGCAGAAGTATACATATAAAAACAAAATAAACATTGACACCACATCAGTTTACTATATAATAGTGGTATACATGAGTTGCCTATAGTAGGGACTCGACCATATAAAATTTCTTGCTTACATAAGGAGAATACAGATGAGAGAGAATTTTTATGAATTATCGTTTCCGATGAACTTTGGAATTGGCTTTGATGACATGTTTGATAGATTTACGAACATCGCCAATACACAAACAGGAAGTAAATATCCACCCTACAATATCATAAATGAAAGTGAAACACAGAGTGTTGTTGAATTGGCTGTTGCCGGTTTTAGTGAACATGATTTAGATATTGAGGTATCGGATAACAAACTTACAATCACTGGTAATAAAGATGTAAAGTTAGATGACGACAAATATCGCCATAAGGGTATTGCGTATAGAAACTTTACAAGAACATTTGCACTTGCAGACCATATAGAAGTCAATGGTGCGAGTGTTGATTGTGGTATATTAAGAGTCTATCTAGAGAGAGTAGTACCCGAAGAATTAAAACCACGAAAAATAGAGATTATGAGTGATAATAAAGTAATCAATGGAAAGACAGAGGTAGAGAAAACAGAGTAATTTGTGTTGTTTTCGTAGTCTTAAAAACCCCATTGGAGTAAATGCCAGTGGGGTTTTTTGTGGTGTATTGTGGGAGATTGTGGGGTAAATGGCAAACATTGAAATGCCAGATTAAATAGAGGGGATTCGAGGTTATTCGGATGTCAATTTGACAGATTTGCCCCTACTCAGTTTGGTTATAGATTCAATGAAACCAATCGGAATCTTCTCAACACTACTGCATTCCTTGTCACCTATTGAACTGATTAGTGCGATGTGTTTGGCATCTCGCCACACTTCAAACCCAATCGAACGCATCAGTGGGCAAGGTTTCTTCGCATACTTCAGTTGTGCTTTGAGGTTGTTCCATCCAATTTCGCCATGTTCTTCTGCATCTATCCACAGCACTTCAACCATATCGTAATCTTTCCCAGTCTTCTTTGCAACCATATTGTACTCCTATAGTATATATGCCAATGGCACATATATCTGAGAAAAATTTTGCTGGGACACCGGGTGTACCGGGTAGTATATACTTCGACGCGTAAAAACGCCCCGCCAATCCGTAGGACTGACAGGGCGATGTTGAGGACTGGATTATGCGGCGATGATATCTACCATTTGAGTTGCGATGACTCGACTGCTCTTTTGGTTATTTGCACCCTTCATGAATGCATTCTTGATTTTCGCATAGGATGCGTCTTCTGATAGATTATCAAGTGCTTCTGTTTCAACTTGAAGATTACCACGAACGATGAACAGTTTGTCGTATCCGTGTCCTTCGACTGCGATAAAGTTATTTGTTTTCCACGACTTGGCAGCAGAAGTCATATCTTCACCTCCAAAGTATCGATGCTGAAGGCCTTTCACATGCTTTGAATCGTGAAGACGAATACCGATAAGGTTTGTGCCAGTTCTTTCTTGAAGAATCTGAAGATAAGTGTTAGTTTCATCACTATATCCTTTGTTACCGACATTGTAATCTTTACGAGTTTTTGGGTCGTGTACTAGTACTTTGTTTCCAGACCACCCACGACTCGCACCCATTGAGTGTCCGTCACCATCAGTAAGGAATACTGTATTGACGATTTGAATACCATGCTTTGCTTGGAATTCAGGGATTTGATGGAAAGCACACATGATTGCTTCGTTCAAAGGCGTGCAACCCATTCCCAATTCGGAAGGATAAGTGTATCCACCACTGTAGTATGAACTTGCTTCACCCAAGTAGTACAATTTTTGAACTGCTTGCTTGTATTCGTTTGTTTTCATATCTGAAGACAAGAATTGAATCAGTGAGAAACCATGTGGTTGCAATACGCCATCGACACCATGTTCGTTGTATTGGTGATTGAATTGTTTTCCTTCATCATCGGTTTCATTCAATGATGGATGATTCTTGCTTGAGAATGCGTAGACATCAAAAGGAATATTAACCTTTTGACAGAATTCTGTAAGGATTAAAAGTTGTTCAACTGTATCCTTGATGATATTGCACATTGAACCAGACCAGTCAAGATACATGACGATTCCATGATTTTTACCATCTGCGTGAACTTCATTCTTTAGGAAGATGTCTTCACTCCATCGGTAGTTAATCATGTTGACTGTATCAAGAACGCCAGTTTTTGCAATATCTGTTCGTTTTGCGGCATCGGCTGCTTGCTTCATTTGGAAGTGTTGAACCATTTGTGCAACAGTTGATTTAGTTCGTTGAAGAAATTCACGACAATCGGCTTTTGATTTTTCGGTTTTTTCAGTATATCGTTGGAAGTAAGTTTCATCTTTTTCAGAAAACTTATTCTCAAATGATTCCCAAATGCTGGCTACTTCGTTGTAATCGACTACACAGTTTTCAAGTTTCATTGTTGGTAGTGAATGATACTCATGATGAGTACCATTTTCAGCACGAAGGTCATTGACACCATTTTCAAATGCGTTTTGAGTTGAACCTGCACTTGGTTGTCCAACACCTGATTGGTAATCGTCATAATCTAAACCAGATTGACCATCACCAGATTGCTGTTGTTCACCTTCACCAGATTCAGCACCTTCACCATCATCAGTATCATCGGTTTGTGATTGACCAGAATCTTCACCAGATTCGTCACCATCACCAGAATTTTGACCTTCTTCTTCATCACCATCTTCAGATTCTGAACCAGACTGTGAACCATCTTGTGATTCACCATCTTGTGATTCACCATCACCAGATTCAGATTGCGAACCAGATTGTGGTTGATTTTCATCTTCATCTTCTAATTCGTCTTGATGTTTTTCGTACAATTCTTTTGCAAGTGCAACAACATCTTCAAATGTTACTGTGTCGGCCATGCGAGTAACATATTGTTGTTCATCATCAGCAAATGGAATTGTTTCCAAACCGAACAAACCCAACTTGAAGTGAAGGTTCAATCGGTCAATGAGTGGCATATTAATATCGATTGTACGATTTGCTAGTTCAAACAAATCTCGTTCGTGTAGTTCCGCATATGCGGTAGCAAAGTCACGGCGAATGCCAGGAAATTTATCTTTAATAAGTCGTTCGATTCGTGCATCTTCAACAATGTTGCAGAACATGTGGCGAATGCGTGAACCTTTACCTTCACCGACAAACTTTTGCCAACCCTCTTTTGGAGTGTGCAATGCGTGAGATACTTCATGTCCCACAAGCATGTCATAGGTAGCATTTGACATATCTTCCCAGACAGGAAGACATAAAACCCGATTTTCAGTATCGAAATACGCAGTTTCAGCATTTGCATCATGAATGACTCGTAAGTCCTCTGTTGCCATACACTTAGCAAGGATATCCTTGGTAGCACGATTAACTTGGGTTTTTTCCATCAACATGCGTATATTGTACCATAACTGGGCAAAATATGTAGCACTATAGTTCACTTTTTATTATCGGACTGACACTATGTTGTCATGTGGTGTCTAAACCATTGATATTACTGCATTTAGGCGAAAATTAATTAAGCGTCGAACGAAAATCGTAAACCCTTGGTATTAAAGGACTTACGACTTTATCCACAAGTTATCCACAATGTGCGTTTTTGGGTCAATAATGAAGGTGCCGATATGGGGAAACTCGCCTCATAAGTGCTTGTTTTGCAATGGTTTAACCGCCTACTGACAACATAGTGTCAGTCCGATAATAAAAAAGGGACTATAGGGGTACATAAGACCGAGAATTATGGTACAATATACGCATACGAGTGAAAAACAAAGGAATCGAATTTATGAATCTAAAACCAAAACAAATCGCAATCTTGAAACATATGGCTTCTGCCGGATGTACTTCCCCCGTGTCTAGACAAGAAATCTTTGATGCGTGTGAAGCAACTGGCGCATATGCGTGTCCACCTTCGTGGTTGACTCAAGATTCGACCCGCAAAGTAGGTCGTGGTTTGTATGAGTGCCCCGAACTCGCACAATTTGTCGATTCTGCGGATTCTGCTCCCGCACCTGTTGCACCTGCACCTGTTGCACCTGTACAGGGTGCGGTTGAGCAATCCGTTCCCGAAATGAATACCGCATCATTAGTGATGGGTATGACCGGTGGCGATAGAGATTCTCTCGTCCCACAAAAATTTGATGGTTATGTAACTTGGGGTCACTTTAGTAATGTCGCCAAGATTGTAAAATCTCGCAAATTCTACCCTATCTTCATTACTGGTCTTTCTGGTAATGGTAAGACTTTGATGGTAGAACAAGTTTGTGCGAAATTGAAACGAGAATGTTATCGTATCAATATCACTGCTCAAACTGATGAAGATGACCTTCTAGGTGGTTTCCGTCTTATCAATGGTAATACAGTCTGGCAAGATGGTCCTGTCGTTTCCGCAATGAAATCTGGTGGTGTTCTTCTTCTTGATGAAGTCGACCTTGCATCACGAAATATCATGTGCTTGCAACCTGTCCTTGAAGGTAAGGGTGTATTCCTGAAGAAAATCGGACAATGGGTAACTCCTGCCGCCGGTTTCCAAGTGTTTGCAACTGCGAATACTAAAGGTAAAGGTTCGGATGACGGACGATTCGTGGGTACTGGCGTCATGAATGAAGCATTCCTTGACCGATTCCCAATCACTATGGAACAACCATATGCGACCAAGGCGACAGAGAAGAAGATTCTCGTCAAGGCCGGTTGCGATGATTCGGACTTCGCAGAAAATCTGACCAAATGGGCAGAAATCATCCGTAAAACCTTCGCAGAAGGTGGAATTGATGAAGTCGTTTCAACTCGCCGTTTGGTGAACATCGTTGAAGCATGGAACATCTTCGGTAGCAAACGAACTGCTCTTGAGATGTGCATGAGTCGGTTTGATGACCTCACCAAAAAGTCCCTCTTGGATTTGTACGAAAAAGTCGATGCGGATATGCCAGCAGAAGATGCAGAAGCAGTCGAATCCGCAACAGGAAATGAGTGTCCATTTTGAGTGCAATAATGACAACATTCCATCTAATCAATCACGAAACAGGTTGCCAGTATATGTTCAAACCTCAAGGTGCTAATCTAGTAATCGTGCATATCGATGATGGACACGGATGGCGGACATATGACGATGCACGGATTGGTGGAAACTATGAAACGCCACTTGCAAGAACATTTTGGAACTCCCTTATAAAACAAGGATTTACAACGAACTATGAAATCTAGAGAAATACGCAAATTCAGAAAGACCTATACGGACTATAAGAAAAAGTGCGTATTTGAGGGGTACAAACTCGCCGTTCTGTTTGATGAGAAAGATATCGTCAAACGCATGGGTGGACGATGGGACGCTGAAGAAATGACTTGGTGGATGCCAGTAAAGAATCTCAAAAAGGATGCTGAACAATATGGTGGTCCTCCGAATGGTAGTCTTGTTGAAGATTATCTGAACGATATGCAGATGGTGATGGGACAATATGGCGAAATCCAGAAGGTTGATACGAATCGAATGGGTCATTATGTGCAATATACACTCCGTAATGGCAATAAGGATTCACTTAAAGTAAATTGGTTTGAGGAAGTCGATGCTGTCGAATTCGTGAGTTCAACCCCAACATCCTCATCGTATGGGATAGGTAAATGGTTTACGGTAGAAAACGCCAGAACCCATTGGGATGAACTCGTAAATGGTGGATATAATCGAGTAGAAAACTCTTGAAACGCAAAGGAATTATGATACAATGAGCAATATGAAAGACTTTATGATGTGGTTGGACGATAGAGGAATCGCCACATGGAGCAACGAAATAGACGAATTAATCGTCCCAGAGGGAACGAATATATACGCACCCTCAATAGTGGCAGAATACCAATCTGACAATGCTTGGCATCATGTAGAAGTTGATGATGACGATTGCATCATAGAGGATGAAGAAGAACTAATAATAGATGATGGTGATATGGACGATTGTGCATGGACACCTGATGCGTACTGGTTTAACCCTGAAGGTGGTCTTACAGGTGAAGCCTATAACTTTTTATACACACTAGATTCACAAGGAGAATTAGTATAATGGAACTTTCAAAACAACAACAAAAATATGTAAGTGCAGTCTTAGAACACGCACCCGCTTTAGGTATTGATTTAAACAAGAATACATTTAGTCGTGCTGAATTGCGTCAAGTGTCAATGGCATTTAAGGGTAAGAAGTGGATTCCCAATTGGATTACACATGACTTATCACGCAGAGCAGACAGAGGTGTATTCACCATTCCTGAGATTATGGAACAGTGGAACGCACTCCAAGCAGTATCGCCAGGTCATGGTACAGATGGTGACGAACTATCAGATTCGACACATGTGTATGAAGTCGTTTCTGACGATATGGGTGACCATACTGTGTCTGACGACATGTTGGAGATGTCAACCCAAAATTAATAAAATCAACATTATTTTTTAAAAAACAGTGTATGGCAAAAAAAGTTTGGGGGGAGTCCCAGCGTTAGCAAAATAACTCGGAGGCAAAATTGCCTCTACAGGATTCGTTTTAAAAAGGAATTGGAAATGAAACATTCAGAAACAACAATCAGTCAACTACTACATGACATAAACATCATGAACGAAGAAATCAACAACACCGTCCTAATAGGTGAAAGGTGTGGTATGATTTACGATGCCAGTCATGTCTATAATAAACTGAAATCTCTAATAACTCCTGAATATCTTTCAGATGAAGAATATAACTGGTTAAGAGCAATCGGAATAGAATGGAATAAGACCATGGCAGAATACGCCAAAGGTCAGACAACCTCTATGCAGAATCAAGGAAATTCGCCTGAAAGCATTGAGGACATCGAAGATGCACTCAAAGATGCCATTGATGACTTGATGAACAACTTGGATGACTTTACACAAGACAATGGCGGTTTTGATGGTGGTGATGGAATTTGGTAAAAAATAATTCCAACATGGCTGTTTTGCTCTATGCACACAAAGACACATAAGGTATAATACACACATATGAACAAACGAGATATAATTAAAACACTACAAAGTGGCATTTGCGAAATTACTTACACAGACGAATACTCTGTGGAATTCTCAATGATGGGCACTTTGTCACAGACACATCTTCCACATGATTGTGATACAATGGATGTTCCAGACGACCCAAATATGTTCGCAGTATTCAATGTACCAAAAGAGAAGTGGCAGATATTAACTGCACACTATGTGATTGATATTGAACAACTCACTGGCGAAGGTGCAGAGAATAATAAGAATAAACTCCAAGCATCTGACGAATATCTTTCTGGTCTTTTTGAAGGATTGGATGATATCACAGACGAAGGTTTCTACAAATCAGACGGAATGACACAATAATGGGCGAGTACCCAAGTGGACTAAGGGGACGGATTGCAAATCCGTTATTCGTGGGTTCAAATCCCACCTCGCTCTTTGCAAAAAGGAAATGAAAATGGCAGCATCAATGCACAACTTAATACTCTCTTGGAACGAACTGAATATCATTCAGGGCGTTTTGGGTGAGATTTGTCATATGAGAACGGATGGAAATACTATTCGTGAACTGACGGAACTTCGCAAAAAAATTGCGAAACAGAGAGATGAGGGATATCCTGCGAAGAACTATCCGTTCTGGCGAAACTACTTTGAAGAAACTAAACTGAAAGATGTTTTGGTTACTGAAGAACAAGTACTTGATTTCTTGGGAGAAGATTCCGATGGTGATGCAGTAGAGATACTTGCGAACCTTGCAAGTGGCACATATACATTAGAAAACTTACAGAAGGATATATTAGAATGAACATACCAAGTGTAAATCCCCAACTACGAAAGATAAAAGATGGTCAGATAATGGACTATGTGTTTATTGTTCGGGATTCTGATAGGGAGATTATGGATGTTGATTGTTATATTGACGAAGATTGGAATCAAGAAGAAAGTATGAAGGGTTTGAGTATAGAAAATGCCAGAGCATGGTGGGGCAATTTAGTGCATCATGGATTTGAAAGGATTACAACTCCATGAATCCAGATAAATTAGATGGTCCTTATAATACGGATTGGGATGGGATTTCTGTTGTTATGACTAACGGAAAAGATGTTACCAAAACATTCAATGCTAGTACTGGCCGTACAAGACCGAAAGAAGTCTATGCATTGCGGTCTAGTGAAGAACACGATGATGCAGGAGTATGGGTGAATGTGTTTATGATATACAATGGAAATACTGCAATGATTGTTGAATTTGAAAATGGAATCATTATCAATCAACATCACCATTCCTATGAAAATGCAAGAAAGATATGGCAAGTTCATATTAATGAAGGTATGCACAGAGATGATTCTTATATCGAAGGTTTGCCATTAGGAGATGTAAAGATTTGAGTAAGTTGTTTAAAATCTGGAACAAGCAAACCTGTTTTGAAATCTACTTTCGACCATTAACAGAAAATAAGGTAGAAGTAACAACCTATCTGAATGGCGACCCTTTTTGTAATCCAAGATGGCAAAGAAAAAATAATGGGGACAACCAAGAAGTATGGGATATTGATGATGCAAGAGAGTGTTGGTATAATTGGGTAAATTATGGTGGATACGAAATATCAGAAGTAGAAGATTATCTCAAAGGTGGCAGAAGTAGTTGGGAGGGCGAAAGTATGAACTACAGAAAATCGAAGAAGAATAAGATGACAGGAAAGTATATGATGGACTTACACAAAAAGCCTGAACGAACACGAAGAAGAAAACAAAGAGTAAAATCAGCAATGACAGGACATGACAAATTAAAAAGGATGAATAAGGAATGAATAGCATGACAACAAAATTAGAAACACTATACCATCAAGGTAAAACTGGCGCAATCGTGCAATGGGATATATGGACAGAAGGTGCAGACATCTGTACGGAGTATGGACAGATTGGTGGGAAGATGCAGACTGCAAGAAAGACTGCAACACCAAAGAATGTTGGTCGTGCAAATGCCACTACTGCGGAAGAACAAGCAATCCTTGAAGCAACTGCAATGCACAAGAAACGACTAGATGGCAAATACAGTTTGACCATTGAAGATGCAAAGAAGGAAGTATTTCTTCCTATGCTTGCCGCATCTTTTGATAAACGAAAAGACAAAGTAACTTACCCAGTAAGTGTTCAACCGAAACTAGATGGTGTTCGGTGTCTGGCATATTGGGATGGTGATGATATAAAATTGATGAGTCGTGGTGGTAAGCAATGGGAATGTTGCGACCATATCATAGAAGAACTAAAAAGCATTTTACCAAAAGGAACTGTTGTCGATGGTGAACTTTATATTCATGGTTCTACCTTTCAGGAGATTACCAAACTGGTAAAGAAACTTCGACCAGAATCTGTTAATGTGAAATACCATGTATATGATATTCCAAGAGTGGATGGAAAAGATGTGGGTGAATGGAAACACAGAGCAAACATATTAGAGAATGAATTCAATGCTCCTTATCCCTATGAAAACCATGAGGAATCTGTCGTTGTAGTACCCACACATATTGCCATGAATGAAGAAGAAGTATATCGAATTCAATCTGCATTTCTTGAAGATGGATATGAAGGTGCTATTGTACGAGAGTCCGATGGCGAATATAAATTCGGATATCGTTCTAACAAACTTCTCAAAGTCAAGAACTTCATGGACGAGGAATATCTCATTACAGGATTCACAACTGGCGTTGGCAGATTTGACGGATGTATTGTATGGATATGCGAAACTTGGAATGGTGAAGACCGATTAGAATTCAAAGTTGTTCCACAAGGAACAATGGAAGAACGGCAAAAGACATATTACAATGCACGAAAAGACGGAGAAGGTATTGGAGATTATCTCAAAGTGAAATACTTTGAACTGACTGACGATGGTATTCCACGATTCCCTGTTGGATTGGGTATTAGACTTACAGAGGATATGTGATGTTGGAGTGGTTAGTAAAAATATGTCCAATACTTGCCGCAATACTTTATGCTATGGTTGCTATTGGATACTTATTTAAAAAAGAATATGCTTGGTGTCTTGTATGGACATCATATGCATTGGCAAATGTTGGACTTGTTCTTGCGGCAGGAGATGGTAAATGATTAAAGTTAAAGGTGGTAAGAAGCACCACAAAGAAATTGCCATTCTAACTGCTGAATGGTGTATACTTCATTTCGATTTGGTTGATGTCGCTATCAACTTTCGGTTAGAAAAACATAAAGATTGTTGGGGATATTGTGTTGAAGGCAACAAAGAACATTTGTATAATATAAAGATTGCAACAGACCAGACATTAAGAGATTTTGTTGCAACCATTGTACATGAGATGGTTCATGTGATGCAATGGGAAACTGGCGAATGGAGTGGTGAAGGCGAAAGACAAGCAAACAGACTACAATATAAACTAACAGACAAATTATGGCAAGAAGGAATACTATGACAGATATTCAAAAAGAATTAATGAAGAAACTTCTGGAAATCGTTTTTATGGATTGGGAAGAAGAATGGCGAAAAACGGATTGTGGGAGTATGAATATGAGAACAGGAGAGATTAGAAATCCTAACATTCTCTCTTGTCTTAGACACAATGGCTGCCCGTGTGGTGGTGGCGAAAAGATTCGTGCCATGTTTGGTACGGATGAACTTGAAGAACTTTATGATGTATTGGAAAAAATGAATGAATGACTTTGATAAAAAGTTTGATGAGTTTTTAGAAGGTTGCCAGAAGATAGTAGATGAAGGTATGAGTAACTATTCTTGGGAACGGAAACTGACTGCCAGAAAAGGTAGTAAGTATATTAAGATAATTTCAGAGGATGTTGGTACGGATAGAAATTCACGCACAGTGTGGGGATTTGTAGAAAGGTCAAATGGTGACATATTAAAACCCGCAACATGGAAAACACCCGCAAAACACAATCGTGGAAACATATTTGATGAAGACCCATTTCTTTTTATTGGACTATATGGTCCTGCTTACATAAAAGAGATAAAAAAATATTATGGAGCATAGATGTTCGCACCACTTTCCGAATATATAGAGAATAAACTGGATGAGGCATTTTGTAAGGAATTTCGTGTGTACGGAACTTATGAACATTCTGAGAGTTGGGAAGAATATAAAGAAGCATTTGCGAATTGGCTCGTAGGAGAATTCACAAACGATTTACACTCCCATCCAAGACATCCAAAAAAGAAACCTTGGGACGAATAAAGGAGAATCATGGGATTATTAGAAGGAGAATCATGGGATGATTATATGAACAAAGAAGTTTATATCACTCATGACAGTGGACAAACAGGATTTCGCGGAACAGTAAAAGACTATAACGAGATATTTGTTATGGTTGAAGACGAAGAAGGTGAACAGTTTGAAATAGAACACCCTTATGTGTTTGGCACATGGATTCTTGAGGATTGGTAGAGAATACATAGTATATGCAAACCTTTAGACAATATATTACAGAGAAAAGAAACATAGTTGACCTTATCGAGAAACAAATTATTGTCGGTAAGGGTAAACGATATGGTCAGGTTGTTTTTATGGCAGGTGGTGCAGGTTCTGGTAAGGGTTTTGCCATTAAAAATTTTATGGAAGGTGAAAAGTTTAAAGTCCGTGACCCAGACGAATATAAAAAAGCATTTCTTAGATTGGCAGAATTTCAAAAGAAATACAAAGAGATTCGTGGTCTTGATTTGAGAAATCCTAAAGATGCATTCAAACTACACAAGTGGATTGAAAATAAACGCATCAAGGAAAAGACTCTGAACCTATTACTTAAAGATGCAAGACGAGGCATTCTGCCAAATATATTGATAGACACAACACTTCAAAACAAAAATAAGATTAAAGATGCACTTCCTTCATTATTGCAAGCCGGTTATGACCCAAAGAATATTCATATTATATGGGTACTTACAGACTATGCTGTTGCCATCGAACAAAATCGTGAAAGGGAAAGAATTGTTCCAGACGATATTATGTTAATAACCCATGAAGGCGCCTCAACGACAATGTATAACTTTATTAAACATGGCACACCTCGTACTATAGACGGTGGGGTTTATATTGTTCTGGGTGGAAGAAAGAATACTGTATTATATACAGACAGTCAAGGTAAACCAATAAAGACTGGCAAAAATAAAGACACAGTTGTGGTAAAAGACTTTTCATATCTTACAATGAAAGTGCCTGGAAGTAGAATGACAAGAGATAGTAATTTGAAAAAGCAAGCATATAATTGGATATCGCAAAATGCACCCAAAACACTTACAAACAAATTATTCGACAAAGAAGAAGAAACTTCTTGAAATTCAAATCTAATTTGATACAATAAAAGAAATGAAAAGCAAAAGAACAAACAAAATATACACTTCTCGTGATGAAGAACGAGATATGTTTGGTACTCCAAAGAACAGAGCAAAAACTTGGGGTGGCACTTTTAATTGCACAAAGAGAGATAGAAGAATTTCAAAAAAGGAGTTGAAATATGATTACTAGAGATGAAATGATAGGACAACTTCAAGAAGGTATGAGAGAAATTATATTTACAAAAAAAGATGGAAATATAAGACACATGAAATGTACACTTAATCCTATGCTTGCTCCAGAGATATTAGAAACAAAAACATCAAAAGATAACCTTGAGGTGATTCCTGTGTGGGATATAGAAAAGATGGGATGGAGAAGTTTCCGAGTAGATTCTGTTTTAAATTTTAGCGAAAAAGAATAAACATGTAATATGTGAGTTTTAGTATGAATAAATATAAAGAACAGGTTGTCTATATGAAAAAGAAAACGGAAAAGAAAACACTAAAGGAAGTCCAGAAAGAATTAGATGAACTTGCAAAAATTTCTCTTTCCGCAGTTGTGGGCTATGAAAAATATTTATTAGATGAATTAAATTATAAAGATTTAGCGAGGATAATGACCAATCTAAGAAGTCATCTACCAAAAGGAACTACAGGCGCCTAATATTAGTTATGGATTCAAACAAGACATACACAACGGAACGATGGGTTCTTGTTCGTACCAGTGATAATACAGTACATACATTTAGCATAGACAAAGAATGCATAGAAAATGGTACAGTAAATGTTGACGGTAAAACTTATTTAATAAGAGCAGGTCGTACTTTTTGGAATGAGTATATTAGAATTGGATATGTTCTTGATGAAAAATTAAGCCATAAATGTAAGATGTGGAACATGGAAGAATTCCACAAAATGTGCAGAGCGAAAGAGAGTTAGGTATGGAAACAAGAAAACCAACAATTTATGTTGCAGGTCCAATGAGGGGAATAGAAGATTTCAACTTCCCTGCATTTGACAGACAAGCAGATTTACTTCGTAAACAAGGATGGAGAGTTATCAATCCTGCGGAATTGGACAGGCAGAATGGAAGTCCAGAATCTGGTCCAATGGAATATGACCCCACAACAGATTACGAAGACAGAGAGTTTATGCGAGATGCACTCAATCGTGACTTGAAAGCAATCGCAGAAGACTGTACAGCCATTTACTGTATGTCTGGGTTTGAAAATAGTCGTGGTGCATTAGCAGAATATCATCTGGCAAAAGCAATCGGTATTGATATTTACTATGAAGTACCATTACCTAAAATAAAATATTAATTTTTACTTGACTTTCATTCATTATGGTATATAATTACATATGTAAGTAGATGATACAGTGTCATCAAAGAAAAGCCACACATACACACAAGGAGAATTATTATGGCAAACCCTTACGAACTACGATACAGCATTTATCAAGAAGCACAACACAGACTAATGGACAAGTTCCACAACGACCACGAAATGTGGTTTCAGTTTGAGGAATGGAAACGAGAACAAGAATTAGAATGCAAGAATGTAACTGCGGAGGCGCCAGTTCCATTACGACCAGAATTTCCAACACACGAAGAAATTTTAGTTGAAGCAGAAAAAATTTACGATTTCGTACAAAAAAAGTCTTGAATGGCGACTAATATAAAGTATAATACTTGTATGACAATTAAGGAACAGATGTATTGCGGTGTGCATCAAAATCCTTCAACAGTGAGAACCGCAAAGACAGGAGTTTTAGGACTATGGCAGTATACACAAAAAAAGCACGATTGATGAATCACCTTTCACGAGGTTGGGACATTACACCAAAGCAAGCATATAGCAGATTTGGTATTAAAAATCTTCGTGCCACAATGAGCAACATTAAAGAGCAAGTAGAAAAGTATGGCAACTGGGAAGTTACTACTCGCACACTTGACAATGGTACAACTTGTTATGGGATGGATTTCCACGGTTACACAGATAACCCATTCGCCATCCGTGCTGGAATCGTGTAAACGATTCTTTTGGAATCTAACGATTCCATTCATTTCCTCTTGGATGGGGGAAGACCTTACGGTGATTAAGCCCATTCAAGAATTTAGTTAGGTTTGAAAAGTGAATAATTTTTGTGCAGGGGTCATGACCTGCACTAACTCCGTGACTGAATAATTTTTGTTATGCGAAATAAAGTATGCGGTTCTCTGTAGTGGAGTGTGAATGTCCAAATGGATGTAGCAGTTTATAACTAGAACAGCCGTAGTGCGAGTAGGAATAACCAGTAGTGTTCCCGAAAGTTACAGGTATGCTGAATCCTGTCGGAGTGTGATAAATTGAATTGGGGAAGTGGAAGGAAGACACTTCCACTGCCACCACAGTAGATGAAGGACTCCTCCTTCCCCGATTCGACAATTAATTTGGTGATGCAGAAGCATGGATAGTTTCCCAAGCGCGCGCCTGAGGGATTAATCGGACGATGGTGAAAATTGCAAACCGTATCCGAACCACCAAGTAAACATCCGTCCTTGTGGAAAAGTAGAGGCATTTGTTGACACCTTCGGGTGTGAAGATGATGTAAGATTCATTACCATTTTACACTGTGAGGCCTCGCAGTGGGGACGAATAAGAAAGTCGGTTAGTAGTGTTCTCTGTATAGAGGTTCGTGGCACGAAACCCGACTTTTTTATTTGACATCTTTTTATGTTGTGGTATAATTAATAGAAAAAGGAAATATAACATGGATGATTATACAAAATATGTGACAGATAAAAAATATAAAAAGTATTGGACAAGACTTTGGACCAATACCAACATGTCTTCCAAACATGGCGCCGCAGGACCAAGAATTGAAAACAATCCAAAACTTTCTGGTAGACTTCGTAAAGGAAATCAAAGTACCAGAAGACACGAAATTACAATAGAAAAAGATGATTTAAAAAAATTATGGTTAAAGCAAAAGGGAAAATGTTATTGGTTAGGTGTTGATATGTCGGTAGAAGATTTGTTTGTGGCACATTCTCCTTTCGCACCTTCTGTAGATAGATTGGATAGTAGTAAAGGTTATCATTTAGAAAACATTGCACTAACTACCAGACTTGTCAACAAGGGCAGAGGAGCATACGACAATTCTGATTTTGAAACTAAATTAACATCACTTTTAGAGAATAGGTTTAAAAATGAGCATAAATAATATAGACATTTATATTATAAGGAGAATGTTATGGAACTAAATGAACAAGTGATTCGTGGTCTTAAAGCAAAACTATTATACGAATCTTGTACATGTACACCTGCGGATAGGTGCGAGTGCGATGCTGTTATGGAAGATATTCGTGTTGCAAATCAATGGATTGACTCCCTTGATGGTGAAGCACAGGATTGTTGCGAGGATGGTTGATGGACAAGCAGGTAAAGGTAGTAAATACCGTCCAGTAAATCAAGAAAAATATGCCGAGAACTGGGAAAGGGCTTTCGGTAAAAACAAAACAAAAAAGAAACCTAAAAAGAAAAAAGGAAAGTCGAAATGAGTGAAGTAAAAATTATAAGATTAACATCTGGTGAAGAATTAATTGCAAAGGTAGAAGAAACAGACACACATGTAAAATTAAATAAACCTGCAATTCTTATTCCTGCGGGTAAAGACCAACTTGCTTTTGGTCAATGGTTGCCTTATGCAAACCTTAAAGAAGGAATTGAAATTTCAAAAAAATATGTTGTATTTAATGTATCGCCTATAGATGAAATGGCATCACAATATGAAGAAGCATTTGGTTCTGGTTTAGTTGTTCCTAAAAAGTCTGGTGTAATCAGTGGAGCGCCAATGCCTGGAGCAGAGTCTTTAAAGATTGGTGACTATAACTAATGGCAAAAAGAAAATCAGGATATGACCCATCGGTTGCAAATAGAGTAAAGATTGGAAAACCAAGAACTTCTAAAATTTTTAGAAAGAAAGGTAATGCTCCTTCCCGCACATCTAAAAAAGGAAATGGCAGTAAAATCAGATGAGTAATGATAATTATCAATACACTGAGTTTAAGAAGCCTAAACAAAATACTGCCGAATGGAGGCAGGAAAAAGAAAGACAACACAGAGTGAAGTTGATTTCTGTTGCCATGATTACTCTTGAGTGTATGTTTTTCATTGCAGTTATTTCATATTTCGCAGTATATGGCGTTTGACATCCTTTTTAATTTTGGTACAATATACTCATGATTGAAGCACTAACACTTACCGTAGTTGCAAGTCTTACAGACTTTCCGACTTATACAGACACGCAATGGATTCATACAGAAGATTGGTCTGCAAGAATCAAAGTAAACTATTACGAAGAAGCCAATTTCTTTGAGTATGATATTCTAAATGCTTTTTGGTCAAGTACAAATATTGACTACTTTGAGTTGAATGACTTCTTTGTGGTGGATGATATTGATTTAGAACCTGCCACATTAACAACATTTGAATTCACCGTAGATGGCGGATATGAATACGGAACAGGATTTATTTCTTCTGATAATTACGGAGAATATTTTAAAATCATTACTCCTGTTAATGTTCCAGCGCCTGGCGCAATTGCATTGATGGGTATTGCAGGTATTAGTGCAACAAGACGAAGAAGGTAATATGACAGAAAAATCAAGACTATGCGGTATGACTCAAGAGGAAGTAGATTCCTACTTGAAAGAAAATAACATCACCGTATCCGTTATGATGGAAAACGGATATGACAAAGATGGCGATTGGGCAGAAGAAATCCGTGATGACAAAGGTTACTTCGTCAAGTTTGGCGATGACTGTGTTCGTATAGAGAAGTTGTGGGGATTCTCAAGTCCAAACGGCTTCCATACTTTTTCATGGGAAGAACCAAAGATGACAGAAGCAAAGGCACAGTATATGACTGTGTTGTTTCATAAACTCTATGAGGAATATGATGTATCTTGGGCAAGTGCAGAAGCACTTTCACTTGCATATGTTATGAGTGAATTTGAAGTTCCTTATGTTGAAAGGGAGTGGGATAAAAAACCAGATATGTCTACAGAAGAAGGACAGGAAGAAGTTCGCAAGAAATTACTTGATTGTATTGAATCTGGTAATGTTGTTGTTCCTAATGGTGTTCTTGTAAATGAAAATACATCTTCTTGAAATAGACGATACCTTGACGATATTCGGAGTAGTATCAAAGAAAAGAACTGGTCATGATGGAAAGAATGTCGTGGGTATTAATGTATATGATTTAGAAACTGGCAAAGAAGTTAAATATCAAGATATCAGAGGTATCGTAAATATTGACCTTGCAAGGGAGTTTTGGAATACTTGGATTGATTATGCTACCTCAGAAAATCACGAAATAAAAAGAACAGAGTCAGTTTATAAAACAAAGAACGGCCGTGCTATCATGATGGATAGTGAAATTAATAAAGCAATGGAAGAAATTGCATCCGAAACACTACATAGTATATCAAACGAAAGGAAAGAAAACAATGAATGAAACATATGATTTAGGAGAATCGGTAGTACATCGAGGCAGTGGAAAGATGGGCGAAGTAGTTGACGCCGCAGAAAGCACAGAAGACGGAACTACCGAATCTGTAAAAATTAAATATGAAGATGGTTCAATAGATTGGCATTCTGTGAGTGAAGTTTCTAAAATGCTATACGAAACTGACCCAACATCTAGTAAAACTTTATTCGATTAATATCCAGAACTCATTCCACCACTTGTACTTGTTCCACCACTTGTACTTGTTCCATTACTTGTACTACTTGTATTTGTTTGTGTGGTAGTTGAGTGGGAAGCACCTTGCATACAATAACCTGAGTTTCCGTTTGTACCAGCCATCCAGTGTGTATTTGGATTCTCATTGCAAATTTGTTCTGCTGTTTTTTGTTCTGGTTCTGCACAACAAGGACATCCAATGTTGCAATGCCCTTGAACCCAACGCCCTCCCATTCCACTACAGTCCGATTTATTTACTGATAAGTCAGTATCACAATAAGAGCCACCTTGACCATCGTCATGACAACAAACCCAGCCTGGATGTGATGGCGCCGCTGTCGGTTTATATGAAATTTGTCTTTTCTGTTCTCTGGTCATAATAACTTTTATTGTACTACCTTCTACAGTTCTTTCTTTGCACATATATTTTAAAGTAATTCTATTTGTTGGTATTGTGAAATAAACATATGCTCCTCTGCTTCCCATCTTTGATGTAGAGTATGTGTGATTCCCTGCAAGATTTTCGCCATTTTCCCCTACAATAGTAAACTCATGGGACATGTTTGTAAATCCTTTTATACCATTTGATATATGAGAAATGTTAAACCTGTAGGTTTTACCTGCATCTAATTCTAGTGTGGGTTTTGTTTTTCCGTTAATTACATATGACCAAGTACCTTTACTATCTGTTTCTATAGAAACATTAAGTGTTTTCTTTCCAGACTGTTGCCATTTCTCTTTTGCAGTCTGAAGATTTGATAACATAGAACTATTAGCAGTAGATGTTCTTGGAAGTGTGGAGTTTCTATTCTGTAAATGAGTGAGTGTTTCCTGTGCAGATTTTACCAAATCTAATACTTCGTTTTGGTTCGGGACTGCTGTTTCAACTTCCCCTTCACATATACCTGCCTGGTTGCAACCCAACCAATTACTTTCTGTCCAAGTTCCCCCCTCTCCAATACAGTCGTCTTCATTAAATGTTTTGTCAGTAACACAATGTCCGGCAGGAGAGCCAGTAGGATTACAACAAACCCAAACAGAAGTTGTTCGTGATGGTGAATCTGGTAGCATAGATTCACTACCACCACCCATGCCTACACCAACTTGTGGTGGAAGTGAAGGATTTCTACTTTCCTCTATTTCTTTTCTTCTTAATATGACAAATACTTCACTGCCAAATAAAGTGGTATCTGTGGGGACATCTTCAACCAATTCTATATGTTCCATATTTTCTGCATCGACATAGTATGAAGAAACTGTATAAGAAGATATGTTGCTTCCTATTTTAATATCTAATGTGTCGTTTGGTAGAATTCTTTTAAATATAGAATAAAAAGAGTTTACAGAATGTTTACCAATACGATTAACCAACGAGTTGATTTGTTCTGTTTTGTTTTCTTGTGTGCTTGACGATGTGGTCCATTGTAAAGAACCATTGATGAAAAAGTCTTTGTCATATCTAGAGTATGTCGAACTTTCATTATTTACAGAAACTTTAGTAAGTAATGCTATAAGTGTGTTAGGATTAAAACTTACTAATGTGTAAGTACCAGACAAATTATATGTTGTTGGGTCACCAGTTCTTTCGTCAAGAAACTCACCATTGGTACATGTAAGTGTATCTCCCTTAACTGCGGTTGCTTCAAAGAAGGTTTGAATTTCATCCCTAATCCTCTTTTTTCCTTTTAGTGCATCACCATAGTCCACTAAAACACTATCACCCTTAAAAAGAATATTAGGATTAACTGCAAAAGATTCTACGCTATCAACGATTTCAGATATTCTAGTGACAAAATCTAAACCTATAAAGAATCCCTCACCAACCAATTTCTTTTGTTCTATTGGTTTTTTAGTTCTTCGTCTAGAATTTCTACGAGTACGAAATGCCATGTTTCAATCAAGTTCCAATATAGTGTAGTGTTGCCGATTGTTCGCCATCTTTCCTGCAATATATCTTGTTTAAATTATTAATTTCTAGGTAGATGCTTTCTCCTGGCTCTAATAAATATCCCATTGTTGGATTTGATACCAGTGAAGATGAACCGATATAAACATCTGTATCACTTGTTACCAAGTTTTTAATCGTTACTCCAGTTAATAGTTCTGTTCCTTTATGAATGCTTGTTGCATCATTGAGTACCTTTTTGTTTCCTGCTCTAAGATTTTCTGGTTTTGTTATAGAAGAAACCGTAGTCCTTACACTACCACTCTTTAAATCTGTACGGATGGCAGATATTTGGTCTGTTCCCTTTTTGATGTTTATCAACCCACCAATAAGTTCACCAGTTGTTCCTTTGAGTTCTTGTAGGATGTCATCATCGTCAATAGTGACTGTTCCAGATACTGTGGTTGAGAGTCCTGCGGTAGAAACAACATCTACAGCACCTGCTTGTTCACCACGAACTGTAATTGCATCACCATATGAACCAGTAGGTCCTTGAATCCGTAATGCTCCTGCTGAACCATTTGTTACACCCAAATCATAAGTAGAACCGATAGTTACACTAAATGTGATTCCACCATTAACTACTGCGACTTTAAGTGCATCTCCAGAGAATCCACAACTTGCACCACCTGTTCCATTATAAAGATTAGCACGAATGTATTGTGTTTGGTCTGCACCAAATACAGAAATGGAATCTGTTGCAGAAGAAGTTGTCCAACTACGACTAGTTCCAACATCACCAGTTACAGTTATAGTGTCTGTATCTTTGCTGAGTCTTCGCCCTGCTGTGGTTGCGATTGGAACACCGAATCCATATCCGGGAAATACTTCTCCTGCAACTGTTGCTGTTGCACCTGCTGAAGTTCCTTGTACAAGAATACCTAACGCAGTACCAAATGTACCACCAAGTGTTGTTCCTGCACCATCACTTGCCATTGCACCTCTTAAATGAATACCTGTTGAATAATCTCCATTTGCTGGTCCAGTTGTTGCAATAATTACAGGAATTCCATTTGTTACACCTTGAATCCAACCAGATATACCGACTGCTTGAGTACCGGCAGTGTTTCCTGAAACTGCAACATACTCTAAACTACTAGCAACACCAAGAGAACCATAGTTCTGTATTTTTATATTAGCGGTTGCACCAGTTGAACCGACAAGATTTACATCTATTGGTCCAGTTTGACCTGCTATTTGGGCTGGAAGTGGATTTGTAAGAGAAGTCCTATATCCGTTGTCTATATCTCCCCATGCAATTTTCGAGATGGGAATGTGGGAGTTTGTAAAACCAGTCCCCGCATTTCCATAGTCGGTTGCCATTGATGCGGTATCACCTGTAGTGTTAATTATAATATTGTCTGTTATATCTGCCATGTTTGAAAAATCTCCAAAGTATCAAGTTTCTTCTTGATTTATATAATAATCGTATTATACTATATATAATAAATATCTTACACGGAATTTGTATATTATGAAAAGGAATCTTACATGTTATTTAGCGAAAAAACACAAGCAGAATTTCTGAAAAGAATAGAAAAAATAGTTTTAGGTGATGGAAGTGGCTATATAGAAGCAGTCATTATGGCATGTGAAGAATATGAGATAGAGCCACAAGCCGCATCAAAATTTCTAACAAAGCCAATTATTGAAAAAATAGAAGAAGAAGGCAGAGAATATAATATGTTCTCTAAAAATACTTCTAAATTACCAGTTTAATGTTTGACTATTAGTAGGTTTGTAGTATTATATACATATAGTAATTGTGGTTGGGTAGTTCCCAATCGAGTATTAGAACATGGTAGTCCCATGAGTAGCAAAATAAGGAGCATTTTATATGTCATTTGCAGATTTTAAGAAGCGTTCTCAGTCAAGTATTAATGAGTTGACTAAGAAGATTGAAGAAACAAACAAGAAAGAATCATATACCGATGACCGTTTCTGGCGTCCAGAGTTGGACAAGGCTAGTAACGGTTATGCTGTAATTAGATTCCTTCCCGCACCAGACGGTGAAGACTTGCCATGGGCAAAGTATTATTCACACGGTTTCCAAGGCAAGGGTGGATGGTTTATTGAAAATTGTCCTACAACTATTGGTCAAAAGTGCCCTATATGCGAAGCAAACAGTGAACTCTGGAATAGTGGAATTGAAAAGGATAAGGATATTGCAAGGAGTCGTAAACGCCGTTTGCACTACACTTCAAACATTATGATTGTAAGTGACCCTGCCAATCCTCAAAACGAAGGTAAGGTTTTCCTTTACAAATATGGTAAGAAGATTTTTGATAAAATCAACGATGTGATGAACCCAGAATTTGCTGATGAAGATGCAATCAACCCATTCGATTTCTGGAGTGGTGCAAACTTCAAACTAAAGGTTCGTAAGGTTGCAGGTTTTATTAACTATGATAAGAGTGAATTTGAATCTACTTCCGCATTGCTTGATGGTGATGATGCGAAGTTAGAAGAACTTTGGAAGACTCAATATGCACTTTCTGAATTTACAGACCCTAAAAACTTTAAGTCGTATGACGAATTAAAGACAAAACGAGATGCTGTTCTTGGTGCTGATATTCGTCAGACAACTCAAGCCACATCTACTACTGCTGAAACCATTAGTGAATCTGAAGATGACGGTGCTGCCAGAGCAGAAAAAGCATTTGGTGGGGAAGATACAGAAGAAACAGATGCTCTTTCTTACTTTGAAAAGTTAGCAAATGAATAAGTAATCTAAATCTTCAAAAAAGAGGGAGTCCTTGTGACTCCCTTTTTTTATTAACCAAGTCCTCTACGCCAAATTGGGTATTGGGTTTGAATTCCAATTGCAGTGGTTGCTTTTGTAGAACCGCCACCACCGCCTATAGAAGCACCCCCATTACCACCACTTGATGTATTATTTTGAACCACTACAGACGGTGATTGTTGTGCAGATTCTGTTTTTGGTCTTTCTGAAATTTTATCTGTTTTTAGTGCCGCATTTTGCATCATTGTTTCTGAAGCAATCGATGACATTGTTTTGTCTGTTTTGTTTATTGCGTTTGGTAGTGCTTCTCTTGACACAGTTTTGATTTTCGAGTTTGGCACAATAACTTCATTTTCCCCTGCTTCCCCTGCAAGAACCAACTTACCACCAAAAGAAGATTGTACTGGTCCACCATATTGGTATGCAGGTATGGTTTTTGGGACTTGTACCTTACCAGATAATATCTTATTTACTGTAGATTTGTCTATAGAATAAGATTTTTTGGTTATATTTTTATTATTGGTATCTGTGTGTGAATTTAATACCTTTGATATTACCTTATTTGGCATATTAGTTTTATTTACAACAAACGAGAAGGGATTTTCTGTTTTGTTAGTTATTGTTGGTATTTTTATATGTTTATTGTTTCTTATATCGGTCTTTAAGTGTTTATTTTCATTTTTAGAATTTTGAAATAGTATTTTATTGATATTTTTGTGTATATTTTCTATTTTGGTTTCTTTTAATTCTACATTTTTATTATTTAAACCCTTTTCTTTTGTTGATGGTGGATTTATAATAGTAGGAATTTTAATTTCCTTTGGAATATTGATTATTCTTTGTTTTTCTTGTGTGTTATTATAATGCTTTTCTGTTGTTTTATTGTTTGTATCTTTATTATAATGCTTTTCTATTGTTTTATTGTTTGTATCTTTATTATAATGCTTTTCTATTGTTTTTATATTAAGATAATCCTTTGGTTGTTTGGAAATGAAATCTATTTTTTTGCTTAATTTTAATATTGTTTCGTTCAATTCTTGAGGAATATAATTCTTCTTTTTCTTTTCTGATTTCTTTTCTTTTTCTTTTCTAATAGGTTCTATAATTTGAGGTACTGGAGTTACATCCTTTGGAAGTATGTCCACAGCCTTTTTACCTTTTCTTTTGTTGAAATGGGAAAAAATAGATTCTTTAATTTTCTTTTTATTCTTCATTTATCTACCCAAATGGATTGTTTTGTCTAATTGATTCTGCTCTTTGTTCTTCAATATACGCTAATTTTATTTTTTCATTCTCTACCTCTATATATTCAATTAACTGAGCCAGATACACATCTCTTTCCCAAGGTAAAAGATTTTCTAATTCAGATAAACTATATTTGTGGTGTTGTACCATCTGAAATGTAGTTTGATAATAATCTTTAAGACTCAAATGACTGAGCCCTAGCCGAAAAAATCCGATAACCCAGAGAGCAACACCTCTCTTTCAACATCATCAGAAGCAGTATATAAAACTTTATGTTCTATTTTAGGAGCGGTTAAAAAGAAATCCAATAACTTTTCAAATTGAGTTTTTGTCATATTGTCAACAAATTCTAATATTTCCTCTCTTGGTAAAGTCGAAGCATCGACTATTCCACTAGTTGTTTGTATAGAAACTATACAATCAGAAATTAAATCATAGAAAGAAGAAGGGTCTTCATAATTAATAACTCCATCCCTGTTATCTAAATCATTTAATGACGGATATCTCATTTTAAGTATAATTTCTTTGCTTATTTTTATTTCGTTTGTGTGGTTTTTATCTTTTATTATTTCTATATCTGGTATTAGTATCTTTACTTGTATGTTTTCTTCTGTAACAGGACATACAATTGTTGGTTCGATTCCTTCACCAACAGATTTTGCTCTTATTTGTAGGAATATGTACTCTACATCAAATAGTGGCAATGACCCTGCATCTTCTACACCATCTACACACGATTCAATAATATTTTTTATTGCTCTAATCATAGAAGAATCTTCGCCAGATTGTTGAGCAAGAAGGAGTATTTTTTCTTCTTTTACTAAAAATGGTCTAAAAGATTTTCTATCACCAGATGATGGAAGAATTACTTCATATTTTGGAATGTCTGACAATAATAAATTTGACAATTTGTTCATTATTTACCTCACTTTTATTATATTTATATCTCATAGGTATAAGACCTATATCTAAACGAAACTTGTAATCTTGTATAATCATTAAACATACTTGCTCCCAACGATATAGGAAATATATTGTTGGGGTAGGCTTCGTGTAGGGTGTAGGTTGAAGTTACTTCATTTAATTCATTGAGTGTTTTTATCTTCATAGTTGTACTGCTTGCAATGGTACTCAACCAATTATGTTGTTCACCATCACCACCTGCTACCCCCATATGCGGTGGAACTATTTCGTCCATCCAACCCTCAAAGAATGTTCTTTCTGTTTGGTCAGCAGATACAGGAAACGAAATAACTACATCTCCAGCATAATTGTTACCAACAGGAATATCTCTTTTTGGACCAAACCATTGTTCATCAAGTACAATAAAACTTCTTGTGGGTAGGGTGACTGTTTCTGCCGGCATAATATCCTGCCTTGATTGAGAACGACCACCATCTTGCACATTAGCAAATTCAACCCTATATCTAGAGGGTTTTGCTAATCCGTATTTAAGAAAGTTTTCTTTGAAATAATCTATTGATGCTTCGTTTGCCATGTTTATTTTTCTCTATAATATTTATAACAAATTTAAGGTAATATGGTATCTTCTGTCAAAATAATAAAATTCCAGCCTTTTTGTTTACAATATTTTTTAGCAGATTTCCATTTTGCTTCGTTTACACTATAGGTTAAACATTCTTTAATATATGACCTAGTTGATTTCTTTTTCTTTGGTGGTGGGATAGTTTGCTTTTTGGGTTTAACCTCTATGATATAGGTTTTTATATCACCATCATTGGTTTTTATTTCTGCGATGAAATCTGGAAAGTATCTATGATTCTTCTTGTCCACTGGAGAATAATATGGGATTATTACTTCTTCACTGCCCCACCTAATAACATTTTTGTTATAGTCTAGGTATTTACACACTCTCCTTTCCCACAGAGAGCGGCATATTATGTTTGTTGGGTTTCCTATATATTTTGATGGATTTATTGTTTTATATTTTGTTTTATATGCCATATATTATATCTTTTCTTTAGATATATATTATACAGGAGAGCATTAGCATGGCAGAAGAATTTCATGGTATGGGAACGGATTTTAGTCACGGAGAATTAACATTTCCAAGTGAAGAAGATTTTGGCGCAGACCCCTCAAATAATGGATTAAAAATTCCAGTAAGTATTAATTTTTTGGCAGACCCATATACAAACAAACAAGCAATTAGAGAAAATGCTGGTGTTGGTAAATTTGCTGATATAACTTTACCTTTGCCTTTAAATGTTGGAGTGGACAATGCAATAAATTATGGTACTGGACAATCGGAAACTACTGGTGGTTTGTGGGACATGACGCCTGGTGGTTGGTGGGAATCACTTAAAACTGGATTTGGTGCTGTTTCTTGGGCAAAGGATATGTTAGGGTTTTCTGCTCTTTATGGACAAAGACCAATGGATGAAAGAGATAGTATATTTCAAGGTGCGAACTTTAGAAATCATAGTTATTCTTGGACACTGATACCAAAAAATTCTGAACAAGGACAAAAGATTCATGATATTGTCATGGCATTTCAAGCATTAGCATTTCCTATGGCATCTGGATATGAACAATACTCAAGAGTTATTCATCCTCCTGTGTGGCACATTTCTGCTTTTGACTTTTCAGAAGGTCAAGGAGTCAGATGGGACATGGAGCCATTACCAAGTGTATTAGCAAATGTAAAAGTTACTACAGCACAAGGTTCATTACATAGAGTTTCTGGTGGATGGCCTGCCGCTACAGGACTTACCTTGCAATTCCAAGAACTAGAACCAGCAATCAATACTGGAGCATTTATACAATCAAGAAGTCAGTTGCGAAGTGGTGCTGCCAGAGGTGGAGATTAATAATGTATTTTGAAAAGATGCAACAGTTAAATTACAATTTTCCTGGTATTCCAGAATTGGAAATGCAGGACATATTTAGTAGGGTAAAATTTACAGATAAAACCCTTGCAGATGCTAAAAACTTTGAGGAGTTTTTAGTTCCAGAAGGAGCAAGACCAGATGATGTTGCAAGAATTTTTTATGGGAGTTCAAATTATTGGTGGTTAGTTTTATTGTCAAATAATATAGTTGATGTACAAACAGAATGGCCTAAATCTCAATCTCAAATAAAATCATTATTTAATAACTTTTTAAATGGAGATAGTTATTTTGTATTAGAAGATTTAGTCATCGGTCCTGGAGATATAGTAGTCAAAAGAGATACAACTAAAACTGGAGGGATTGATATAGACCATTTTGGAGTAGTAGACTCATATGATAAAATTTTTCATAGGATAGATGTGAAACAAAAGAAAGGAACTATTTCTACAGGAGATGAAATATGTGCATTTGGATTAGACGGACAAGGACAGTGGACAAACCCATTAACAGAAGGATTTGGTGAAACAGGATGCTTTAGACAAAATGTGACTGCTACAGGTTGTACTGTATTTACTGCTCCTGATTCAGATGCCGCTCCATTGTGTGCAACCGCAGGTGCAACATTTGCAAAGGTACAAAAGAAAACTTCTATCAAAGAAGCAGTTTCTAGATTTTCATACAGAACTGGAGAATTAGTAAATGATTTAAATCCCTATACCAATGATGGACTAACTGCTGATTATTTTCAATTCCGTAATATGTGTGGCTTGACTGGAACTTTACTCTATAAATATATGACAGGAGCATCATTACCAGAAGCAGTTTCTATAGTTACCGTTGAAGAAGAAATTGTATATGATAATGATAGAAGTAGAACAATTAAACTATTATCTCCAAACTTAGCAGGACAAGTATCCTCAGAAATAACCACACTATTAAAAGGAAATGTTCCTAGAGGTACTACCAAAATTATAACTTACTCGTAATGATTATTAAAGGTGAATAGCAATGCCCCCAGACAACGAAAAACAAACATCATCAGATATTAATGTCGAAAAGATAGTTTTACGAAATGTAAGAAGTGAAACAGAACTTAAAGTTTTACCCGCTGAAGTACAAGATGGTGTGATGGAAGAAATCTTTGTCAGTCTACAGATAAATGAAAGTATATTTTCGAGTGGTATAAGTGGAACTTTAAAATTCAAAGAACCTTCTTCTGTTGGTGACTATTTCAACATGACAGGTAACGAATTTATTGACATTGTGATAGAATCTCCACTGATAGAAGATTCAAGACATGAATTAACTTTTTGTGTGAATGATGTAAGACCACTTGGTGATGATGCATTAGAAGCAACATCTGGACCAAGTGCTAGACCTGGAGCAGGATGGGAAGTGGAATTTGTATCTTGTGAAAGTTATATCTTAGATTGGGATAATCTAGATTATATGGATAAAGATTTTATTGGTAAAATTGCTGGCGATGATGGTTTAGTAAATGAGTTAGCAGGGAAATATTTAAATCCTGGAGTAAGTGATTTTAGTTTTGCCCAAAAGGAAATGGAAATCGACCCTACACACAACTGGATATGGTTGAAAAAGAATCAAAGTATGTATCCTTGGGGTAAGGATGTTCATCCACCAAATCTTATGCAACTTCTCAATAACCTTTCAGAAAATTCCATTGATGAAGACATGAAAGGTGCAAATTATTTATTCTATGCGGATTTAGATGGATGGCATTTTAAGTCTATTAGGAAAATGATTTTAGATGCTAACGAAAAGGGTGTATTACTTGGTGGGGACCATGGCGGAAAAAATGAATATGCAATTACTGATGAAGAAGATTGGGAAAAAATGCAAGAAGGAGAACCCGACAGAAGAATTGGTGCAATGATAACTATCAGTGAATATGACCATTTGAATCTTTTTAAGAGTGGTGCATATACAGCATATTATGAAAGAATTAAACCAAATTATAATGACCCATATTTTGATTATTTAGATTTCACTACAATGCATACGCATCCGCTATCAACTGATTGGGGTGGTAGAGAAATTATTACATATGATTACCATCGAGATGTAGAAGAAAATTGGGGGGACAATGAGGACGGTGGACGAGTTGAAAGATTTAAAATTATACCTGAAAGTGTGGACACTTCTATAAACATTGACAATCCAGTAAACATAGAAAGAAAGTCAGTGAGGAAACATGACCATACTGGGCTGTATGGATATTTTGATTCTCCATATAATTACTACGGGGATAAGTCTTATGATTTTCTCGGTTCTGCCGCACTAGAAGGAAAACAAGGAAAAAGAAATGATATTCTTTGGCAAACAATGTTCGACCAAACAAACCTTGAGGGTAAAATAATAAAAACTATTCAAGAAGATGTTAAAGTCCCAACATCTGAAAACTTTAAAGAACATTTACAATTAATAAACCTTAAAGAAAAGTTTAATGTGTACAGACACTCGATTTGTTGTGATAAACAAACTATTAAACCTTTTGTGTTTCTTGCAGTTATTGAAGATGCAAAAAAGGTTACACCAGATGACAGGGGCGGAATCTACGAATATTCTTGGAGAGAAGTTGAGATATGGCCTAGTGACCATGTGGACGAGGAAAACTATATAGGTACAGACATTAGTCCAGAAGGTTCACCAGTAAAAATTGTTATACCGCCTGAAGGTCAAGGTCTAGCAGGAACATTTAGAGGAGCAAACCCAGAAGGTGAGGAATGGACAAACCCTGCTTATAACTTAAACGAATTAATGAACACAACAGACGGTACTAATGTTAATGTTGGTCCTGGTATTAATGTTGCTGATTTAGAATATAATGATTATCCCGAATCATATCAAATGATGCCAGTAGGTGGATATTTTCAAGTTGCAGATGATGCTGATATATTGGACGACCCATGCGATTTACAAAGTAACGAGAACGATATAATGGATGGACCTTGGACCATGCAACGCCATATTGTACAAATGTATAGAATTCCTAATTATATGCTAGGAGAATTAAATGAAGACGGAGAAGTTGTAAAGGGAACAATTGCTCCAAACGAAGAAGACCCATTGGGTGACCCAGACCCAACTATTCCGAAAGACATATATTTCTTCGATGTTCCAAATGCACACGATGGATTGTGCGGGTGTCTTTCTTAATTAGTATACTTATATTATGAGAACATATAAAACATGTTGCTGTTGCGGAGATAAACCTTGTAAAGAGTGGGATAACGAATATCGTTATAACGGTGGAGGAGCAAACTGTCCCATATGTGCATTGGGTACAACTACAATTAGTGCAACAGACTTTGAAGAATTTGCTCCATATCAACCTACACGAAATCAAGGTGATGAGGAATGGGATGGTAGACTGCAAGAAAGTGATGGGCATCCAGACAATTTACATTATGGAAATTTGTGTTGGCACAATGGAGAAGAAGGTTGGGACTTTTATTCGTTGGGGTGTGGTGAGGAGTGGAATAGTTGTTGGACAGAATACATCAATGACGAATCGTATTCTTTTCATGATAAGATTATTCCAAAATCTACATTCTATCAATACGATTCTCCTATGGGACTTTTGCCATGGTCACCACAAGCATTTACAGATTGGATAGACAATTGGGAAGGACCACTATTACCAAAAGGTGATTGTACAATGCACTGTACTCTTGGTGCGGAAGGTAATCTTGGTTGTCATAAATTGGCATTCGTTGGTGCTATCGGAAAGAACTTTGGTTCTCAAAATCCAAACACAGACCAATTTCCGTTATGTGGTTCTGACATTGTTACTGTCCCACCACCAGAAAGTGATTGGGATGAAGTTCGCGAGTGGGTTAAGTCTGGTGGTAAATTAATTGTGATGGGAGAATCCAGTGGAAGTCCGGGAGCAATAGAATGTAAAGAGAAGATAGGATTCTTTAATGATTCAAATTATTATACTACTAAGTGTCTAGATGTTGACGATGCAGAGCCTTTATCTGGTGAAGAAGTGGCAGAACTATTAAGAAACTTTGCATTGCATTGTGCAAGACAAGATGATGAAGAAGAAATAGAAGAATTCTTTGAATTCAGAAATGATGAATATTATGATTCAGAAAGAGATGAAAACTATATCAATAATTTTGAAGCATTTGCAAGGGAAGATGGAACATCACCAACAATTTCTTGTTGTCAAAGGTCAAAAAGACCATTCCTAAAACAAGATGAAGAAGTAGTAAAATCATTTTCGTTTCATTGTTCTTCTAGCAGTGGACTCCTTCCAAAAGGAAAAGGTGAAGGACTAGTTGGACATTGTAACGGTGAAGGGTGTACGGTTGTATGGAAACCTAATGGTGACGGTGCAGTTGTTGTTGTATATGATTCCAATGTTTGGGGTGCTACCAATTCACAGATTCCAATGTGGTGGTGGGAGCAAGAAACTTTACATCCAGAAATTCAACTCGATGCAGAAACATTAAAACTAAGAGCCTGCAATAGTGATTTCTGGAGATTTATGTGTGATGATTTTCTTGATGGTGAGATGCCAAATTATTCATGCACAGAGAGTGATAGTTATTGGGATAACAAAGCCCCAGATAATTATACTTCTGAAAATCCATGTCTTCCAACTGCACCATGTTGTTTACCAAACGGTGAGTGTCTAGACGATGTTACTGTCTGGGAATGTTTTGGGTATGAAGATGACAACGGAAATAGATTGCCTGGAATTTGGTGGGGTCCAGAAGAAGTTCATCCAAGTGGTATTGGTTCTTGTGATTTAACATGTGCAGATATTACTTGTGATGAACAAGATAAAAAATTATGTTGTTCTTTAGCAGAGGGATGTTCTGCAAATAGTCTTACAGACCCTAATTGTTGTTTGAGTGAAGGGAAAGGATTCGATGGTGGTAATTTAGTATACAAATATGAATGTTGTAGAATTGCACAAGAGAATGGATATGAACCATCGGATGTTGAAAATATGTGGACACTCTCTGCGGATGAATCCGATGGAGGCAATTGTGATGCTTGTTATATTACAGGTGTGTGTTGTAATTGGCCTAATGATGGGTGTAATAATAATGTGAGAAAGCATTTATGTGTAAAAAATTCTGGAGAAGCAAACTTTCACGAAGATGTTATTTGCGAGGATAATGAAAATATATGTGACCCAGTTGGTGCATGTTGTTTTGAAGAAAGTGATGAATGTTTTGACGAACTAACTGAATCAGATTGTGTTAGTTCAACTGGGTCTTGGCGAGGTCCAGATACAGTATGCGGTGATGGTAGTATTTGTGAATTTGAAGTAGGTGCATGTTGTTACGATGAGGGGAATTGTCTAGAACTTACACTACTTGCATGTGAGGGTAGTGGTGGTTATTATCAGGGAGATGGAGTTTCTTGTCAAGATGCTGAATGCGAAGAACCGAGTGAAGGTTGGGCATGTTGTTTTCCTTATGGAGAAACTTGCCAACAATGCATAGACACAATAACACAACAAGGGTGTGATAAGTATGAGGGTGATTGGCAAGAAGGATATAAATGTGAAAATAATCCATGCGACACAAGTGAATGTGAAGGTGGTGCATGTTGTATTGGTTTGGACGCTGGGGCAAGTCCTGAATGTGATAATACTGGAGAGTTTGGGTGTTGTTGTGTCTATGCAAATTCATATGAAGAATGTATGTTAAAGGGTGTAGGACCACAGGATGGAATAGCAACCAATACTTTCCATGAAGGAATATCTTGTGATGAAGTTGATTGTTGTGGTTCTTGTTGTTGTATAGATGGTAATCAAAGTCAATGTCTAAGTAGTTGTGATATGATGAGTAATTGGTTATGTGAAGTTTATATCGCAGGGCAAGGACAATGCGAGGGAACTGTAGTATGGCATTCTTGTGAAGATTGTGCTTGTGGGGAAGACTGTAATGTCGATGAATCAATAAATTGTCTAGACTTTGGCTCATGTTGTATTTCTGAATGTTTTGATAAAGTTGGCAAACCAATTACTTGTGTAGGACAGTGTGAAGATGTTGTAAGTCAAGATGACTGTGAAGACAAAGACGAAAATGGAACAAAGACAGTATATTATAATCAAGGACGATTGTGTGAAGATACAAATTGTAATCCTGGATATTGTTGTCATGATGATTGCAAGGATGACTATTGCTGTAAAGACTGCTCATTTGAAAATGAATGTCTTGATGACTTGCTTGGAATTTCTTGGAATGAGTATGATTGTTTAGCAGATGATTACCCAGACCCTACTTGCTACGATACAAATAATAGTATATGTGACCCAGACCAAACTGGTGCTTGTTGTATTGATGTTGATGAATTTTGTAGTCCTGGTCCTTGTTTTGGTAATTGTGGTGATGGATATACTGAAGATGATTGTATAAAAAATTATTCGGGTGTTTTTCTGGGTGTAGGTTCTGTTTGTGATACTGGAGGATTTGCACAATATCAATGTGTTTATCCAAAAGGAACATGTTGCAATCAGGATGCAACAAGTATGACGGCGTGTGAAATTCAGGGAATTCCAAACCCATGCAGAGGGTGTGAATGTATTGGTGACTTCTGGTGTGTAGAACCTTATTGCGATGCAGTTGATGATGGATACTGGTTGCCTTATATACCTGACAACCAATCGTGTTGTGAATATTGTAATTTTGACTGTGATGTAGATATTGGTGCATGTTGCCTCGATAACTGTGGGCATTGTATGGAAATTGGTCTACTTCAATGTCAACTTTTAGGTGGTGATTTCCAAGGTTCGGGTACAAGTTGTAGTGATTTTTGCACTTGGAGGGGTGCTTGTTGTTGGCAGCAATCGAATGACGACTATATACGCTGTACAGACTATCTCACGCAGGCAGAATGTCAGAATCAATCAGACATTGATGATGGTTGGATGTGGTGGCCTGCGTGGAGAGGTCCTTGTGTTTCATGCGCGCAAGTTCCTTGTATGATAAATTGTTGTGGGGTTTATTGCGGGGATTGCTTTGTTCAGGAATTCAGTGGGGAGGTATGTTTGAACGAATGTGCTGGTTCTGATGGTGATTGGTCTTGGTATAATCCCGATGACTCCACTTGGGGTCAATGTGGTGACTTCTACTGGGAGCAGAAGAACGGTTGTGGATGGAGCCCGCTAGTCGGGCTAACGGATGACGATGACTATGATGAGCCTTCTAACGGAGAAAGAGATTGCCGACAAGAATGCATCGATGCAGGGTGTGAATGTAATTGTTTAAACACAAGAAATGGTATAGTATGTCTATAAATCGTATAAATAGATTAGGAGAAATATATGGCAAAACATGACTTTCTAGTAAAACTCACTCACTTTGCTAATACCGAATGGCCTAGTGTCAAGTTGGGACATTCTGTTGGTGCATTTGATGATACTTATCCCTGTGCTAATCCAGAAGGTCCTGTGGATAATTCAGATTGTTCTGATGATAATCCTCTTTGCAATTGTCCATGTCAAGAATTAAATCCATACAAAGAAAATGATTTGATAGACCTGCCTTGGTGGTCTTTTGGTGTTGCTACTGGTATTGTAGAAGGTATATTGAATTCTTTATTGGGGGGTGGTGCATATGAAGAACCAACAAAAGAACAAATAATAGAATCTATAAAATCTATAAAAGAATGTGATTTGATTGAAAACAATCCTTTACTTGGAGAATCTTGGATGGGATGTTTATGGAAAGACCAAAACCACCCTAGCAGTTGTAATTGTCCATGTGTAGGTGAAGACTTTAAAAAATATATTGAATATTCAAGAACAAGTGCAACATATTGGGATACTCCAACATACACTCCTCTTTGGAGAGATGCACAAATGATGTTAATCAAGTCACAACAAGCAGTAATTATGTTAAATGGCGATTTGACTTTAAGACCTGGCGAATTAATCAATATAACAAATAAAAATGTTGGTTCGGATAAAGAAAGAAGAATGGGTGGTAGATGGTTAGTTGCTGAAATTCATCATAATATTATAAGGGGAGGACAACATAAGATGTTAATAACTTTAGTGAGGGATAGCAGTCCAATCGACCCAGAAACAAGTGAATATTTGGGACTCTTTGGTGAAATTTGGAATTGGATATCTGGTTAAGATATTATACATATATCAAAAAGGAACATTTAATGTCAACTTTTCAATTTACAGATTTTGATATAGATTTAAACAAAAATCCATTTAACGATGATATCTCTATAGTTAGAGATAGGGATGCTATTCGTCAATCTATTATGAATATAGTTTTGACCGTTCCTGGAGAAAAAAGATTTAATGATGATTTTGGTGTAGGTCTTCGTAGTCGTTTGTTTGAATTGTGGACTCCATTGACAGAGAAAAAATTACAAAGAGATATAGTTGGAGCAATTTCTAGATTAGAACCCAGAGCAAGAATCGATTCTGTTGTTATAGAAGAAGATTCTAGTGTTGCAAAGGAAGGAAGTTCTGGAACTGCAAATCAGTTTAATATAAAAATCAATTATAGTATTCTTAAAGGAAGAAGGACACAATTAACAGACACTTTAGAAGTAACAGTACAGAAGGTAAGATAAAATGAGTAATGTAAACATTCAACTTGGTAATCTTGATTTTGAATCTATTAAATCCAGTATCATAGAACACCTTAAAACACAAAACGATATTAAAGATTATGATTATAATGGTTCGGCTGCACAAGTTCTTTTAGATATGCTTGCATATAATACTTTATATTATGGATATTATGCAAACATGACTGCTAATGAAATGTTTTTAGACACCGCACAAAAAGAACAATCTATAGTTTCACTTGTAAAACCTTTGGGTTATGTTGTTCCAGGAAAAACCTCTGCCAAAGGATTAGCAACCGTTTCGTCTAGTGATGGCGCCAATGGTTCTGGATATCTTATTCCTAGATATACAAGATTTACTGGAAATTCTCCGAATGGTATAGCATATAATTTCTATACACTTGAAGATGGGGTTTTAGACAGTCAAGGTGAAAATACATTTACTGTTGTAGAAGGAAAGGCTCTGGTAAAAGAATCTCCAATAGTTGTAGATAGTGTAACAAATAAATCATTTCTTTTTGGTTTAGATATAGACATATCGACAGTTAGAATCGAAGTGTATAGCACAGAACAAAATACTGATGGAAGTGATGTGGGATGGGAACAATGGTCACAAGCAACTAACACACAATCAGGATTAAATCAGACAAGTAAAGTATATTGGTTAGAAAGAAGTGAACTTGGATTCTTTGTAGTGTTTGGTGGTGGGTTTGATTCTTCCTACGAAAAAATAGGAAAAGAACTTACCCCAAATCAACAAGTAAGAGTTTCATATTTAAAGAGTAGTGGTTCTGTTGGAAATGCTTGTGGTAATTTTACTATTAGAGATATAACATATCCCCCTGACGGTGCAAGTACATCTAGTGTATCCCTCACTAGTTCTACTCCTAGTAATGGTCTTTCTAACGGTGGTATGGACAAACCAGATTTAGAAGCAATTAGATTTTTTGCTCCAAAGTGGTTTGCTTCACAAAATAGAGCAGTTACTTTGGACGACTGTAGAGGTATTCTTGCAGAAGCAGGATTTGTAACAGGTTCTGAAGACCCTTATTCTGTATTTAATGTGTGGGGTGGGGAAACAATGACACCTCCAAGATACGGAAGACTTTTTGTTTCTTTAGATACTACAACAGACCCATATGCATCTACAACTGCAATGAATATTTTAAAAGAGAAAACTTGTGTCACTATTATTCCAGAATTTATGAATCTGGAAACAGTCAATGGTGTTGTTTCTGGTGAATGCACATACAATCCTGGAGAAACAGAATATTCTCAAGAAACATTAATGGGATATGTAAGACAAAAACTTTTAGAAACATATTCATCCAGATTTGAATTAGAAAAATTTGACACTTCTTGGATATCAACCACTATAAATTCTATAGATTCTTCTTTTGGTGTTTCTTCTGACGAACTTTCTTTAAAATTAAGAAAACCATGTCCAGTTACTAACGGTGGTATAGATACACAACACTTTAGAAATATATGCGAAGAAAGTTCTCTGGTAACTGAATTTTTCACACCAAGTTCTTATATCAAAGGTGAAATGGGATTGGATGACGGAGAGTTAATAAAACTATATTCAGAAGGTAATCTTGATTCAAAAGGATTTCAAAAGTTATATGTTGTTAATTCCGTTGGAGATACCATTTATTCAGTTGGAAATTGGAAACCACTAACAGGAGAAGTTAATGTGACGGTAAACATTTTCTCTGACAACAGTATTGATTTGGAAGTTAAGCCTGGTGGTATTGGTTCTGATAAATTTGAAATAAAAGAAAATATGTATTTTTCTAATTTAATTTTTGAGGACTTTGCGTTAGTAGCAAGAAATTAATACTATGTTTTATGGCTCTATTCTAAAAAATTCTGATGCTAATACTAGATACCAAACTCTTTCGTTTGGACCTGAACTTCAGTCAATAGATGTAGAATATGAGAGAATGGTGGATATTACAGACCTATTCCCATATTGGATAGTGGAAAGGTCGTCATCAAGCAATCCTACTAATTTTTTGGTTAATTTTGTACAAGAATATTATAATTGGTTATACATCAAGAGTGGATATGAATTAAATAAAACATCATATCATTACAATGGGTTTGGAAAATTATCAGATGTGGACGAAACCCCCACAAAATTTTTAAAACAATTTGCTTATTCTTATGCAACTGGTCTTTCAACAGAATCTATTGGTGCAACTTCTGGAGTTTCAGATGAAAATATAAGAGAGTTCATAAAGGGAATTCGCCAAAATCTATATCAACAGAAAAGTAATGAACAAGCATATCGATATTTCTTTCAAAGTCTTTTTGGTTCTAAAGGAACTGATGTATCCATACAGTATCCTAAGCAAACCGTATTTCGTTTAAACGGTGGTAAATTTGATGACCAAGGATGGGGTGCGGATGGTTCTACTGGTTATTATGAAAGTCTTAATCATCTTGGTGGTAGTTTCCTAAATGGGAATTATAAAATACAAGACAGTGATTTCTATCAAGATTTCTCTTATGTTGTGAAAGCAGGAGTTGATGTTGTTGATGAAACAACTGGATTGCCAATTTATTATAATGATTTAAATAAAATGTTACATCCTGCTGGTACTAAAGGATTTTTTGAACAAACCATTAATGATTATGTTCCCCCAGATGATTATGAAGGTAATATATTTCAGGGTGAACAGACAGTATTAGGAAATTATTTTGCATATCGTTTAAGTAATACAGGAGGAATTGGTTCTGCGTTAGGAACTACAGGATATTCTGCATGTATTGGCTGTTGTGGCAGTGCGTTTGGTTATGACGGTCCTACCGCATATATTGGTGCAACTTTAGGTGCATTCGGTGGTCCATCTGGTGGTTGGACAATGGGGCAAGGTTGGGGTGCAGTAGGTGGCGGAGGCATATCTGCTGAATATAATTTACCATCACACCAATGGCCTACTTGGGATTCTGATATTGATGCCGGACTAACTTTTGGAGGCATATATATTCGTGACTTTATATATCTTTATCCCTCTACAAGCAGTCCAAATATAGGGATAACGGGATGTACTTTAGGTACTGGACAATGTTGGACATAAATAGGATAATTATATGGCGCAATCAGTAGGAAAAAGAAACGACCAAGCAATACTCATGAGTGCTGGACTCAAAGAACGAAATTTATCGTTTTGTCTTGGTAGGTCTGATTCTAGTATTATAAACAACTCCCCAGAGGGCAATAATGATACTAACGATAATAGTATGTTTGCACAAAGAATTACTAGTAACGATATAAAAACAGTTGTTCAATTTGGAGCGACAGAAACAAAGTATTGGACAACTGGTTTAGCGCCACATTGCTATTACTCTGACGGAACTTCTAAGGGACAACATCTATTTGTTAGTGATGGAATTTTGTTTATGGTTGTTGGTATGTCTGGTATTCAAAACAGAATAGACAAGATGGGTTCTATCCTTACAAGAAATAAACCTTCAAGAATTGATGGTGGGATAGAAACTGTAGACGGAATATCATACATGGCAATTAATGCTGTGCCAGATTCTTTTGACCAAATGAGTAGTAGATATCAGGAAGTTGCACTGTTTGATGATTTGCTTGAAAAAGTTAATTCAACGACTTCGGAGTCAACTAGAGCAATGAATATATGTGGTGCAGGCAATGAACTAAAAACAGGAAATTGCTGTTTATATTATAGTGAGTCTGGATATGACTCCATCGCCGGTATTACATATGCCGCTGGTGAGTTCTACAAATGTCTATGTTCTAAATGCTATAGATGTGTAGAGATGGCAGAAGCATTGAATATGAAATATGTGTTTCATAAGTTTCTTGGTGGAACTGGAACAACTGGTGGAACAGGTGCAACTGGACCTGCATGTAAAGGATGTGACTCTGAGGATAATAAAGCAGATGACTGTGGTCCTTGCGGGTGTACAATCGATTGGAATGAGAATAGTTCCTACATAAATGTTATTAATGACAATAATATAACATCAAATACTGCATTAGGAAGAAATGCAACAATAATTAATCACCATAAAGAAAATCTTTCTGGTTCTGTATTGTCTGCAAATATTGATTTGAGTAATTTGACAATTGAAGAAAAGATGATTACTACCGAAACTTATGATACTAATATAAAAAATGGAACATTATATCTTCCTATAAGAGCAGGTAGTACTAAAAAAGAAGCATTTATTCCAATCTCTACAGTATATGATTCTGCAAGGGGAAGACATATAATCGATGGTTTTGGAAAACCAAAAGAACACGAAAGAGGTTCTGGATATACATCAGCAGTAGTTGATACAAATGTATGGGGTCAGATATTTCCAAATTGGTCTGGAGATGTTAATGATAGAGTTAAAATTAACTTAACACCTATTGGTGGCATAGCGATGCATCTTGATGAAATTTTGGAACTTTCTACAGTAATACATGTAGTGGTAAATACAAAAAATATTTCAGATACTTTTGAGGGGATTTCAACAAATAGCCCTGGACCTAAAGAATTTGACTTTTATTCTATTCAAGAATTTAAAGATGAAGAAGGACAGTCAATTTATAGTGGTTTGGGTAAAAATGCTACAAATTATAAATCTCTAGTACCTGTGGTTACAGTAGGTCCAGTATCGGGGAATTTTGAATCAGATGGGAGTGGATTTGAAGCATTGCCAAAATCAAAAGATGTAATGCACAACAGTGAACGACTAGTAACAACAGGGAATAAAAAAATATATAGTAACACCACTTTGAATAATCTTGTTGCATACGATGCAGAATACATAAGCGACAAAGCAGTTAGAGTTCCACTTCAAACTTCTTATGCAAAGGATTTAGTAGGCAAAACTCTTTGTGTAGTTACAAACATTGATGACATTGCCGCAAAATTGTCAATGGATGTGGAGTCTGTTTATTATCATCCAAAAAGTAATGGAAATGCTGATATAGATTTTACCAAAACAAAAACACTATTTAGAAATCCAGTAACAATTGATTTAAGTGACAATCAAGCATCAACACAAAGTGTAATAAGTTTTGAAATTTTGTGGGGTAGCCAAGACCCTAGTAAGGTAACAACATCTTAGGAGATTAATTTAAAATGACAAATATACAACCATTATACAAAGGAGGGGACCCGTCATTTCCCCTATCACCAAAACCCTACTATAGTAGAATCGAAGATAAAAATGTAGACTTTGATGCTACTGCTATTCATGAATATGGTAATAATCAATTTGTTGCATTTAGACCTGGATTTTCCCTACAAGCATCTGAACTAAATGAAATGCAAGAAAATTTTCAATTGCAGATGTCTTTAACTATTTCAATGATGCACAACTGGATTACTTCTGGTGCAGGACATTTATGGATGCCTTGGAAATCTAATTCTCTTGGTGGTGAAGGTGGTGCTTGGGACGGTGAGTTGCCAAATTCAACTACTGAAACAGGAATAGGTATTGGTGGTATTCCAGATGGAGGACACAATCAAGAACTTGTTGTATCTGGTCCTGGATGGAGGGGTGCAACACCACTACATCCTTATTACTCACCATATCAAGGTGGGGGTAATAGTAAATCTGTACAATACATCTCACATACTTCTAGCAGTGTTAGACTTGCATTTAATCCAGGATGGTGGTTAGTAGAAAATAAAGGACACTGGAATGGAGATGATGATAATACTCCTATGCCAACAAATATTAGTGGATTAAAACACTGGATTTATCTAAAAAATCAAATCGTAAAAGATGTGCCTACTGATGGAAATACTAGATATATTGCCGTAGGTCTTAATCTTGTTACCGACATCACAGAATGTGGAACAGGAACAAATCAAGATGAAGACCTTGCAGATAACGCAACAGGTATACCTAACTCTGCTTCTTGTGGTGCAAGTAGATATACTATCAACTTTCATGGAGATATATTTGGTTCAGACAATGAAGATTCGGCTCATTATGTTGAAATCCCTGCATCTCCTAGTTCGGGTGAAGCATGGAGTTTAAATAATCCTGATTTCGCAATAAGAGAAAATATGAATCCTGTATGTGTGGTGGATACTGGTTCAGCATCTAGTTCAATGTTATCGCAAATAAGATATATGAATAATTTATTAATTCATAAAGTTTAAGTATAAAAGGTATAAATAAAGTAAAGAGAAATACACATGGCAACAGTAGACGACAATAACTTTGATATACCATATCTAACAGGTAACGATACCTTTTTGGATTGGGTAAACCATTACAATAATTATACCGTTGAAAAATTAAATAATATACGAATTTTTAATGGTGTTTCTGGTGATGGTATAGGAATAACACTTGGCACGACCATGGATGGTACAACTTGGGGTGGTGTATTTAGATGTGATTTAAACGATACTATTACCAAAGGTATTACATTTAGTGATGATATTACCATTAAGGGTACTTTAAATGTAGATGGTGGATTTAATCTTGATGCATTGAAAACCAGATTTGGTCATTCCGCAGGATTAACAGGTATTTCTGGTGGTGCTGGTGGACTAGGAACTGGTGGTGGTTATATATTCGGACAACCTGTTAGGTTAGAAGCACTTCCGGGCGGTACTCACGGTTATGGTATTACACTTGCACAAGCGAGTGGTGTAACAGGTGCAGAAGTTTTTGGTGTTGTTACTGGTATCACTTGGCCGAGTAGTTCAGGTACACCAGAAGGACCTTATACAACAACAAACACATATGTTGAAGTTGCTACAAGTGGAATAATTCAAGGTGACTTTACAACAGCAAATGTTACAGGTTTTGGTCTTAGTGCGGGTGAAGTATATTTCTTAGACCCTGGCGTAACAGGTGGATTAACTACAACCGAACCCGTAATTTCAGGACAAGTCAGCAAACCAGTTCTGTTGGGAATCACTGCTGATAAAGCAATGGTTCTTAATTATAGAGGACAATATTTACAAGGTACTGGTACAGGTGGCACAGGTGGTATTGATAATAATAGATTTATAGTGTTGGTGGACAACACAGTTACATTTGAAACTGGTCATGTTGTTGGTCAAGATTTAACTGCTGATGTGGGTGGAGCATATGGTTGGTTCATCTGCAACGAAAATAATATTGATTCTATAGACAAAGCAGTAGGTATATGCACAAAAGCAAACTTTGATATAGGTGGAAATAAATATATTGAAATAGCAAATACTGGATGGGTAGACAACTTCCCATCAAATAGCAATTACGGTTTGTTATATATTGGTGCAGACGGAAAATTAACAAGCAATGTAGTAGGTTCGTTGGATAAAGTATTTGCAATTGCATGGGATGAAGGTGGAACAACTCGTGGTGTTATAATGAACCGATTGGCTCAAAATAGTGGTCTATACAAATCATCTGCACCATCGGGTGGTGAAGTTGGTAGTTGGGCTGCCCGTTCCTCTACTGCCGGTGGTGTTACATTCGGAAGTGCAATAAATCCAAACATGTTAATTAATGGTGGGTTTGATGTATGGCAGAGAGATATCGGTAGACGAGAACCATACGGAACAACAGGAAGCACATACTTTGCAGATAGGTGGGTAAGAAATGATGGTATTTCTTATGGAACTGGTTCATCATATGGTTCAACATGGAATCTTGAAAGACGAACTTTCGATACAAACCAAACAGAAGTATATGGTAGACCAAAATATTACTGTTCTATTAAGAACGATATTTCATCTGGAACAACATTAGATTATGTTCATATTGAAAATAGAATAGAAGATGTTCGTACTGCTAGAAACGAAACAGTAACATTATCGTTCTGGTCTAAGTGCGGTGTCACTGGTTCAACTATGGATATTGCTGTTACTCAATGGGATGGTAATACTGCATCAACAACATACCCTTCCACAGTTTCTTTAGGAACAGTGTGGAACAAATATGAAGTGGCATTCCAAGTTCCAAATATAACTACAACCCCAACAGGAAAACATTATCTTGGTGTAGGGTTTAGAACAGAAAAATTATCTGGTACAACTTTAGATTTGGCAAAGGTTAAATTGGAAAGAGGATTGGTTGCTACAAACAATCCGTGGACAGATGAAGACGAAGAACACAATAAGTGTAAGAGATTCTATCAAAGAAGTTATAATATGGATGAACTTACACACTGGACAACTATGTTGGATTCAAATACTCCTGTTCTTAGTGTTGTAGACTTTACAATCACACCAGAAAAAGATTTCTTCTATAAATTCCCAGTACCACTGAGAGATACTCCATCTATTACATTCTATTCGCCTGGTAGTGGATATACAGGAGATGCATATAATAGAACTGCACAAAAAGACCTAAGAAATACATCAGGAACTTCTGGGTGGAATGGTACTGAAAGAATAGCAGGAGCAGGTGCAACAACAATTAGTGCAGATTATTATGATAAGTATGGAATGTATATAAGCATTCCTGCCGGAGCAGTTTTGTTTGATAATATTTCATTACATTACCTTGCAGATGCAGAGTTGGATGACAATATGGTCTGGAGAAGGCCTAGTTAATAGAGGAGTTATACGATAATGTCAAGTACTAGAAGTAGTTCAAATCTTTGGGGAAATACGAATAACATCGATATTTCTAATAGTGGTGCAAGACTTTTAATGTCGCATCCTATTAGTGGATTTTCTGGTGGTGTTATGTCTATTCCTCTTGGTGGAACATATAATGGTGATGGTGTTACGGCTGGTGATGTTATTCGATATGACACAGACCCAGATTCTTCAAGTTATCAAAAGTTTACTAAAGCAAAGGGTGATGTATCCGAACATGCAGAGGTTGTTGGTGTTATTGAAAGTATGCAGGGTGATAGTGGGTTTGAAGTCGTTAATGTTGTTCTATCTGGACAGATTAATTTTCCAACTGCTAGATTTGCCACAGCAGATTATCAACCTTCAAATAGAATAGGTGGTGCATCTGGTGGTAATGATGTTTACTTTTTAAGTGGAGTAACTGCCGGTGGTGTTAGCAACCTTGCACCAAATGTTTCTGGACAGATTGCTAAACCAATTCTTCAGGTTGCAAATGATGGTGTGTTTAATGCACATGTTGTAAATTATATCGGATATCAAATTGGGGGTAATGTTGCAGGACAAACAGAACCCACAAATGTAGAGGGTGCTATTGCAGAGGTTATCGATTTCGATGGCAGCCTTGATATTAGTGCTACTGATGATAATTGGCATGATTTAAGTGAAGTAACATGGTTGCCTTATGATTCATCACACGATTCATATAAAGATAGAACATATGTGGGTTTCTGTGATGGATACCTTGCAGGTGGGATTTATGGTAGAGAAGATGATGTGGTTGTTTCTTCTACCCCATCAACCACTATGACAAATAAAACGATTATGCAGAAGAATGACAAAGGTAAAGTTGTGTGGAGGGGTGTGGTTACAGCAGTAAATAGAGTAACAAGTACAATCACTGTTCAATCTGCGGTAATAGACAGTAATAATTATTCGGTTGGACCAGATGTTAATAAAACGGTATATCACAACAATACTCAATATACACCAAGTAGTGTCACCAAAATGGCATTTAGGTTGCCACTTATAAGTGATACTACTTCAATGTCCTTCACCGACATGTATGGAAATTCAACAACAAAAAGCAAAAAACTAGTAATTTATACTGGAGGGGATATGAGAGAAGCGGCAGTTACCATTGCAGATAATATCAATATCAGTAGTATTACAGCAACTGGTACAATTTCTGCTAAGACTACTGACGGTGCAACAATTGCAGATTTGGCAAACCATGTACAAAGTCTTACCACTGATGTAAGAACTGCTAATGATAAACTCAATTTAACTTCTACAGTTTCTGCGGTCACCCCTTGAATGAGGTAATAATTCTATGGTAGTATATGGTAGCAGTTATTTTAAAGTCGTTGGGGCAACCGAAGTAACTGGACCGACTGGTAACACTGGTGAAACGGGACCTACTGGACCTGATGGACCAACAGTTGAAGGACCTATTGGTTGGAGTGGTGGTGGTATCACTGCAATGTCTATAAATGCAACGGATGGACTCTACACACAATTTGAAAGGTTTGAAGATGGTGGAACTTCTGTTATTACCACTTGGACAACTCCCACTTCTATTATAGGACCTACTGGTAATACAGAAACTATCATAGATGGTGGAAATACCTATGGTGAAAATCTATTAGGATTTGGTGGTTCTGGTGGTGCTACAGTATTTAAGGTTCAAGATTCTTCAAATAAAATTACTATAAGAAGCATCGAAGGTACTGGTGGTGTTTTAACAAACACAACATTAGAACATTTAAATACAATCGACTTAAATTATGACCGAGGAAACTTTGGTTACTTAGATGTTACAGGTGGTTCGGGGGTTACTGGACAGTTAGTTGGTGGACAATTAACAGGACTTACTGGAGCAACTTATAATATAAGTGGAACTTCTGGTGGTATTAGTGTTAGACTAAAAAGTTATAGAGAAAACTCAAAGTATTTAAGTTTCCGACACAATAACGATGGAGCAGGAACAACATATGAAATTACAACATATGATGGTGCTTGGCCACCATATGTGTTGCAGTCTGGTGGAATTGGTGGTGTGTTAGAACCAAACAAATTTGGTGTAGTTGAATTGGACTTAACTGCTCTTAATGATTTTGATTATAGTGTAGGTAGTACTGGACCAATACAAACGATTGATATTGCAGATGCAAGTTTTGGATACACTGGAAATAATATAGGTACATTAAATGATATAGGTAAATCCTTTACACTTATAGTTAAGGGTGCAACATATGGACCTCAAAACAATTTTCAATTTTCTAATGTTATATGGCCATTCGACAGACAACCTTGTTTTAGTGGTGGAACAGATATATTTAACTTCTTCTGGTTGCCATGTGAAACAAGAAATTCTGATTGCCCAGGCGGTAGAATTTGTCCAGATGGTGTAGCGTGGCATGGAAACATAGTTCAATGGAATTCTGCTGGTACTGTTATATCAGAAGGAACTTCTGATGACCCATTTTTCTGTCATGATAGAGAAAAACAATGCGGTGAGTTTTTATATTATCCAGAAGAACAAGTTTCATATAAGGGTAGTGAAAGAAAACTATTTGGTGCAACTGGTTCTACAGGTGCGTGTTGTAGAGGAGAAGGTGAATGTATACACACAATAGAAGATTTATGCACAGGATATTGGCACGGTTCTAATACAGTATGTGGTGGACTAACTAGTGGATGGACAGGAAGTATTTGTTTTGATACAGGTGCGTGTTGTGTTCACTACACAAACAGTGGAAAGATAGAATGTTTTAATGATTTAAGTGTAGATGATTGTATAAATCTCGGTGAACTTTTAGATGTAGAAACTTCATTTGGTGGACTATCAGCAGACTGTAGAAACATGGACTGTGATAATGCTAGTAGAGGTTTGGGTGCATGTTGTGATGGTAGAGGAGGATGTTCACAAAGAACAAGAAAAGAATGTCTTGCACTTGGTTATTATTTTCATGGAGAAGGAAGTGTATGTTCATTAGATGATGGAACTGAAATTTGTTATGGAGGAACAGGTGCTTGCTATTATTCTGGTGGAACATGTGGTAATGGGATTACAGGAAGTGACTGTATAAGTGGTGGTAACTTATATGCAGGCAAGGGTACAAAGTGTGAAGATACCAGACACAGAACAGACGAACACAGTAGTTGTGTTCCAGTTGTTGCAGGATTAGACCTTATGCCTGGAGATGAATATGCAGGTGGTGTTGTAGTTGGACTCTATAGACCATTTGGTTCACAGGTATTTGGTTCTAAAAGTTTTGGTGAAAGTAAAGATGCTGATTGGCAAAACTTAATGCTTGGTGCAACTGGTTCTTTATCGGACAATTTAGGATTAACCTGTGATTTATATCGTTCTAAATATGACTGGCATGGATATGGTTTTACTTCAGAAAAAGGATGTCCAGATTATGATAGATTACCATTAGAGGACGATGAGTTATCTAGACCAGATGCATATTATATGATAATCTCACCATCACCAGTTGCAATAACTGGCGACAGACAAGTTATAAACTATTATAATTCAGACTTTGATGGTGCAACTCAAGAATTCTATTGGGGTAATAGAGGAAGTTCATGGGGACCATTGCACAATCCAGATACAGGACAGGTTGATGAAATACACGAAAATTATATTCAAACAGTATTTAAACTTTCCGAAGGATATTGGTTTAATGAAAATATTGGTGAGAAATCATTAAATGTTTTAGGAAGTCACACATTTACATCTTGTAGGAATGCACGAAGACTTGGTTCGGGATATGCACAAAAACTTACCACAAAACCTTTGCAGTCTGCACATGGACTTTGGCACAGGAACTGGGGAATTTATAATACCATTAGAATCATTAATGCTGACAATGTATTATATGAAGGATATGATGATAAAGATGGTCACTATTCATCAACAGACTTTGGTCCAGGATTGACGAGTGACTATATTTCTGCATTCCGAGCAACAAGATTAATGGATGATAACTTAACAACTATTACTGGTGGAACTGGAACAAATGATGCTGTAGTTTCATCGTGGTATATTCCAAGTCATGATGAAATGTCATTCATTGCTTCAAATTGTGTAAGCAGTAATCCACACGATTTTGATTTAAATGCTTCTCTCTTAATAAAAGGTGCTGTTCCACTTGATGGTTGGCACTGGACATCTACTGGTGCATTCGATGAAACAAAAGGAAGAACTGCATCGGGAGAAGGAGTTATAGGTAGTGGTGGTTCTACCGCAGATGCAGGCAGTCTTGCATGGGCAATGAAGTTCGATATAAATGAAAAAGAAAATAATTTCCTTGTAGGAAAGAAAAACAGAACACGAAATACATATAAGGTAAGACCAATTCGTTTAATCAGATGCGATGGTAAATATGCTACTGGTGGTCATGCAAACCAAAAACTTTGGGATTTACCAAAAGTAATAAGAGATTCAGACCAAGGAATTAATCAATAATATGGCAGTAATTCACGGCTCAAGTAGAATACACGACACGAGTGCTATGGGTTCGATTCAAGGACCCACAGGTAATACAGGTCCAACAGGTCCAACTGGTGCTACTGGTGTTACTGGTCCAACAGGTGCTACTGGTATTACTGGTTCTGGAATTACATTTGAATGGTATGATTTTGATGATGGAACTTCAGGATTTTCATATGGTATAACCTCTGGTGGTAATTCGTATGGTCTTGGAACACTTACATTTACCATCGACACAGGAACAACAATTGCAGTCGAAGGTTGTACAGGTGCAACAGGTGATGGTATTACTTTTGATTCTGGTCAATGGCATACATCTTCTGATATTGATAATGCTACTACCAATTCTCCATATAGTGAAATTTTTAAAGAATTAATATCAGACGGTACTGCTGGCGGTACTGCATATTTTAGAACCCTTACTTCTAGTGGTAGAGATATTTCTATACTCGGAGTCACAGATTATGATATACGAATAAGGGGTGCAACATATCAATATGGTATTATGGGAAATACTGGAGAATTGGTACACATATATGATGGATTATCCGCACATGGTTCATTAAATACTTTTTGGGATGATGATAAGAAAAATCTTATAGCAAGATTAACAACATTTAGAGAAGCAAAATCATCAGTCAATCTAGAGAAAGAAGATTCTATTGAAAACACTTCGACTGTTGGTTCTACTGCTGGTCAAACTGGTGAATTTGTTCCATTCACATATATCAGCACAAATGCTGATGGTAAAACTGAAATATATTCTGGATTCCATATGGGACAAACACATGATTCTGTATTAGGAACTTCCACAGATGTAAAACATGTATTTGATAATTCAAAGACTATAAATGATACTTTATATGCCGCAGATTCTAGCAATCTAGGTTCTTGTTGTTATTGTACAGATAATACAATAGGTGAAGATGATTATCCTGGATGTGTGGATTATGTTACAGAAGATTACTGCACAAATCTGGGTGGTGTATTTGATACAACAACTTGTCTTTCAAGACCAGAAGGACCAAATTGTTATTCGGAAGGTGCTTGTTGTGTAAATGGAATATGTGCAGAAACTTCTTTGAATAGATGTAGAAATATTTATGGTGGTTTCTATGTTGAAGGAAAGACTTGTGTTGATGTTGAAATTTTAGGAGGTTGTCCAGAACCGTGTCAAGAAACAGGTGCTTGTTGTGTAGAAAATGCTTGTTATGAAATGAGTGAATATCAATGTTCGTTTGAACCTAATAGTGTATTCTTTATTGGTGGTTCGTGTACAGGAGAAGATGCTGTAAACTGTTGCCTAGAAGGAAGCATCGGTGCTTGTTGTGTCGGTGATACCAATACATCTGCTAGATGTTATGAAACTTCCCCTTCAGTTTGTGTAAATCTTACTGCATCGGATGGTTCTAAAGGAACTTTCTGGGGTGTTGGTTCTCGTTGTGCTGGACCAAATAGGATTGGTGGTGGTGGAGATTATGAAGGTGCGGCATATGCACCATTTAGTTGTACATGGTGTCGTGAAAGTGGAACAGATATTGATAACTGGCCAACAGAGAATGGTGGTCCTGCTGGTTTTGTTAATGTTGATGGACTTTGTTTAGATGAAAATGGAGTTCCTTACGACCCACCAATATATGCACCATGTCCTTTATGTCGTGGATGGCAACAAAGTATAGGTGGTGTGTGTGAAGACTTTGGTGGGAATATTTGTGAATGTCCTGAAGTTGGTTATGGTGATGGACCTGGTCAGTGTTATATAGAAGACCTTCCAATATGTCAACCAGGCAGTGTGAATATAGAAGAAGAATGTTTAGGTATGTGTTGTCATCTCACTTTTGAAGGTGTATGGGGATGTGAGCAGAAAACAAGTCGAGCATGTTCAGATTTAAATGATGGTATCGATAATTCTTACTCTCATATTTTCTGGAGTGGATGTTCTACCAACAATTATAATACACCCGACCCAATAGGACCCCCAACTTCTTTGGGTGGTGAACACTTACTTGCAGATGAATGTCGAAGTTTAACAAGCAGTCCAGATGTTATGTTGCTCGCAGATACAAATATAGAAATGTTCCAATTCTCAAATATTATTAAACCTGCACTTACTTCGTTTGTAGACCAATTAGATTCAAGATATGAAAAAATAGGATTTAATGATTCAGTATTTACAGACACTTCAGTAGATATTTCTCTTACCAATAATTATGCAAGAGTAAAAGAAGGCATATACAGTATGGCAATAGGTGATAGAGTACTCACCAGACCATTGCAACTTGTTAGGGGTGATTTTGAAATTGTTACAAATAGAATAAACACTGAACTGAATCATACTCATGGAAAAATATTAATAATAATATCCAATGGAAACTTCCGTTCTTCAGCAGAAGCAGAGGCAGCGATAGCAGAAGCGGAAAATCTAAAGAATGATGGTGTTATCATTTACGCTATATGTGTTGATGTAGGAACAGAAAATACACACCCTGAATGGGTAAGTCCCCTTGCAACAAGCAGTGAATATTATTCAATGATTGGAATTAATGATATAAAAGACACTTTAAATCAAATTGGTCATGCAATTTCATGTGGTGGTGAAGATGTTACAATTTCCACAACATCAATGCAGACAGGTAGTATTATATTAGCAGATGGCACTCCTTATGAGTGTTGTTGTGACTATGATGGTACTGCATTGCAGGGGAAAAATATTGGTGGTAATTTCGATAAAGGAATTACTGACAAAACCAATATGTCTTGCTGTGATGAAAGAGGTGAACCCTGCCCAGATGGATTTGATACTTCAGAACTAATGACATCATGTTGTTGGTGGTTGAATGAAGGAGAGGACGCTATCAACGAAACTGTTGGTCGTTCGTGTGAATGGATTGGTAGTGAAGGAAGCCCCGCTCATCCATGGCTAAGTGCTGATGAAGTTTGTATGGCACTTAAACATGGTACTTCTTTCCCAGATAATAATTGTAATAATGTCAATATGGATGGTTGTTGTTGCTTCACAGATAATTGGGCATTACCTTCCCATCTAACATGGTTATATGAATTTAACGATTGGCAAATTCCACAAGCAGGAGATTGTATTGAACAAGGATGGAGTGGATACTATGCACACCAAATGAATGAAACTCGTTGTCAATTTTTCGGTGGTTGTTGGGTACATCGAGGAACATGTAATGGTGGTGTTGCTGGCGGTGAATGCCCAGATGGCAATTCCTGTGGGTAGTTGATATAAATATATTATGGAAACTTCTACAAGGAATGAAACACAATGCCAGTAATCGGAAGCAGTTCAGTAACACCAGATTTTAACGCAATAGGACCTTCTGGTCCAAGTGGTGCTACTGTTTCTGGACCTACAGGAAATACTGGTGCAACTGGTGCTACAGGAAATACTGGTTCTACAGGCATTCATGTTGTTTCTACTAGCAAAGAATTTCCATATTTAAATTTACATCTATCAGATGGTTCTATAGTCCAAATAGACGGAGTTGCGGGAATAACTGGTTCTACTGGTTCAGTTCGTGGTGTTAATCTCGGTGATGGTATCACAATATTTAGTACAGTAGGCAACGGTGTTACTGGTGCTACATTATGGTTTAGAGGAATCACTTCTGATGGTTCTGTTTCTATCTACTTATCTGAAGATAGTAATACTATTGCTATTAGTGGTGATACTGGTAAACAAGTATCATCTGCGGGAACACTTACTGATGATAGATTCTTATATCTTTCTGATGGAGGAACTGCGAGTGCTTCAGGATTAACATTTGAATCTGGTGGTATAATGTCTTTAGATAATACTGTGACACTAGACCCAGAAGAAAATATTATCTCTATTGGTTCTGTTGAAAGTTTTGGTGAGATTGTAGGAATTACTGGCGGGGAAGTTGTTGTAGGCGGAGAAACTGCTGGGGATGGTAAAGGAATACAATTAGAAGTTAGATATGCCTCAGTATATAAAATTAATACACCTATAGGAATTGGTGGATTTACTGGGGAGTTTAATTCTAGTGAAGTCTTTAGTTTCTCTGCTATTATTAATGGAAATCACATATGGACTTTCCCATCAAATGTCTATTTTGATGAAGATGATGCATACCTTTCTTGTGCAGAAGATATAGTCAATTTTATAACAACAGATGGTGGTACTACATGGAATGCTTCATTTGCTGCCAGAGGATATGGTGCAGAGTATGGAGAATGTGATGGGATACAAACATTTGGTTCTTGTTGTTTTATTGATGGTAATGGAATGCGACAATGTATAGAATATATTACTCAAAATTCATGCAAGGAAGACTTCAATCATGGAATTTGGGGAGCGCAGACTTCCTGTGCGGATAATTGTGGAAGAACTGCTGAAGGTGTTTGTTGCAGTGAAGGTGGTGATTGGGGATTGTTTGATGGAACTGGACTCTGTATTCAAGGTGCAGGAATTGCAGAATGTAATTACTTTGGTGGGAGTTTCTGGGATTATTTCTATTATGATATTGAAGGGGATTTATTAGAAGAACCACAAGAAATTAAATGCACTATGGAATTACCAGCGGGTTATGATAAATTATGTGCAGAACCCTGTATAGAAAGTGCTTGTTGTAAAGATGGTATGTGTATTGGTGATTCTATAGGAAGTACAACACATGGTTCTGTTTCACCACTAATATGTAAAAGAGTTTTTGGTGGACAAGTAATAGAAAACGCAGTGTGTGGTGAAGTAGATTGTTGCAATTATAGTAAGATGGAAGGTGCATGTTGTTATCCAGAAATGGAAGGATGTGTTGTAACATCTGCATTAGAATGTACGACAAGTGGTGGTATATTCATGGGTCCAAATACTGAATGTTTAGATGATATTTGCTGTTTCTCTGATGAGGTAGGAATATGTTGTTTAAATTCTAATGCGTGTGATTGTTGTGGCTCAAGAGAAGAAAATTCTAACTGTTGTAAAAATTTAAATAATTCGATATGCCAAAGAATTGGAGGTAGTTGGAAAAAAGGAACTTGTATAGAAAATAGTAGTTGTCAGTGTGGGACTTCTTCATCTTGTATAGAACCAGACGAACCAACAGGTGCGTGTTGTATTAATGGGGATTATACAAACCAATGTTATAACAATCAAACTAAAAATAATTGCCAAACATTACTTGGTGGTGAATACATGGGAGATAATAGTACTTGTGATGATGAATTATGTGGATGGGTAACTGATGATATTGGTGCATGTTGCAGAGGATATGGTGATTGTTATATAGAAGATGAAACAATATGTCTAAGTCTTGGATATACTTGGAACGGTTCTGATAGTTGTGATGGTATAAAGTGTTGTGAGGATGATACGGTTGGTGGATGCTGTTGGTTTGACACAGGGTTAAAGTCATTCCAATGTGATGATTTAAATATTTGTCAATGTGGTGAAATTGGTGGGAAATGGAATTCTAAAAAATGTATTGATGGTTTAGAGTGTGAATCAGACCCATTTGGTGCTTGTTGTAGAGGATATACCTGTACAACGGAAACAGAAGCCGACTGTATTAATGATGATGGTCAGTGGCAGGGAGAATTAGAATGTAAGTCTGACACTTGTGGTACTCCAGACCCGACAGGTGCATGTTGTATTAATGGTAAATGTTCTATAACAAATCAGAGAAATTGTGAAAGCGGAGAAGGTACTTATCAGGGTGATAATACAAACTGTGATTCAGATGATGTTTGTATTATTCCAGACCCGACAGGTGCATGTTGTATTGATGGTACATGTTATGCTGTCGATGTATATACTGAACAAGAATGTAATGATGCCGATGGGGTATATCAAGGTGACGGTATTACATGTAAGGGAGTTGATTGTCCCGTAACACCAACAGGTGCGTGTTGTTGGAAATATACTTGTATTATAAACGAAGAATCTCAATGTGATGCTATTGGTGGTGTATATCAAGGGGACGATACAGACACATGCATTGATTGTGAATTAATTCCAACAGGTGCATGTTGCATCCACCAACAATGCACTGTTCGAGAAGAATCGGATTGTGATAAACTGAATGGAATATATTACGGTGATGCTTCTGATTGCAATGATGGTGATGTGGATTGTTGGCAAAACTGTAATGATGTCGATGAAGGTGCGTGTTGCTATGGAGATGTAGATGCAAAGACATGTATTGAAATGACCGAGTGTGATTGTTGGGGGATGCCAATAAACGACTGGCAAGGAGCAAATACATCTTGTAATACAACTTCATGTGGTGATGCAGTAATAGGTGCATGTTGTGTACTAGATGAATGTCAAATGGTGGACACACAGGATGATTGCACTACTCTCGGTGGAGTTTTTCATGGCAACCAAACGACATGTGTTGATTTCGTATGTCCACCAAGCGGGAATGGATACGGTGCATGTTGTTTTAAACAATCCTCGAATGACTATCCAGAATGTAATTCCTGTGAATATGCTTGTTTTGATGGAGTTATTTGGGACGAAGACTATTGTTTAAATGTTGCAGGAGGTGGGGAAGCATGTAACCGATGGAATCCTTACCTGACATGCGAGCAGATTAAAGATGTGGGTGGAAGGAAATGTTGTGGGGATGAACTTGAACAATTAACTGGTGCTTGCTGTGATTATAGTACAGGTACATGTACAATCGAAACCGAAGAACAATGTAACCAATGGACTTATCATTGGCATGGATTAGGAACATTATGCTCTAATACTATTTGTTGTCTAGATGTTGGAGTGAATGGCCACTGTTGTTATATCGATGGAACAGGTTCTGTGGTATGTGAGAGTATGCGTGAATGTGCATGTGAAGAATTATTTGGGTTATGGGATGCAAATTTAGATTGTTCTGGGATTGAAACAAGTACTTGGTGTAATTCAGATATAACAGGTGCATGTTGTTCTTCTGGTGGTAGTGGGTGTTATATAACAACTTTTGAAATTTGTGACGGTAGAGGTGATGAATTCAAAGGAAAAAATACTTCATGTGGTGATGGTACTATATGTGATGAACCAGTTTATGGAATGTGTTGTGACCATCGTTTCGGTACAATATGCGAACGCCCATGTGCTGGAGATTGCCCTATAACTTGCTTCGACCATGTATTAGAGGTTGACTGTGTGGGATGGGGAACAGACTCAAACATAATATGGCGTCCTAATGAAGTATGTGCAAATGATTGTCCTTGTAACGATTGTGGTGCATGTTGTTGGGGTGATTGTGAAAACCCAACGGATTGCAAAGATACATTGTCACAATGTTGTCCTAATGGTGGTACATTTAGTGGCACGCATTTATGCCCTCCAAATGGACCGGTCTGCCTTGCGGAATCTTATGATGGTGCATGTTGTATGCCAGATGAAACATGTGAGCAACGAGGTAGTGAGGATGCGTGTAAAGGTGCAGGTGGAACTTGGCTTGGTTGTAATACTTGTTGTGTAGCAGACTGTAATGGTAATAATGAACCAGGAACTGACTGCAATAACATAACAATTGGTCGATGTTGTTGGCCTTGGGGTGCTTGTGAGGTGGGGATTGTAGACACTGTTTGCACTGACGCAGGCGGTGATTGGAATGATGCAAATACTTGTGCTGGTATTACCTGTCCACAAAAGTATTGTTGTAATAATAATTGTCCATATAGTTGTGATGAGATTATTCAAGGAAATGCATACGATTGTGATAGTATAATTCATGATTGTAATGATTGTATCGATAGTTGTTATGGTTCTTGTTGTTACATACAAATTGACAATGGTTGTGTTGTTTGTGAAGATAATTTGTTGAGTTCTGAATGTTATGATTTTGGAGGTCAATTTGAAGAAAAGTCATGTGCAACAAGAACGAACTGTTTAGTATCTACTGGTGCATGTTGTTGGGATGATGATTGTTGTGGTGCTAATTGTTCTGAAGAAATCCCATCAAACTGTACTACCAGTGGTTATGTTTGGAAAGGGTGTGGAAGTACATGTAATGATTATCAATCAGAGTGTACTCTCGATTGTAGCACCATAGATTGTGGTGATTGGTCGCCAGGAGATGATGAATTTGATGAATGTTGCGGTGCGTGTTGTCTGACATCACCGACATTTGGGAAGGTTTGTATAGGTGCGGATGGAGTCGGTTTAGAGGGAGTTCCAGAATGGCAGTGTGACGCTGCAGGTGGAGAATTTCAAGGTCTGGGTTCTGTCTGTACAAATGATTTATGTGGTATTGATTGTACTACTATAACTTGTGGTGATTACTCACCAGGAGATGCTGAATATGATGAATGTTGCGGTGCTTGTTGCGATGGTGAAAATTGTACGGTAGAAATTGTTGATAATTGTAGTACAAATGACTTTGAAGGTACTGGTTCAGACTGTACCAACAATCCTTGTGCAACAATTGGTGCTTGTTGTATAAATGAAACTTGTTATGAGTTGAATGAAGATGAATGTGAAACAAATGAAGGTTCGTGGGAGGGCTTCGTAGATTGCGGGAGTGTTGTGTGTCAGCAGGGCAGTCAAGAAGGTGCTTGTTGTTGTGGATGTTCTTCGGATGATGATGCAAGTTGCGAATGCGAACTGAAACCTGATGCGTTCAGTTGTGAAATTAGTGGTTCTGATTGTGTATGGAAAGGTTTAGGCACAACTTGTGAAGACAATATGAAAGACTGTTTCCCTTCATATAGTTGTTGTTGTTGTTCTTTATATGACCAATATTGTGAGGGTAATGCATGTTGTGCAGATGTGCCTATTCATCATTCAGATAGTCCAGACTCGGCGCATTTGTATTGTGAGTCGTTGTCACCGTGCTGTAGAGCAACTGCAAACTCATGGGCGTGTCCTGCGGATGGAACTGAAGGCGGTTGTGAAACTTTGGATTGTAGTTTTTGGGATAACTGTATTACATGTGACCCCCTCAGTTGCAGTACCTTTATATGGTATGAAAGTGGAAATATTCAATATCTTCAACTTCCAGATGGAAGGTGTGAATGGATTGGATGTGATGAGGAAGGTTGTCCATATCCTGCATGTACAAACGAAACATAAATAAAAATGGAGATTCTATAGGAATAAAAAATGCCAGTAATCGGAAGTAGTTCAATAACACCAGACTTTAACGCAATTGGTCCATCAGGTCCAAGTGGTGCTACTGTTGCTGGACCTACAGGAAATACTGGTGCAACTGGTGCTACAGGAAATACTGGTGCAACTGGTATCCATGTTGTTTCTACTAGCAAAGAATTTCCATATTTAAATTTAAACCTATCAGATGGTTCTATAGTCCAAATAAAGGGTGTTGCAGGGATTACAGGAGCAACAGGGACTGTTAATGGGGTTAATCTCGGTGATGGTATAACTGTATTCAGTACAGTGGGTAACGGTGTTACTGGTGCCACATTGTGGTTCAGAGGAATCACTTCAGATGGTTCTGTTTCTGTTTATCTTTCACAAGATAGTAAAACAATTGCAATCAGTGGTGATAATAGTAAACAAGTATCATCTGCGGGAACACTTGCTACAGACAGATTCTTATATCTTTCTGATGGGGGAACTGCTAGTGCATCGGGGTTGACTTTCGAGTCTGGTGGTATAATGTCTTTAGATAATAATGTGACACTAGACCCAGAAGAAAATATTATATTTTTACCAGAAATAGAATCTGTTGAAATTGTTGGAATTACTGGTGGAATCTGGGATAATTCTGGTCCAACTGCTGGCGATGGAACAGGAATACAATTAGAAGTCAGACACGCTTCTGTATATAAAGTTAGTACACCAATAGGGATTGCAGGATTTACTGGTGACTTTAATTCAGATGAAGTATTTAGTTTTACAATTATTATGCAAAGTAATAATATATGGGACTGGCCAGTAAATGTCTATTTTGATGAAGATGATGCATACTTTTCTTGTGCAGAAGATATTATAAACTTTATAAGTACCGATGGCGGTTCTACATGGAATGCTTCATTTACAGTTAGAGGATATGGAGTATCAGAGGGAGATTGTGATGGTATAATAAACATTGGTTCTTGTTGTTTTGTTGATGACCAAGGCGAAAATCAATGTATAGAATATACAACAAAAAATATATGTGAAGAAAAGAATATGGCAATATGGAATATGCTTTCTGACTGTTCAGAAAATTGTGGAAGAACTGCTGAAGGAATTTGCTGTAGTGATGGTGGAAATTGGGGAAATTATATTGGAACTGGTATTTGTGTAGAAGGAAAGGGTTTAGCAGAATGTAATTACTTTGGTGGGAGTTTCTGGACTCATTTATATTATGAAGATGCAGAAACAGAAGATGGTGCATGGTACTTAAAAGAACTAGAAACTCCAATACCAATTGATTGTTATATCATGGAAGATTTGTGTGCAAGCCCTTGTGATGAAATTGCTTGTTGTAAAGATGGTGTCTGTGTTGCAGATAGTATAGGTTCTAGTGAACTTGGTTCAGTGTCATCAAATATTTGCAAATATGTTTTAGGTGGTGTTCCAGTAGAAGGTGGTGTTTGTGGAAGTGTTGATTGTTGCGACCATAGTGTTGTAGTTGGAGCATGTTGTCTTGAACAACTTGAACAATGTTATGATGTAACAAATCAAGAATGTTTATCTGTTGGTGGTATATTCATGGGACCAGGAACTGACTGTGAAACGGATATTTGTTGTTTTGGTGACACAGGAATTTGTTGTTTAAATTCTTCACAGTGTAATTGTTGTGATGCTCCTATAGAAGAACAAACTAACTGTTGTAAAAATTTAACATTCTCAGAGTGTGAATATATTGGTGGTAGTTGGCACTCAGGCGTTTGTCCAGATGCTTCAATAGGAAGTTGTCAATGTGGAAAATCAAGCATTTGTAATTTTGGTTTTGGTGCATGTTGCACTGATGGTGTATGTTCCATGACAGAAGAAAGTGCATGTGGTGGTGAATTTCAAGGAAGTGGTACATCTTGTGATACAATTTCATGCGGTGGTTGTTGCTGTACTTGTGTGGATGGTGAGTCAGTTTTAAATGATAGTACACAAGAATCATGTACGGCATCGGGAGGTTCTTTCTCCAATACTACATGTGAAAATTTATCAAGTGATTTCTCTTGTTGCGCTGGTTGTGTGGGCACTGGACCAGTTCCTGATTGTCTTTTTGGTGGGTATCAATTCTGTTGTAATGATGATGGAGTATGTGAAGTGTGCCCTGGTGAACTTTGTGCAACTGATTCTGATTGTCCAGATGGTTCTTGCTGTTGTAATGGAGAATGTGGTGACCAGAAAAATGATTTATCAAATCCAGGACAATGTATAGATTGTAATGTAGGTAGTTGTTATGGTGCATGTTGTGTAGACCCAAATACACCTTTCGCACGATGCATACACACCACAGAGGGTTCATGTCAAGCAGGAGGTGGTGGATTTCATGGGTGTGATAGTGTATGTGACATTATGACAGCATTTATGTGTTGGGAGCCATCACAATATTGTTGTTGTTGTTGGGCAGGTGGTGATTCATGTTTACCATATTGGCCACAGTTTGGTGGTCAATGTAGTGGAACTTGTTGGCATCCATTTGAACCTAGTCCATTAGATGATTGTGAAAATATCGATTCAAACAATCCACCGTGGATGAGAAGTGTATTCTATAGATGTTGTAGACCAGCACAACAAGAAGGGGATTTTCCAAACTGTAACGGGTGTTTAGATTTAGATGGTGATGGGGTAAACGATTGTGGAATTGGAACAGATTGTTTTGGTGTTGGTGGTCCAGTTACTTTTGAATGTGAAGATACATGCGGTTGGACATGTATTGATGGTGATTGTGTAGAAGAAAGATGTTGCGGATACTGGCCAACAGATTGTCCTGGTGGTTTTTATTGTGGTTCAACTATGGGGAGTGGCGACCCTGCAAATTGTTGTATGCCTGGACAAGAATGTTGCGGCTCTGCAAGTGGAAAATGTTGTGGTGGTACACGGCAAGTAGATGGGCATGGTGATGCAGAGTATTGTTGTTTCTCTGAATGGTTTGATGGTATTGGTTATGAACCCGCTACATGTTGTAAAGAGGGTGGTATATTCTATGATGATAACCCCGACCCATGTACTGGCAGTGCGAACATTATAGAATGTGGATGTCAAAATTGTTATCAAGAAAGTGGATGTAATACTTGGGGTGGTATGTGGGATTCTAACACAGGAAAGTGTTGGTGCAGTAGATGTAATACTGTAAATGGATGTATCGGTATTGGTGGACAATGGAATGATTTGCCTGGTCCAGCAGGTTTTTGCGATTGGGGTGCATGTTTCCCCACAGGCACAGAGGGTGATGTTGGTTGTTATATTACAGACCATAATACTTGTCCTGTTGATGATGGTTCTTACCAGTTCAGGGCAAATCAAACATGTAAAACAAAGTGGACTCAACCTGGAGAATCATGTTGCGCTCATTCTTTGCATGACCCCGACCCATCGTGTTGTCTAAATCCACATATTGAAAATAATATAATCACTCATCCGGGTGAAACTTGTTGTCTGAGTATTCAAGGTGCTGATTCTAAAGAAAAACTTTGTTGTGATAACGGCAACACTATTCCAGATGCAGTAGACAAATTGGGTGACCCGATACAAACCCCCGAATCGTGTTGTCCTGGCTGGGATGGTAATGTAAATTGTTGTGGTTGGGAAGAAAGATACCACTGCAATGGGGATTCCTATGTTATTCCGAGAGTGTGCGGTACTGAGATGGGTTATAACTGTGTTGCAAATGAGTGTAATGATGCCGGTGAACCCAAGCCTGGACACGAACACGAACCAGAATGGTTTGGAGAATGTTGTACAGGATGGGCAATGGAGTGGGATTGTGGTGGTAATATAAGTTACGACCCAGAAAATGACTTTAATTGCACAGCGACTGGAAACTGGGTTTGTTGTTCAACAGTACAAGGATGTGATGGTGTGGATGTTGATGCAATTGGTGCATTTACAGGACAAGATTGTCCTTGTCTATATCGAAATAGTGAAGGTGGGTCGCCATGCGAAGGAGTGAATCACTGTGGTTGGGAAGGAAAGGGCGCGTGCTATGAGAATGACCCTGATTATGATGAATGTTGTAATGGTGTACATATGCTTAGAAAGGAATGTTGTGAAATAACTGGACAATGTGTTCTTCCTTGTAAATGGTTGGGTACTACAGAGGAATGTTTCTGTACAGAAAGTACTGGTTGGAATAAAAAAGTTAATCCCGACCCGTATGGGCATCCAGACTCTGGATGTTGTAACGGAATATGTTACGACAATCGAGATGGAGGACCAGACTATGGTTCACACTGTTGCCAAAACAACACCATGTGTCCAGACATGGTTAATGCTGACTCTGGCTCAGAGTCTTGTTGTTGTAAATATGATATGGACTTTCCCTATGATTGTGTTTGTTGTCCTGATGTTCCCGGAACAGACCAGCAATGTTGTGGTGGGACATGTTACGATAAAAACACAGAACGATGTTGTACGAATCCTGATTGCATTGTTCATCCTTGGTTCTTCCAATGTTTGTCAGAAGATGGTAATACAACTATAGTACCCGATGTCCCAGGGGGTCCAAGTGTTGATTGTTGCAATGTAGAAGGGTTTGCTTGTAGTGAGGGTTCGCCAGTTTGTTGTAACCAGTGTGGTGCCCCAGATTCGATTTGTTGCACGGAATGCGCGGCTACGGAAGGCGATTGCACCCCTGAAAATTGCGATGACCCTGACTGTGATTCGCATTGGGGTTGTGCTGGAGATATTATTACACCACTATTACCAGACGAAAGAAACTATGTGGCAGAACCAGCAATTGCACCAGATAATGAAGGTATGGACCCGTCTATGCCAGATTATATTCCATACTACCATAATACACAAGAAGAAGTTCAAACAAATGAAACATCAAGCAATATACAAAAACAAACAACAAAGAACTCCACAGAAGGAATTGGTAGATATTTGGTAAATGGTATATGTCAAGAAATGTATTGTGAAGGAAATTGTGAGTGGCCTCGATGTTAATGATTATAAATAATATAAAGGAAACTATATGAGTATTCAACACAGGTCTAGAATAAAATCTGTTGCAGACTACACCTCGAACGCAAATAGTCAAGGTGCATGTTGCTACGCTCGTGCGGATGGTCCTATTCTGGAATATTATAATACTTGCGTTGCAAATGGTGGTCATTGGCAACCTGTTGAAAACAATGACATCACACAAGTTTCATGCCCAAGTTTGGGTGCAACTGGTTGTTGCTGTTCTTGCAGTTATGTAGATAATTGGGGGGACGGTGTTGGAGGACCAGCGGGTGCGACTGGATTCTTTGACACCTATAATGAATTGAGTGCTAATTGTGAAAACATAAACTATGGAAATTATACTTTCCCTTGTTATCAAGGCGGATTACAAGACGATGTAACTTTTTGTGAATGTTCTGATAAGGGTGGTGTATGGGCACAAGGTATATCTTGTGGTGCATATACAGATATAGTTCCTTTAAATGACGGTCCAAATGCTCCCCTTGCAGTTAGGGTTGGCGCACACATGTTATGTACAAAGGGTGGTACAGTTCCCGATGTCCGATGGCCTGGTGCATGTTGTTCTGGTATTACTTGTGATAGTGCTTGTTCTACAAAAGAATGTGCAACTTTTGGTAATGCTCATGGAGCAACAGGAATTGCTTACTATCCTGCCAACTATTGTGTGATGCCGATAGGTGATGGTTATTATGACCCAGATAATCAGGGAGTAAATATTGTCTTATCATCATGTGATAGTGAAGAATATGAAAAAGCAGAAAGTGAAGGATATTACGAAAAAGACCGAAGAACAAATGTTTACACTGCAAAGGGTAATATTAATAATTTATTATTTGATGTTCATTCCGATGATTTAAAATCTAGTTGTTCATATTTAAGAAAGACAAGTTCATCTTCTAAAGAATTAGTTTGTAATAATGAAACTAAAACCATATGCGATAAAAAGAATGGAATTTGGGCAGGATATAATAAAGATGGTAAACAGGTATTATGTACGGATACAATTACTACAGATATACAAAACTACATGACAAATAAAAACAAAATACCAAGAAGCACTGTAGACACTTGGAAACTTGGAAGCAGAGTTTTAAATCAGGGTAGATTTGTAGGGGAGTTCATTGTTGCAGACAGTACACATAGTCCAGGCAGTGAATGTTTTGGTACATCAGAAAATACAGGAATTTGTTATACTTATTATCCAAAGAATAATGATAATACTAAAAACTCCAATAAAACATTTGCTATAATAATTGCAGAGAGCGACTTTGGAAGTTCTAGTTTAGCATATGAACCAGATTTAAATTCTTCTGATGTATTAAGCAGTTCTAATTGGGATTCTTGGTATAACCATGCACACAACAATTTAAATTTAACAAAAAATATTAATAGAACATATAATAAAAATGTTTGGTGGAATTGGGGTATACCATCAAAAGATTTATGGGGATTCATAGCGAAACAAACAGACGATTTGGATTTTATTTCCAACACAACTGTATCTGATGATTCTCCAAACTATCCATACACAGGTTTACAAAGAAGTAATGCAACATTCTATTGGACATCTACTTTTGAAACTAATTTTGATTATGGAACTAAAACACAATTAGCATACTGCCAATCTTTCGGTGATTCTCCTATGATTGTTTTGTCTAGACGAGATAATAAACATAGAGCAAGAGCATGTTTGGCAATCGAAATCGTTGGGTAAAACCAATAAATATATTTGACAATAGTAATATTTGTTGTATAATATTATTAAATTCTTAAAATGGAGATGTATATGTCAGAAGAAAAAAAGCAATTCAGAAAAGTACCTATCGACCCAAACCATAGAGGATTAAAGAAGAAATTAGGAATGGTTCAAAGTTTTGCAGTGGCTCTTGCTTCTAGAAATATAAACAATAATAAAATCAATAAACCCATTAAACAACTAAGAGTTTTGAGTTGTTTTGGAAATTTAGAGAATGGCGGAGAACTACCACCCTGTGAATATTTAACGGAAAGTGAAACTGGTAAGGGTAAACACTATTGCGGTGCTTGTGGGTGTGGTGATAGTAAGATGACATGGTTAGTCGCAGAGGGAGAAGACTATAGTAAATTAGATTATCCGAAAGTAGCATGTACCCTTCAAATGCCAGGATTTACTAATTATGTTGTAAGTTCTCCAGACGAAGCAGAAGAACCAGTAACAAGAAAATACTATATTGAAAATATTGATTATAGTGAAGTTCAAAAGGTTTCTGTCGTAATTGGTGAAGAAACAACACCAGAAGAAGACACAAAAGAAGAATCTTAACTGCTTAATATACAATCTTGCTCATGGTGCTTTTATACATATATGTGTAAATTTCTATAAATATAAGCATCAGGAGTATTTTAAATGGCAAATCTTACTACTAGAGATGAATTAATCGATTATGCTCTACGAAAATTGGGCGACCCCGTAGTAGAAATAAATGTCGATAGACAGCAATGCGAAGACCGTCTTGACGAGGCTCTTTTGCTATTTGCTGAAAGACACCATGACGGTGCGGAAAAAGCATATTTCAAATATCAAATAACACAGGCAGACAAAGATAACCTGTGGATTGATACTAGTGGTTTTGGTCCAGTTAATGGACTTACTGCTGATGTTGACGCTCCAACTGGAGCAGACATATTAACTGTGTCTGGAATATTTCAGTTTGGAAATTTTGCTAGTATTGATATGTTCGATGTAAGATATCAGATGGCATTAAGTGATTATTTTGGAATTAATAGAGGTTTGGGATATAACAGTTCTATGGGTCTTGCAAGATACGACCAAACTAAAAGATATATCAACATGATTGAAGACTTCTTTCAACCAGAAAGAATGATTAGATTTAATAAGGTTAGAAATAGACTCTTTTTAGATATGCGACCATCAGACCTTACAGTTGGTAGATATGTTGTTGTTGAAGCATATGTAAAATTAAAATCGTCTACATTTTCTGAAATATTTAATGATATTTGGTTGAGAAAATACACAACAGCACTTATTAAAAAACAATGGGGGTCTAATTTATCTAAATTTGAAGGTGTTCAATTACCGGGTGGAGTTTCATTGCGAGGGGGAGAAATATATTCGGAAGCAAATGAAGAAATATTAAGATTAGAAGAAGAACTCCAATTAACATATGAACTACCAATTAATTTTGATATAGGTTAAAGGTTTATAAATGGCTCGTAATCCACACTTTAAAGAATATTCTGGAGAGCAGAATGTAGTTGAAGACCTTACCATTGAAACAATAAAAGCAATGGGTAAGGACATGGTCTATATTCCTAGAACTCTAGTTAATCAAGATAAACTTTTCGGGGAAGACCTTATTTCTAAGTTTGATGACGGATATCAACTAGAAATGTATATTGCTTCCATTGATGGGTTTGAAGGTGAAGGAGATATACTTTCAAAGTTTGGATTAGAGATTAGAGATAGAGTAGAACTTATAGTTTCCAGAAAAAGATTTGAACAGACTGTTGGGGACTATGAAAGTATTACTAGACCAAAAGAAGGTGATTTAATATTCTTCCCTTTAAGTAAAACTCTTTTTGAAATCAATTTTGTAGAACATGAAAATCCATTTTATCAGTTGGGTAAATTATACACTTATAGATTATCTTGTGAGGTATTCACATACAGTCAAGAAGAAATCGATACTGGATATACCGATATTGATACAGTAGAAGATGTAAGCAAGAAGTTTGCAGTTACATGGGACTTAGGAACTAGAGTTAGTAGCAGTACATACACCAATTTCTTTGAAGGTGAAACTGTATATCAAGTATCTGGTGTTACTGGTGCAACTGCTGAACTTGCCAATGCAACTGCTACTGCTGTTGTTACTGATTGGGATTCTACACTAACAAAACTAACAGTTACAAATATTGTGGGTACTATTAATGTTTCTGCTTCGGAAACAATTAAGGGTGCGGTATCTAGTGCAGAATATCCAATAACAACATCCACCACAACTACTATAATTATACCACATGAACCAGAAGATGATTCACCAGTTGGTGATAATGAAGATATTGAATTGATTCGTGACCAAGATGATATATTTGACTTTACAGATACTGACCCATTCTCGGAGGGTGATTATTAATGTTTAGACAATTCTATAATGAATCTATTAGAAAATTAGTAATTGGATTTGGTTCACTGTTTAATGATATAGTGGTCAAAAGAGAAAATGCGGATGGAACTACCAAAGAAACCATTCGTGTTCCTTTGTCTTATGGTCCAAAAGAAAAGTTTATAAGAAGGATACAAGAGAGTAGTAGTATCTCAAATGGTACACATACCCAAATAACTTTACCAAGATTGGGATTTGATATCACTGGAATAATGTATGACCCTCAAAGAAAGGGAAATAAACTAAGAAAAACTTCCGTGAAATCATCAGATGGTACAACTACTTCTTATAATTATTCTGAAGTTCCATATAATATCTCATTTGGATTATATGCATTCTCAAGAAATCAAACAGACAACTTGCAGATTATAGAACAAATACTTCCTTATTTTACTCCAGAGTTTAATGTTTCGATAAAGGTTAATAGAATTAATCCTAATGTTGATGTTCCTATTATTTTGGGTGGAGTAAGCACAGCAGAAGAATATGAAGGCGAATTTGATACTCGCAGAAACTTAACTACCACTTTTGAGTTTACAGCAAAGACTTACATATATGGACCACCAAAGACAAGCAAAATTATTACAACATCAGAGATAGATATATTTGGTACATCAGAAAAATTCAACTATCCTGTAACTGGCGCACACGATTTAAGAATTGGAATAACAGGTGGATACAGTGGAGCATCTGGCGCAACAGGTGAATTCGCGGGTGGATTCACAGCAGGTAACGAATGGTATGGAGATTTTTATTATGAAACATAAGAAAAGTGTAGATGAAAAATTATCTGAAGCATTGGATACAGAATTTAAAACTAAAGAGTTATCAAAACCTGTACCCGCACACGCAAAAGCAATTGAGGTGAATGCAGTTGATAGCGAGAAGGATTATTGGTTAGTTCGTAAGAACATGAAAGAATTAATATCTACTGGTGAAGATGCAATAGAAGGTATTATTAAAGTCGCAACTGAAGGGGATTCTCCACGAGCATATGAAGTGGCAGCACAAATGATTAAGACGGTTGCTGAAGTGAACAAAGACTTGATAGACTTACACAAGAAAGTAAAAGATATAAACAAGGAAGAAGTTAATATCAACAATACTACAAACCAATCAATCTATGTTGGTTCTACTAGTGATTTGCAGGACTTAATAAATCAAGAAAGAAGTCGAACAAAAGCAATCACAACAGAAGATATTATTGATACGGATATTATAGATGACTGATAAACAAAAAGGTTATTTAGGAAACCAGAATCTTAAAGAGGCTGGTGTCAATATCGAATTCACCAAAGAACAGGTGAAGGAATATATGCGTTGTGCTACAGACCCCATATACTTTATCGAGAAGTATATCAAGGTTGTTTCTTTGGATGAAGGACTTGTTCCTTTTAAGATGTATGACTTTCAAGAACATATGATTGATGCGGTACACAACAACAGATTTGTTATTGGTAAATTACCAAGACAGTCTGGTAAATCTACCACTATGGTATCGTACCTTCTACACTATATCCTTTTCAACCAAAGTATGAATGTTGCTATTCTAGCAAATAAACAATCCGTCGCGAAAGATATTTTGAGTCGTTTGCAACTCACCTACGAATATCTGCCACTTTGGTTGCAACAAGGAATTGTAGAATGGAACAAAGGTTCTATCAAACTTGAAAATGGTTCAAAGATTATTGCATCTTCCACATCATCAAGTGCGATTCGTGGTGGTTCATATAACATTATTATGCTTGACGAATTTGCACATGTTCCTAATACCATTGCTGAAGAATTCTTTAATTCTGTATATCCTACAATCAGTGCGGGACAGAATACAAAAGTTATTATGATTTCAACTCCAAATGGATTGAATATGTTTTATTATTATTGGAAGGGTGCAACAAAGAAGCCTGGCGAAGACGGAAAGAACGAATACATTCCAATTGAAGTAGAATGGCAACAAGTCCCACAATATCCCGGTGGTCCTCTAAGAGATGAAAAGTGGAAAGCAGAAACAATTGCAAATACATCTGCTGAACAGTTTAGACAAGAATTTGAATGTGATTTTGTTGGAAGTCAAAATACTTTGATTTCTTCGCAGAAACTTCGTTCATTGAACTGGTCTACTCCAATAAAAAGAGAAGCAGATGGTTTATGGGTTTATGAAGAACCCAAACCAGATAGAGATTATTTTATGACAGTAGACACTTCTCGTGGTCAAGGAAAGGATTATAGTGCATTCACTATTATAGATGCAACAGAAATGCCATATAAGTTGGTTGCAAAGTATAAAAATAATACAGTTTCTCCTATGGTGTTTCCTACAGTGATAAGAGCAGTTGCAACAAAGTATAATAATGCGGGGGTTTTGGTGGAAATTAACGACATTGGAGGGCAAGTTGCAGATATTCTCCATGAAGACTTAGAATATGAAAATATTATGATGACTGCATATAAAGGTAGAGCAGGACAAGTCATGAATGGTGGTTTTGGTTCTAGCAGAACTCAATCGCAATTAGGTGTTCGTACAACCGTTCCTGTGAAAAAACTTGGGTGTTCTATACTAAAAAGTCTAATTGAAGAAGATAAACTTATTGTGGAAGATGTTGATGTAGTTAATGAATTGATTACCTTTGTTGCAAAAAAGAATTCATTTGAAGCAGATGATGGTCATACAGACGATTTGGTAATGTGTTTGGTTTTGTTTGCGTGGATGACTAGGCAAGAATATTTTAAATCTCTTACTGACAGTGATATCCGAACTCAGATATATGAAGGTCAAATTCGTGAAATAGAAGATGACCTATTGCCATTTGGGTTTATAATGGACGAAACTGAAGAAGGAGAGTGGGATGGGGAATCGAGATGGTTCAGTGCCTAAAATCAAAAAATTATAAATATCAAGAATACGAATATAAAAAGTAATATAAAATATATATTTTTATGAAAATAAAGCACACATCTTTCTAGGAGATTAAGAATGGCTAGACCAAATGTAACAGTTATAGTAGAAGACCAGAGTTTCTTCATTCCAAATACAGAATCAGGTTCTCTTGCTCGTGGAGGTATGCCAAGTACGCAAGGATTGATTCAAGCAATAGGAACTACTGCGGAATATAAAGCAGGTTTAATGACACTTGAAAGTGTTGCTGATATCATGTCAAGATTGAATACCAATGAACCAATACATGAACAAACGGATACTGCGTTGGAAGGCGACCAAGGATTTCCTTTTTATCATCTAACTCCCGGTTCAACTTACAATTATGAACACGGAAATTCCTTTGCAGGATTAACCTATGCAAGATGGAGTCAAGGTCCAACAGGAGCATGGAAAAATGAATGGTGGGCTGCCCACAACTTCCTACAATATGGTGGTGTTTTGGTTGTTGCAGGAACAGGTGATGAATCGTCTTATGCAAGTGGTGTGGCTGCACTTACAGATAAGGGTATTGCTTTAGATGTAGTTTTCGGTGCAACTGGTACAAGTACTTGTTCAACTGTCGCAACCACAAGAGGAGATTGTGTAGCAATTAATAATGTAGCGCCAGGACTGGCAGCGGGTAGTGCGGCATTTGTTGGAAACGCAGACGAATTCAATATCTGCGTATTTGGACAAAAGAAACACCTTAACATCTCAAGAACTACATCCAACGATTATGGTACAGCAGATTCACCAAACTATATCACTACAAATATAGCCGCAGATGTTGCAGGGTGTATTTGTAGAAACGATAAACTTGGTGATATGTGGTGGTCACCTGCCGGATTTAAACGAGGAACAATCTTGGATGTCGTAAGTCTTATTGACAATCCAACAGATTCTGAAATGGATACAATGTATGACCTCAAGATTAATCCAGTTACTACCTTCCCAGGCGAAGGAACAGTATTGTTCGGGGATAAAACTGGTGCAGAGTCAACAAGCACATTAAGTAGAATTAATGTTTCTAGACTCTTTATATACCTCAAGAGGACAATCGGTGCGGCTGCAAGAGATAAACTCTTTGAATTCAACGATGAAATAACAAGGGCGGCATTTGTAAATTCAGTAGTTCCAGTGCTTCAAACTATACAAAGTCGAAGGGGAATCTATGACTATAGGGTTGTTTGTGATGAAACCAATAATACTTCAAACATCATAGATTCAAACCAATTTGTTGCTGATGTTTATATCAAGCCAGCAAAAAGTATTAACTTTATCAAACTAACATTTACAAATAAGAATACAGGTGATGACCTAACTGGTTCACTCTCTGAATCAGGACTCACACCCTAATAGATTAGGATTACATTAAGGAGTAATAGCATATGACACACAAAATGGACATAGACACCTTCAAGACTAATTTTGATGGTGGAACTCGACCAAATAGATTTGTAGTCGAAATAGACATGGGTGAATATGGGGATATAAAAAATCAATTCATGGTGAAGGCAGCGTCGATGCCAGCAGAAAGTGTTGGGATACTTCAAGTTCCGTTTCGTGGTCGTGTTGCTAAACTTCCCGGTGATAGAGCATACCCAGAGTGGACATTCACAATGCTCGATGAAATTACTGACGACATTCGTGGTACATTCCAAAAATGGCACAACGATTTCAATGACCATAAAGAAAATGTTGTATCGCATCCTGACCAATTAAGTGGTGTGGGTGAATCTTTCGGTACTGCTACCGTAAAACAATTAGATATGATGGGTAATGTCATCAGATGTAGACAACTTATGCGAACATGGCCTGTAGAAGTTGGTGCAATCGACTTGAGTTACGATGTAGCAGACACACTAACAGAGTATTCAATAACTCTTGCATACGACTATCTGCAAGATTGTCAAGGTGCTGGTGGTGCTGGTGGTCCTGGCGCCAACTAAGGTGCTGTGCTACATTCCAATAATACGATGATTAAAGTATTATACATATAGTAACTATCATCAAAAGGAATTTATATTATGCCCATACAACTTTTTGGTTACACCATAGGGAAAAGTTCCCCAGTAGAACCACAAGAATCAAAGAAACAAGTATCATTTGTAGCACCAGATAGTTACGATGGTACTTATACTTTAGAAACCGGCGGAGTCTTCGGAACACTTGTAGACTTCTCTGGTTCTGTTCGTGATGAAAACAATCTTATCATGCAATATCGGAATATGTCGTTATTCCCCGAAGTAGACCAAGCAATTGAAGATATTATTAACGAATCCATTATATTAGATAAAGACCATAAACCAGTTAAATTGGATTTAGAGAGTGTGGACTTATCTGATGGTATTAAAAATAAAATTTATGATGAGTATGATGGCATTCTAAGGATGTTAGAGTTTCATAGAAAGGGAGTAGATTTATTCCGAAGATGGTATATTGATAGTAAATTATATTATCATATTGTTATTGACCAAGACAATCCACAAAAAGGAATTAAAGAACTTCGTGCGATAGACCCAGTTAAAATTAAAAAAGTTAGAAAAGTTGAAAAAGAACAAAGACATGTTGGAACTGGTAAAGTTCCTTTTGTTAAAAAGGTGGAAGAATTTTATGTATATACGGATACCAGTAAAGATTCGGTATATACAACACCGACATCAGGTATTAAAATTTCAACAGATTCTATCTGTTATGCTCATTCTGGTGTTATAGATTTATCCACTAAAAGAGTTGTTGGGTATCTACAAAAAGCCATACGACCAACAAATATGTTACGACAAATTGAAGATGCAGTTGTTATCTATCGAATCTCTCGTGCGCCAGAACGAAGAATATTCTATATTGATGTTGGTAATCTTCCAAAGAATAAAGCAGAACAATATCTTCGTGATATTATGAATCGTTATAGAAATAAATTAACATACGATGCAGGTACTGGTGAAATTAAGGATGGGAGAAACCATCTTCATATGCTAGAAGACTTCTGGCTACCAAGACGAGAAGGTGGTAGAGGAACAGAGATTACTACACTTGATGGTGGACAAAATCTTGGTGAAATGGAAGATGTTGAATATCTACTCAAGAAAGTATATCGTTCTTTGAATGTTCCTATCAGTAGAATGGAAGCAGAAAACGGATTCAACATGGGTCGCTCTGCTGAAATTACTAGAGATGAAGTTAAATTCTATAAGTTTATTGAAAAACTGAGAATGAGATTTTCTGATATGTTCCTACAATTACTACGAGTTCAACTAATACTCAAGGGTGTAATGTCACAGGAAGATTGGGATAAACTCTCTCCAGATATTAAATTTAATTTTAATCAGGATTCTTATTTTTCAGAATTAAAACAAACAGAAATTTTAAAGGATAGATTAGATATATTAACTCAAATGGAGGAATATGTTGGTAAATATTATTCTACAGATTGGATACGAAAGAATGTATTACAACAATCAGAAGAAGAAATTATGCAAATTGATGCACAGATACAAAAAGAAGGGTCTAATTTAGAACCTGAAGAAGATATGATGGGACAAGAAGGAGAGTATTAATGGACGATGAGAAAAATTATATGGATGATATGATTGCTTCTATTTTCGATGGAGATAGGGAAGAATTTTCTTCTGCATTTCAGGCTGAAATCGGAGAAAGAATTGGACAAAAAATGGCAAATAAAGAATCTGAAATTTCTTCTAATTTAATAAATAGTTCAGAGGAAGACGATTTAGAGGAAGAATCATAAATGAAACCCATAAAGTATAAATTTAAAAATGTATCAGATGCTAAAAAGTTTGCATCTTCTATAATAAATGCAGGGGTAAACAAACGAAACATAAAAACAATATCAAAAAGTGTTAGTATTTCTAATATCAAAGATAAAGAAATGATAACTATGATGGACTTTTTATCACATGAGATGAAAGCAATAAAGGAAGAAACTACTATGAATGACATCATATCATCAATACAAGAAGCACTAGATAATGAAAATGGCGTAAATTTTGAACCCAAAGACGGAACAAATATACATATAACACAAGAAGATGCAACCAATATCACTTCTGTACATGATACTTTAAATGAAGAAAATCAAAAGAAGATGAGAGCATTATTAGAAGAATCAGAGGAAGATTATACAAAAGTATTAACCTTCTGTAATAATCAATTTAACGAATAAGGGTAGTAAATATGACAACGGAAAACATCATCAAAGACCTACTAGACGGAAACATTTCGGCTGCAAAAGAAGCAACCGATAATCTTTTATATTCTAAAGTAAATGAAGTACTTAGTGATATGAAAGAAGATATAACTGGGTCTGTATATGGCATATATGAAAAGAAGAAAAAGAAAGATGATGATGAAGATGATTATGCAGAAAAAACTGATAAAGAAGATGACGGTGAAGGATTAGACCCTGTTGATGCAGAAGATAGTGATGTTGATAATGATGGAGATAACGATGAATCTGACGATTATCTAAAGAACCGAAGAAAGGTTCGTAAGAAAGAAATCGAAGATGATGAAGAAGTTGATGAAAATCTAAAACTTGCACCCAAATCTGGTCCCGGTAGAAAAGCAGCCAAGGCTTTGTATCAAGATACAACCACTGAAGATGAAGATTTGGATGAAGGTTCTAGGGGTGATGGTAGAGCCAAATACATCTATGGGATAGAAATTAAGAAGTATGAAAAATTAACTGATGCTCTAAAATCCAAAATAAAAGCGAAATGGCACGCTACCCAATCTAAAGAAGAAAAGGAAAAAGCAACATGAAACTCATTACGGAAATGACCGAAGATATTCAAGTTCTTATCGAAGAAGATAAAAGTACTGGCGCCAAGAATCACTACATTCAAGGTATCTTTATGCAAGCAGAGCAAAAGAATCGAAATGGTAGAATCTATCCTCTCGGAATCATGGAAAACGAAGTTGCAAGATATAATAAAGATTTAGTATCTCGTAATCGTGCAATGGGTGAACTTAACCATCCTCAAGGTCCAACTGTAAATCTTGACCGTGTTTCTCACATGATTAAAGAGTTAAAGGTTGACGGTAATGATGTTCAAGGTAAAGCGAAACTTCTTGATACTCCTATGGGTAATATCGCAAAAAATTTAGTAAATGAAGGCGCACAACTTGGTGTTTCATCTAGAGGGATGGGTTCGTTGGAAGAAAAAGGTGGTGTCAATTATGTAAAGGATGACTTCATGCTTTCAGCAGTAGATATTGTCGCAGACCCATCTGCACCTGGCGCATTTGTAAATGGTATCATGGAAGGTAAAGAATGGATTTGGGAAAATGGTGTAATCAAAGAACAACAAATTAATGAATATTGCAAGATGATTAATAAAGCATCTGCAAGAGAACTGGAAGAAAAAGCAATTCATGCTTTTAAAGATTTTCTATCAAAACTATAGGGTATTATAATGACACAACAAAATTCTCTAGTACACATATCAAAACAAGCACTAATCAATGAAGAAGATGTATCTGAAGTTGTGGATAAAGTAAAGGATGTATATGGTAAAGCGAAGAAAAAGAGTGTAGAAAAGTTAGGTCAGAAAACAACAGATAAAATAGAAAAGGTTGGTAAACAAGCAATTACTGCCGCAGGAGAATCTGCAAAGGCTGCTTTGATTGCAAAGGCAGGAGAATTGGGTGGTAAATGGGTACATAAACTATTAAGTAAGGCATGACCCAAGTAAAATTGCCTGTAGAATTATTAAAAAATATATATAATTAGATAGTTTAAAATAAACAAGACTACAACAAGGAGTTAAGTAAACATGTCCGAAACAGAATATTATACAACAGAATTATCAGAGGCAGGAAAGAAACCTGAAACTCCTACCCTTGATACATCGAGTGAAGAAGACCCAAAACTCTATCAGGACGCTGAAGGCGGTCATGCTAAGATTGACACAGATAAAGGTACTTCTCAAGGTGGTAATGAGTTAAAAGGTAAATCAAAAGCATCTGCTACCATTGAAAAGCCAAAAGCAAGTGGTACTTCTAAAGAAAGATTAGAACATCACTTAGCCACTCTTTTTGATGGTGAAGAACTTTCTGAAGCATTTCAGGGTAAGGCTGCTACAATCTTTGAAGCCGCAATCAACGAACGAGTTGGTGCATTTGAAGATGCTATCATAGAACAATATCAAGCCCATCTTACAGAATCTATCGAAGAAACAACTAAAGACCTAATAGAAAAATTAGATGACTACTTGGGTTATGTTGTTGAACAATGGATGGAAGAAAATAAACTTGCTGTTGAAAATGGTATCCGAACAGATGTTGCAGAAAACTTTATCTCTGGTTTAAAAGAATTGTTTGAAAATTCATATATTGATATGCCAGATGAAAAATATGATGTTCTTGGTGATATCACAGAAGCAAACGAACAATTAGAAGAAAATCTAAATCTAGCACTCGAAGAAAACATTGCACTTCATAAAGAAATTACTGCACATCGTTGCGGTGAAATTTTTGCAGAAGAAACTGATGGTTTGACAGATGTTGAAGTAGATAAACTTGCTTCTTTATCTGAAGGTATTGAGTTTGATGATGAAAATCAATATCGAGAAAAGATTAACATTCTAAGAGAAAGTTACTTCACAAATGCTCCTTCAACAACAGAAGAATTAGTTGAGAGCGCCGGTGAAAGTAAACCTGCTCCAGAAGCAGGAAGTCCAATGGACATTTACATGAACTCAATTCACAGACACAGTAAAGCAGATAAAACATCTTGAGAATAAGATTTTTATATATAAGAAAGTAAATCAACATAACAAGGAGAATCTATAATGGATTTCAACAAAGAAAACAGCACAGCAGATGTACTTGCTGAAAAATGGGCTCCAGTACTGGAGCATCCCGATTTACCAAGCATCAACGACAATTACAAACAAAAAGTAACTGCCGTACTCTTGGAAAATCAAGAACAAGCATTGAGGGAACAGCACTTAACAGAAGCACCCGCAAACGCAATGGGTGGTGGTGGCTTTACCGTTACTCAAGCCGCACAAGCAGGTTCTTCAAACCTCGCAGGTTACGACCCAATCTTAATCAGTTTGGTCCGTCGTGCAATGCCAAATCTACTTGCATATGACCTCGTTGGTGTTCAACCAATGAGTGCGCCTACTGGACTTATCTTTGCTATGAGAGCAAAATATGATAGTCAAAGTGGTGCAGAAGCATTGTATCAAGAAGCATTTGCTAAATTCTCTGGTGCAGGTAACACTTCAGTTGGTGGTGTAACACTATCAAAAGATGGTATCAACCCAACAAGTGCCGCACTCACAGGTTTCCGTGCATTGCTAACAGCAAGTGCCGAAGGCCTTGGTGACACAACTACATTCCGAGAAATGGCATTCAGCATCGAACGAGTTGCTGTAGAAGCCAGAACTCGTGCATTGAAAGCAGAATACACCACTGAACTTGCTCAAGACTTGAAAGCAGTTCATGGTTTAGATGCAGAAAGTGAACTTGCTAATATTCTTAGCACAGAAATTCTCGCAGAAATTAACCGAGAAGTAATCCGAAGTGTTTATGTAACTGCTAAAGACGGCGCACAACAAAATGACCTCACAACTGCGGGTACTTATGACCTAAATGTTGACTCTGACGGACGATGGAGTGCAGAACGATTCCGTGGTTTGATGTTCCAACTCGAACGAGAAGCAAACACAATCTCAAAGCAAACCCGTAGAGGCAAAGGTAACTTCGTTGTTTGTTCATCCGATGTTGCTTCCGCACTCGCAATGGGTGGTTGGTTACAACTATCGCCAGCACTCAACACTAATCTAGATGTTGATGACACTGGTAACACTTTTGTAGGTACATTGAATGGTAAGATGAAAGTTTACATCGACCCATACAGTGCATCAGATACAGCATCTTCAGATGTAAACTTCGCATGTGTTGGTTACAGAGGTAGCAACCCATACGATGCTGGACTGTTCTACTGTCCATATGTTCCACTACAAATGGTTCGTGCCGTTGGGGAAAACACCTTCCAACCAAAAATCGGGTTCAAGACTCGATATGGTATGGTAGCAAACCCATTCGCACACGATGACGGTTCTGCCGTAATGTCAAGTGGTGAACTAGTTGCAAGTAAGAATGTCTACTACAGACTCTTTGCAATCACTAACCTACATGGTAACACTAGTGGTTCATCATAAACCCTAAATTAATGTAGAGCAATCTACTAGGTAATAGATGGGGAGTCCTTCGGGACTCCCCTATCTTTTTATACATATAGTAGGAGAAGTTTATGGTATATTCAAATCCAAATGCACAGGGAACTACTGGTGGATACACTGGTCCTGGAATACCCGATGTAACTAGGTCTTATAATCCTAGGCAACCGTCTACCAATAATTATCTTTCTACCAACTTTTTTAGATTAGAAATTACAAGACTCCCCACTGTAACATATTTCTGCCAAAGTGTTGGTTTACCTGCATTGACTTTAACTCCAGTTGAACAACCTACTGCTTTAGGTTTAAATCCAAAATTTATAGGTGGTAAATATGCATTTGACGATTTAAATGTTAGTTTTATAGTAGATGAAAATATGCTGAATTGGCTGGAAGTCTTCAATTGGATGAAAGATATTGGTACTATGGAAAAACTAGATAAACCAGTCATAGACAGAAAACAAACTATGGAATTCTTTTCTGATATTCTTCTTGTAGTAACTAACAGTGTATATAAACCAAAATATCATGTTCGATTTAAGGACACTTTCCCTATCGCCTTATCTGGAATAGATTTCAATTCGGCATTAACCGAAAATGAACCAGTGATTGCGAACGCAACATTTACATACACATCATATAGTGTCACGGCACTTTAATTAACTTGACTTTACCTTTTTTTGTGTTATAATTAGTCAGGAGATTTATTATGAATATAGAAGAATTAAGAAAAATGGTAAGTGATGATTTGGTTATGGATAAAACTGAATTAGATATAGAATCAATGAAAACGCCACAAATTCATAACAAATATCTCGTAATGTACACAGATGAAAAATTAATAATGGGCAAACTCGAATCAGATTTAAACATTCTTAAAAGGGACAAGTGGCTATATTACACAGGAAAAATGAGTCCAGAACAACTAAAAGATAGAGGGTGGGATACATTTGACCTAAATATTCTCAAAACAGACATAGAGAAATTTTTAAGTGCGGATGAAGATTTGATTAAATTGGCGAATAGAATACTCTTTCAAAAAGAAAAAGTAAACTATCTAGAAAGTGTAATTAAAATTATCAACAATAGGCAGTGGAATATTCGTGCAGCCATTGATTGGTTGAAATTCACTAATGGCGCATGAGTGATTTAGATGTACAACAAATAGATTCTGTTCATATCAAAATTAGATGTGAAAGGTCGATTGCAAAAGAACTGAGTGATTTCTTCACCTTTACTGTTCCTAACTATCAATATACCCCTGCATATAAAAATAAAATATGGGACGGTCAAATTAGACTCTATAGTGTCCACACACAATTATTATATTCGGGATTGCTTGATTATGTTTATAAGTTCGCACAGGAAAGAAACTATACGGTTGAAACAGATATTAAAAAACCACAAAGTGCCATACCACACAAAGATGTAAATTCTTATATTCTAGATAAGATACAACCAACTGTAAATGGAAAAGAAATACAACCACACGACCATCAAATAGATGCCATTACTCATGCAATAAACAAAGAACGGTGTCTTCTTCTTTCTCCAACTGGAAGTGGTAAGTCTTTGATAATTTACAGCCTGGTTAGATATTATGAATCTATTTTGCCAAAAGATAAAAAGATATTAATTATTGTACCAACAACAGGACTAGTTTCTCAGATGTATAATGATTTTAAAGATTACTCATCTAAGAATAATTGGAATGTTGACGATAAATGTCATGTGGTATATGCAGGACAGGATAAAGTAACAGAGAAAAAGGTGGTGATATCTACATGGCAAAGTTTATATAAGATGTCCGAAAAATATTTTTCTCAATATGGTGCTATATTTGGTGATGAATGCCATTTATTTAAATCTAAGTCCTTAACTAGTCTAATGACAAAATTAAAGGACTGCAAATACCGTATAGGGACGACAGGTACTTTAGACGGAACACATACACACAAGTTAGTAATAGAAGGATTGTTTGGTGGGGTTTATAATGTTACCACCACCACAAAATTGATAGAAAAGGATTTACTTTCTAGATTAGAAATTGATTGTATAAATTTACAATATCCGATAAAGGATATAGAATCTGTAAAAAGAGCAACATATCAAGACGAGATTAAATGGATAATTGCACATGAAAAAAGAAATAAATTTATTACTTCTTTATGTTCCAGTATGAAAGGTAATACTTTACTCCTATTTAATTATGTAGAGAATCATGGTAAACCACTATTCGATAGAATTAGGCGTGAATGCAGCGATAGAAAAGTATTTTTTATTCATGGTGGTACAGAAACCGAACAAAGAGAGTATATTAGAAAGATTATAGACAAAGAAAAAAATGCTATATTAATTGCTTCATATGGAACTTGTTCTACAGGAATTAATATCAAAAATATTCATAACATTATATTTTCTTCACCTTCTAAATCGGTCATAAGGGTATTACAGTCCATTGGTAGGGGATTAAGAAAATCAAGTAACAAAGACCATGTAAAATTGTATGATATAAGTGATAATTTAAACTTTAAAAAGTATAAGAATCACACTATGCGACACTTCGATGAAAGAATAAAGATATATAATAGAGAGAACTTTGTTTTTAATATACTAAAAATAAAACTATAAGGAAATGTAGTATGAAAAATTCATATAGAATATTAAAATTAAGAAGTGGAGAAGAACTTATTGCTGAACTTCGTGGTGAATCCAACAACAAACTAATTCTACAAAGACCAATGATTTTTAAGAGTATAGTTATTCCCGACCCATTTGGAAAACAAAAAGAAATAACAATTCTTAAAAATTGGCTTTCTCACACAAATGAAATTCAAACTAAAATACCAAAAGACTTTATTGCAACATATTTAAAACCAGATAACGATGTTGTAGAACTTTACAACCTAGAAAAAGAAAAACAAGATAAAGATTTAAATCCAAAAAGAAAAATCATTGATACAAAAAAAGATAATCCGTTTTCTAGTAAAGAACCTAAAAAACTAGATGATATGACACCAGAAGATTTAAATGATTTTTTAAATATGGTAAAACGAGAAATGGATGAAAATCCAGATGCATTTGAAGATGAACAATCATTAATGCCACCTAACATGAAAAATTTTATAACTATGTCAATATTCCTCCCACCAGAAGCACTCCTATCTTTAGTTGATGCAGGACTATTGGACATAGAAGATGTAAACGCATTAATCGATTCTATGAGAAATGATAATTATAAAGGTAATGATAAGAAAAGACAAACAGAAGAAGACTTCGGTATGGACTGGAAAGATTGGAGTCCAGACCCAGAAGATTATTTAAAGTGATTAAATCTATTTTATTTCCCTGGCACAGATAAGTGTAAACTATAAATGCAATTTTGTCAAGTAAAAAAATAATATTTTTGTGTACATTTTAAAAAATCAATGTATAATGAGTAACATATGAGTAAAGAAGATAAAAAACCTGTTAAACCACATTATGTAGATAATAAAGAATTCTTTAAATGCATGGTTGAATGGAAAAGAATTGTAGTAGAAGCAGAATCGTGTGATGAAGCAAGACCGCCAGTTACGGACTATATAGGCGAATGTTTCTTAAAGATTGCAGAGCATTTGTCTTATAGACCTAATTTTATAAATTATCCCTTTAGAGAAGAAATGATTGGTGATGGTATAGAAAATTGTTTGATGTATGCTCATAACTTCAATCCAGAAAAATCAAAAAATCCATTTTCATATTTTACTCAAATAATATATTATGCTTTTCTTAGGAGAATAGAAAAAGAAAAGAAACAGAACTATATTAAATATAAAGTATTAGAAACAGCCGAAGATGCTCAAATTAGAAATTGGTTTAAAGAAAATTATTTTGAAAAAGAAAAGACAATAGAAGAAGACACTAACGAAGAATTATCTTCTGATAAACTTCTTGCCAAGCATTTTAAATTAAATGAAAATGATATAGAAAAATTTACCCCCAAAAAGAAATCTAAAAAGAAATCTAAAAAGAAAGTAGTAAAAGAAAATAATTTAGACAAAGTTTTACAGGATGAAGTAAGTGAAGATAGCACTGATAAATGACACGCACTTCGGTGCAAGAGGCGATAGCCAATTATTTTTAGATTATTTTATGGAGTTCTTTGACGATGTATTTTTCCCACACATCAAAAAGAATAACATAAAGACGATAATCCATGCAGGCGATTTGATGGATAGAAGGAAGTTTGTAAACTTCAATATTCTTAATCAAGTCCGAACAAGATTTATGGACAGGTTGAGAGATATGGATGTAGAATTACATTGTATTCTTGGCAATCATGATGTCTACTACCGAAATACGAATGTAATAAATTCAATTCGGGAATTGTTTGGTAACGATTTAATTTTATATGAAGAACCTGATGTGGTAAATTTCGATGGATTAGATATTGCACTTCTTCCTTGGGTAAATAAAGAAAATTATGATAAATCTGTAGAGTTTATCAAGACTGCAGCGGCACCAATTCTTATTGGACATCTTGAATTACAGGGGTATGATGTAATGAGAGGGGTTAAATATGACGGTGGAATGGATGCAAAATTATTTGGTAGATATGAGAAGGTATACACAGGACATTTTCATTGTCGCCAAGAACACGGAAACATTCATTATCTAGGAACACAGTATCAAATAACCTTTGCAGATTTAAAAGAACAAAAGGGGTTTCATGTATTAGATACAGAAACAAGAGATATTGAATTTATTCAAAACCCCCATAAAATGTTTCATTCAGTAACATATAACGATGAAGATGGACCAGTTGATATCGACAAATTAGATTGTGGATATTTAAGGGGTGCGTATGTAAAATTATATGTGGAAAATAAAAAACATCCATATTCGTTTGAAAGGTTTATGGATAAACTCTATGATTGTGGTGTGGCTAAGATTACAGTAGTAGAGGAATTAATTAATTCCGAATGGACTCAGGAAGAAATTGTTGACTTGGCGCAAGATACTGTTACACTAATCAATAACGAAATAGATTTAATTGAAGAAGTAAAAGATAAAACAAAAATGAAGAAGATTATCAAAGATTTGTATATGGAGAGTTTGTCGTTATGAATATTTTTGTTCTGGATGAAAGTCCAGTGGTTTCTGCCAAGTATGCATGTGACAAACATGTGGTAAAGATGATTTTAGAATCTGCACAGATGTTGTGTGCCGTTCACCCAGAGGGAACAGCACCATATAAGAGGTCATTCTATAATCACCCATGCACTAAGTGGGTTCGTGAATCTGCAAGAAATTACGAGTGGTTACTACTACATGCGTATGCATTGTGCGATGAATACACTCGAAGATATGGTAAGGTGCATAAAACAGAAGAAGTTATAGAATGGTGCGACAATAACCGTCCAGAGTTACCAAACATCGGATTAACAAAGCAACCAACTTGTATGCCAGATTACTGCAAGACAGAATCAGTTGTTGAGTCGTATCGTAATTATTATATTAACGAGAAATCAGAGTTTGCGAAATGGAAAGATGGTAATGTTCCATCTTGGTATTCGGGAGCATCAGTTTGATAATCTTTAAAACACTTTCATATAGAAATTTCCTTTCAACAGGAAATTATAAAACAACTATAAATCTCATAAAGAGTAACAACACATTAATATCTGGGTATAATGGAGCGGGCAAATCAACAATGCTTGATGCATTAACATATGCCTTATTTGGAAAGTCTTTTCGAGGGACAAAGATACCCCAATTAATTAATTCTATCAATAATAAGGATTGTGTAGTAGAAATAGAATTTTCAGTTGGTAGAGATAATTATAAAATAATTCGTGGATTGAAGCCAAAGATATTTGAAATTTATAAGAATGGTGATTTATTGGACCAAGATGCTAAATCTAGAGATTATCAAAAGATTTTAGAAGAACAGATTTTAAAAATGACCTATAAATCCTTTTGTCAGGTAGTTATTCTTGGTTCATCTAATTATGTTCCGTTTATGAAATTATCCACAACAGATAGAAGATTGGTTGTAGAGAACCTTTTAGATATTGATGTATTTTCTATTATGAATACTTTAGTTCGTTCAAGACTACAGATGGTAAAAGAATATATCAAAGATATTGATACTAAAATTGAAATTGCTAAAAGTAAGATAGACGAAAAACAAAAATTAATCGATACACTCAAAAAGAAATCTTCTGATTCAATAGAAGGATATAAAAACGAAATAGAAACCAACAATAAAGAAGTTTCAAAACTACAAGAAGAAATTAAAGAATTACAAGATAAGATTGAATCTCTTTTTAATAAAGTAGAAGATAAAGATGATGTTCCAAAAAGACTTTTAAAAATGGAAGGATTGGAACAACAACTTAATAATAAAATTAAAAACATTGAAAAGAATGTAAAGTTCTATGAACAAAATGATACATGTCCGTCATGTAAACAAGACATTAAAGAACATCACAAAAAATCTATGTTTGATGATAAAGCAAATGAACGAAAAGAAGTAGAAGATGGTATTTCAGACTTGACAGAAAACATAAAAATTACTGGTGAAAGAATGACGGAAATTAATGAAATATTGAATTCTATAGATAATTTTGAAGTTGAAATGAATGAAAAACAAACCAAAATAAATGTAGCACTGAAATATATCAATACAATACAAAATAAAATTGAAGAAGTGTTGAACGAAGGAACAGAAGTACAAGAAACAAAAGATGAATTAAATAAATTAATTGGTGAAGGTAAAGAACATGTCGAAAGAAGAAAAGAATTGGTGGAAGATAAGCATTATTATAGCATTGCTTCTACTCTTTTAAAAGATAGTGGCATTAAAGCAAAGATTATCAAACACTATTTACCAATAATGAATAGACTTATTAATAAGTACCTTACAGACATGGATTTCTTTTGTCAGTTTAATTTAGATGAGAATTTTGTAGAAACTATAAAAAGCCGACATAGAGATGAATTTACATACAACAGTTTCAGTGAAGGAGAACGACTAAGAATTGACTTGTCTTTGCTTTTAGCATGGAGAGAAATTGCCAGATTAAAGAATAGTGTTAATTGTAACTTATTGGTTCTGGATGAGGTATTTGATTCCAGCCTAGATGCAGTTGGCACTGAAGAATTTTTAAAAATATTAACTTCTTTCGGAAATCGAGCAAATATATTTGTAATTTCTCATAAATCTGATACAATGACAGATAAGTTTGAGAACCATATTGTGTTTGAGAAAAAGAACAATTTTAGTAAAATAAAATGATGACCGATACAAAACATTTTTACGAACGAAACGACCATGTGATTAATTCAGATATTAATTGCAATTTTGAAGACCTTTTGGAAATGACACCCGACCAGTTTAGGGAATGGGTAATCAAATTCCGAAAGGTAGTAAAAGAATCATGGGATGAGTATGGCTGCCCACCAAGAACAGGAAAAAACGAAGAAGCAATTATAGAGCAATTTAATAAGATTGCAGAATACCCTGTACATAAGTTTGCATATAGTGATGAACTTTCTGATGTTGAAGATGATGTAATTATTAACAAGTCCAGAATTGGCGGTGAAGCAGACCAATGGTTCAGTAATATGATGCAGACACGCATCAACTATACAGAAAAAGATAACGGATATTCCATATATGATTTATTTGCAGATGATAGACATTTAGATAAAATGGTAAAGGGTGGAATGCGCCATTTTCGTAGAGATTCCCTATATGAACACGCAAAGAGTGCGTTCACAAACAATAAGAAGTATGCAATAGTTGCAACAGAAGATGCACATGCATGGATGGATGCATTTCATAATAATCGTAATATCTTTAAGGGATATGATTTTATGTTAGAAGAAGTAAAGATACGAGAAGGGTTAAATAGTGGATACTTCCAAGTAGAACAAAGTGAAATTCTTAATTTAACAAAGGATGAAGTACAAGAATATAAAGATAAGGGGTGGTTGGAGTACAGACACTATTCTACATTTGATATCGAGAATATGTCAGACGATAAAAGATACAATATTCGTGTATATCAAAAGGGAAAGAAGATGTTTCCAAAAGCATTTGCCGCATATCGTATTGGATATATTCAACCTGCGGTAAACTTCCCACCAATGACTGCTAAATACTTATATGAGAGATTTACTGAAGATGTTAAAGGACAACAACGAATTGTCATCTATGACCCGTCCGCTGGCTGGGGTGGTCGTATACTTGGTGCTATGGGTGTTAGGGATGACCGTAGGGTGCATTATGTTGGTACTGACCCTAATCCTGATAATTTTTATGGCGATGTGTCAGGTAGTAAATATGAGTCTTTGGCTGATTTTTACAATACCAGAACTTATAGAGGAAATCCATTCTTTTCCGAAACAAACACTTACCACATTTTTCAAGAAGGTTCGGAAGAAATCCACCTCCATCCCGACTTTAAACAATACAAAGGAGAAGTAGATTTTATATTTACTTCCCCGCCATATTTTAACCGTGAAGCATATAGTGAAGATGAAAACCAATCTTATAAAAAGTATGGCTCATCTTATGAGTCGTGGAGGCATGGCTTCCTTGCACCGACTTTGGAAACCTGTGCAGAATACTTGCGACCAGGCAGATATATGGCATGGAATGTCGCAGATTTGTTGGTGAGTGGGAAATATCTGCCTATAGAGAAAGATAGTATTGACATACTTGAATCTTGTGGTATGATGTATAAATATACGATAAAGATGGCATTAGAAGGAATGCCTGGACAAAACAGAATGGGTGAAGATGGTAAACCCACATGTAAAAATTACTGTCAAGTTGATGGGAAATACTTAAAGTATGAACCTGTATTTATATTTTGGAAACCAGAATAAGGAAGTAAGATAATGGCTTGTAAAAAGTGTGGTAAAGATAAAAAAAAGAAGTCGAAATCAAAACGAGCAAAAAAAGAAAAGCACGACCTTCTTTATATCATGAATCCTGGCTGTGGATGGTGTAAGAAAGCAGACCCAGTAGTTAAAGAATTAACAGAAGAAGGTTATGACATAACCACATTGGATGTTACCAAACCCGATGAGGCTGAAAGAGCAAATGAAATAAAAGCAAAATATAATGCACAATGTGGTACACCACAGTTTATTGATGCTGAAACTGGTAATCAGATTTGTGGATTTAGAGAAAAAAACGATTTAGAAAAGTGGGCAAAAGGTGAGGAAATGCCTGCACCACCCCAAAGACCACAACCACCACAACAACAAATTGAAACTTTAAAGTTGGAATATATCTGGTTAGATGGCGACACACCAAAAAATATTAGAAGCAAAACACGATATCAAAGAATGGATTTGTCAAGAATGCCAGATAATGTGAATGCTATGATTAGATTTATACCAAAATGGGGATTTGATGGTTCTTCAACATTACAAGCAACCACAACAGAAAGTGATTGCGGATTAAATCCAATAAAGATTGTTGAAAATCCATTAGACCCACCCTCAATGTTAAGTGGAAAACCAATTTCATATATTGTTTTATGTGAGGTAGTAGATGTTGAAGGAAACCCCCACGAAACAAATACTAGAGCAAAATTATCAAGCACTGTTTCTGAAAGAGAAAGGGGACTAAGAGAAGCAGAACAAAAAAGTGATATGTTGCTAGTAGGATTTGAGCAAGAATATATTATAACCAATCCAATTACAGGAAATCCATTCGGTTGGTCGGATTATGATGATGATACTCCTCCACCACAAGGAAAGTATTATTGTGGTGTTGGTGCAGATGTGACAAAGGGAAGAAAATTGGCAGAAACACATGCTGTTTTATGTAACAAAGTTGGCATAGGTATTGCAGGAACAAATGCAGAAGTAATGCTTTCACAGTGGGAATATCAAACCGCTCCAAAGATGGTAATACAGGCAGCGGATGATGTAATCATTTCTCGATTCTTATTACAGAGATTGGCAGAAGATATGCAATTATCAATTTCTTATAACCCAAAACCAGTAGATGGTGATTGGAATGGTTCTGGTGGACATATTAATTTTTCCACAGATTATATGAGGAGAGAATCTGATACTTCATATCTCAATTTGCTCTGTGCAAGTATGGAAAGATATCACCAAGAATCAATAGGTGTTTATGGTGAAGAAAATAATAGAAGACTTACTGGCAAACATGAAACTTCATCTATGGACGAATTTACATGGGGAGAAATGGATAGAAGTGCTTCTATTCGTATTCCACAATCTACCATGCAAAGTGGTGGAAAAGGACACCTAGAAGATAGGCGACCAGCGGCAAATATCGACCCATATGAAGCATTTAATTACTTGTACACAACAATAATTAAAGTAAACGAAGAACTTCTTATAACTACATAATATGAAAAATAAAATGTCAAATGTTTCATACGAAAATTATATGAAAGACCAGTTAAATCTTTTGTCTTCTAATTTTTCTTTAAAGACTTACAAAACTGCGAACCAAGAAGATTGGAATGGATTTGAAAGGGGTAAAGACCTAAGAATTCAAATTTGTTGGAATGGTAATTGTATTTGGGAGTGGATTACAGAAAAACCTTTTTGGTCGCAAAGAAACACCAACAAAGAAGATAGGATATATATGCGCCGTCATGCAGATGTAAAAATTAATGCATGTAGAAATGCTATAGTTAAGAAAAAGCCAGCAAAGAAGGTAGTCAGAAAGAACAAACCTGCAAATGTTGGTAGTACACAAGAGTTATTTGAAAACATGAAGAAGTCATAGGTAATATGGAAAACATACAAGATTTTAAAATTCGTGAATCAAATGGAAATTTGAAAGAATATAAACAGGGTGATGTCGTTAGAAAAAACGGTAAAGAATATATCGCCACCAAAACTATTCGAGGATATTCTCCTGAACATGGAGAAAGACGAGGATGGAGAGAAATAAACAAAACAAGAATCACCAAATTCTCCAAGAGTACTTCTGCACCAGAAATGGCACAAGAAGGAGATGAGTGGTTCAATACCGATAGTGGAAAATTATTTGTTTATCTAAAATCTGATAGTGGCGCCACCCAATGGGCAGAAATTTAAAGTAAGGATTTTGTTATTATATTATTAGACAACAATCAGTTAGTTATTGCAAGTTTATATCAGTCTTTAAAAATGAATATGGAGATAAATGAAGACATAATTCGTCATTTGATACTCAACACATATAGAATGTATAGAACTAAATTTTATAACCAGTATGGAGAAATAGTAATTTGTCATGATGGAGGCAACTATTGGAGGAGAGATTTATATCCACACTATAAAGCAAACAGAAAGACTAATAGAGATAAATCTGATTTAGATTGGAATTATGTTCACGATATTATGAACACAATGTATGATGAAATCTCATCAAATTTTCCATATAAAAACATAAAACTCAATAAAATAGAAGCAGATGATATCATTGCAATTTTATGCCAAAAGTATCACCAACAAGAAAAAATATTAATTGTTTCTAGTGATAAAGATTTTCAACAATTACAAAGGTATGAAAATGTTAAACAATATAGTCCATTGAAGAAAAGTTATATTGTTTGTGAAGAACCAGAGAATTTTATCATAGAACATATAATAAAGGGAGATTCTTCTGATGGAGTGCCAAATGTTCTTTCTGATGATGATACTTTTGTAAATAAAGAAAAAAGGCAAAAGCCTTGCGGTGCAAAAAAGGTGAGTATGTTAAGAGAAACTTTAGACGAATTAACATCCGAGCCAAACTGGAAAAGAAATCAACAAATGATTGATTTTAATTATATACCAGATGAAATAAGACAAATCATACTTGATGAATTTGAAAAAGAGCCTATCGGTAGTAGAAACAACATTCTAAACTATTTTATTGATAACAGGTTAAAAAACTTAATGCAACACATAGAGGAGTTTTAAATTGTGAGCAAAAAGAAGAAAAAAGGCAACGACTTTGCCGCTGATGATTATAGAGAAATGAAGGCGAGGGGTAAAAGGAAAAAACACCAAAGAAAATCAAAAAGACATTTTGACAAAGATGCTTTGCGTGGTATAATGGATGGTACAGTTGATATAGATGCATATCAAGATTATGTGAATGACGAATATTAAGTCAATGGAGTATATATTATGACAACGCAAACGGCAATAACACTTTCAAACAGAACATTAGAAGTTCTTAAAAACTTCTCTACAATTAATTCAAACATTCTTGTAAAGCCTGGAAATGTACTAACTACAATTTCCCCCATTAAGAATGTTATGTCAGAAGCAACTGTAGAAGAAGATTTTGATACAGAATTTGGTATTTGGGATTTGAGTAAATTCTTGGGAACAATTTCATTATTTAATAAACCAGAATTTGAATTTCATGAAAATCATGTTAAAATACTAGAAGAAAACAATTCAACTGAAGTTACTTATTATTATTCAGAGCCAAGATTGCTTACTACGGTTAGCAAAAAAATTAATATGCCAGAAGCAGTAGTAAGTTGCACATTAACACAGACTGTGTTTAGTGATATTCTTCGTGCGGCTTCAGTTTTACAAGTATCAGACATTGCGATTCGTTCAAACGAACAAGATATCGAAATCGTTGCACTAGATAAATCAGATTCTACAACCAACAATTATTCTGTTACTATCGGTAGCAATCCAACTGGTGCAGATTTTACTTTTTACTTTAAAGCAGAAAATCTTAAAATGTTGCCTGGTGATTATGATATCAACATCAGCGACAAAGTTGTAAGTGAATTTAATAAAGTAAATGACGACCTTACATATTGGGTTGCTCTGGAGTCTGATTCTGTTTATAATGGACACAATCCTTACGATTCTGCGAGATAAAAATGACTTCCAATACTAAAGAATATCTTTGGGTCGAAAAATATCGACCAAAGAAAATCGATGATTGCATTCTTCCACAAAACATAAAAGACACATTTAAACAAATGGTTGATTCGGGAGAAGCACAAAACCTATTGCTCGCTGGTGGTGCAGGTTGTGGTAAAACTACAATTGCAAAAGCATTATGTAATGAATTAGAAACAGACTATATTATGATTAACTGTTCGGAAGATGGAAATATCGACACACTCCGAACAAAGATTCGTAACTTTGCCAGTACAGTTTCTATAACAGGTGGAAAGAAAATTGTTATACTTGACGAGTTCGATTATTCAAACGCACAATCTACACAGCCTGCACTTCGTGGATTTATTGAAGAATTTAGTAACAACTGTCGGTTTATTCTGACATGCAATTTCAAGAATCGTATCATCGAACCATTACATTCAAGATGTACAACAATTAATTTTACAGTTCCAAAGAAAGAGAAACCAAATCTGGCATCTCAATTTATGGATAGAGTAAAATACATTTTAGATGGTGAAGGTGTTTCTTATGAAGAAAAGGTTCTTGTAGAATTAATTATGAAGCATTTTCCTGATTTCCGCAGGATTATTAACGAGTTACAAAGATACTCTGTATCTGGAGGAATTGATGTAGGAATTCTCACCCAAATAGGTGAGATACATATTAAAGACTTGGTAAGTCATATGAAAGATAAAGACTTTACCAATGCTAGAAAATGGGCAGTGGAGAATTTGGATAATTCTCCGTCAGAACTGTTTAGAAAAATTTATGATGGATTATATGAACACATATCACCACCATCGATTCCCCAAGCAGTTTTGATTTTAGCGGAATATCAATATAAGTCTGCGTTCGTAGCAGACCAAGAAATTAATTTAGTGGCATGTATTGTCGAACTTATGATGGGATGTGAATTTAAATGACAAAAATATTAGCACAAGGTGATTATATAATTTTAGAAAAAGTAGATTATGAAAAAGAAGAAATCACAGATAGTGGTCTTATTATCAAAAAGAGCCAAGTATTAGACAGTTCTAGTGTAGAAGCAAAGATTGTTTCTATGGGAAATGGTACACCAGATGCGAGTGGAAATATTCCATCCGTAAATTATGAAGTGGGGAATACAATTCTTTATGATGCATCTTCAAGAATCGGTGTCCATGCAAATTTTGATATTATTAAAAGAGAACATGTACTAGCAGTGGTTTTTGAAAATGAAACTGAGTGATTATCTCAACGCAATAAACTATACAAAAGAACCCCTGATGGATACAGAGGATGAGCAGATAGAAAAGAAGTATGCTCCTTTTATTGTTAATCGGTGTTTGTCATATTTTATAGATACTGTCATTCATGCAAACGAAATAAACAAACATTCTTCGTTAGATAAGAAAATGCAATTTGATTATTATCGTGAAGCAATCCGAAAACGAAAGAGGTTTAGTAAATGGCAGAAAAAAGAAATCACCGACAAATTAGAAACGGTAAAGGAGTATTACGGATACTCAAATACAAAAGCAACAGAAATAATGGACTTGCTAAGTGAAGATGAAATAGAACAGATGAGAGTCTATCTCGCTGGTGGTGGTATAAATCCATAATTACATATATATTATGAAACGAGTGATTAATAGGAATACTAATTATGGAACAAGAAGACATATTTAACGGATTAGGTGTCGAGGTAAAATTACATTCAGACGAAGATTTCTTAAAAGTAAAAGAAACTTTAACCAGAATGGGAATTTCTTCTAGAAAAGAAAAGAAATTATATCAATCATGTCACATCCTCCACAAGAGGGGAAGATATGCTATTATGCATTTTAAAGAACTATTTATTCTAGACGGGTTAGAAAGCGACATATCAGATGATGACATTGGCAGACGAAACACGATTACTAATCTTCTAGAGGAATGGGGATTGTTGGTAGTCATAGATGAGTTTGAAGAAGATGAGCCAATGCTGGGAGTGAATAAAATAAAAATCATTTCTCATAAGGATAAAGGTGAGTGGGAAATGATACCTAAATATCATATAGGAAACAGTTAAAATGAGGATTTTTTATTATGAACACGGTGCTTATAAGTTTTTACAGTGACATAGAAGATAGAACATATTACAGTGATAATGCTGATAGAATTATAAAAGAATGCGAATCTTTGAGCATTCCATATCACATTAAAGAGAAAGAATCTCTTGGTTCTTATCAATTAAACTGTCTTAGCAAACCACAATTTATATTAGACACAATGGAAGAACTTAATCGTCCTGTTTTATGGATGGACATTGACAGTAAATTGCATAAACCGTTAGACATTTTTGATACCTTTGATGAAGATACAGACATGGGTATTGCATCGTCTAATGCTCAAATATCAGGTGTAAGAGCATCTCCAATGTATTTTGGCAACACTCCAAAAGCAAAAGAATTTATACATGCATGGATTTCCACAACAAGAGATATTATAGAAAATAATAAAGGTATATTTGACCACGAACCTCTTTTTTCCTTAATACCTATGTTCATTAAACAAATGAAAGTTGCAATGGTGGGTGGAGAATATTGTACTTGGCCAGGATATACCAATGAAAATACTTGTATAACTATGGGACTTGCAGACTCAGAAGGGAAAATGGAATCTTTAAGAACTCTTGGTCTTGATGAAAAATTAATACAATGGCAATCGCCAGGAGATATAGATTGAAAATCCAAGGCAGAGGAATTCCATTTAGTCATCATCAATCTTCTTGTTCTAACAGAACTCCAGAAAATTTTACATGGACAGATACAGAACAAGAGATTGAGATTTGGATGGACTATTCGATACCAGAAGGATGTATGTTCCCCAGAGCAAATGGTAAAAAACGATATGCATGGTTTTGCGAATCTAGAGCCATAATTCCTGTTTTAAGACAAGCATTTGATGATGAAAATATATTAAATTCTATTGTAGATGCATATGATGGAATATTCACATGCGAAAAAGAGTTGGTGGATAAACACGAAAAGATTCATTTTTGTTTTGCTGGCAGTAATCTTCCGTGGACTCCAGAAAAGAATTATAAAATTTATGATAAGACTAAATTAATATCTTTTCTTGCCTCCAAAAAAAGAAGGTGCAACGGACATGAGTTAAGACATGAATTATATGAGAAGATAGGAGATATAGTACATTCTTATGGAACAATAACAGGAATTCCTTTAGGGTATAAACACGGATGTCACATTAAAGGAATTCCAGACGATATGTGGCACGATAAATCGATAGCACTAAATGATTATATGTTTTCCATAGTAGTAGAGAATGATATTTACGACACATATTTTACAGAAAAAATTACAGATTGTTTTGCAACAGGTACAGTTCCTCTTTACTATGGACCAAAGTCAATAAGTGATTATTTTAACACAGAAGGTATAATATTTCTTGAAGGAAGTATAGAAGATATGTGCGAAACCATTAAAAACATTGACGAGTCAGAATATCACAATAGAAAAGAAGCAATAGAAGATAATTTTGAGAGAGTAAAAAATATGAAATTAGCAGATGACATGATATATGAAAAGATAGGAGAACTAAATGCATAAAGCAATTTCTTTTAATTCTTATTATTTGTTTGGGGATGAACCAATGATGTTTGATATTCCTGTAGAAATAGATGTGTGTAGGTTTAAAAATGAGCATATGGGTTCGGTAGATTTTGCAGAATGGAAAAAAGAACACCCATTTATGGGTTCATATGATGATGGACATTCACATCCAAATTCATTATACTTTGACAATCCAGATGCCTTTAAAGTTTATATGACAGCCACAGAACCAATTACTTCTCCAAACAGAGAACCTATAGATATGGTACTTCAATGGGCTCATGCATACGATTTAATATTGACAACAGATATAGAAATTTTAGATAAGTGCAGAAATGCAGTAATGTTTCCATATGGTAGTACTTGGTTAAATAAGAACTTAGAAAATATAGACCATCCAGACGGACTTGGCTCATATGATATATCATTGGAAACCCTACACGACAACAAAAGATTTGAAATAAGTTTTCTTTGCACATTCCATAACAGAGATTTAGAAGGATACAACAAAAGAAAAGATGTCTTTGTTAGAAGGTTGCTAATTAAAAATCCTACTCTATTTTACAGCAGTACAAGATATCCTGTAAGAATGGATGTAAAAAGTATGGAAATGTACAGACAAATGAATTTTCAAAGGGACCCCATGTCTTGGAGTGCAGATGACGCAATGTTCCTTTTACCAGAAGACGATAAGGCAAAACTCTTTAGTTCCCAATTTCATATTGCAATCGAAAGTACTTCTGTCGAAAACTACTTTTCTGAAAAATTAATAGATGCATTAATTACAAAGACAGTGCCAATTTATTGGGGATGTCCAAATATTGGTGATTTCTTTGATACAAGAGGAATGATAATAGTTGACAGCGAATCAGATATTATAGAATTGTGCAACCAGATTACACCAGAAACATATGAACAGATGAAGCCATATATCGATGAAAACTATGAGAGAGCAAAAGAATACGCAAGACCATTGAGGGACAGAGTAAAAGAAGAAATTGAAAAGAATATAAAATGTCAAACAAAATAGTTAGTTTTAGTCTTTGGGGAGATAACCCAAAATATACAATCGGAGCAATAAAGAATGCAGAGTTGGTTCAAGAACTTTATTCTGGGTGGATTGGTAGGTTTTATTGTGGCAGAAGTGTACCGAAAGATATATTAGATAAACTGAACGAAGTTTCAAACACTGAAGTTATTTTGATGGATGAAGAAGGAGATTGGACAGGAATGTTTTGGAGATTTCTTTCTGCGGATAGTGATGATGTAGTTCTGTCTAGAGATACAGATTCAAGAGTATCTGAACGAGAAGTTTATGCTGTAAACGAATGGTTAGAGTCCGATAAAGATTTCCATATAATGAGGGACCACCCATATCATGGCACACAAATTCTTGGTGGTATGTGGGGATGCAGAAACGGAATTCTTAAAGGTATAACAGAATCTATAAATGAATATAGTAAAGGCAATTTCATACAAGTAGACCAAAACTTTTTAAGGGAGCATGTTTGGCCAAAGATTTCAAACAATGCACTATCTCATGATGAATTTTTTGTTGGAACTCCATTGTTGAATAGACTAAATAATTCAATTGAATATTTTAATGGAGTTCCATTTCCTAAACCTAGAAAGGATTGGAATGATTTTGTTGGTCAAGTATATGATGAAAATGATAATCCAACACAAGAGTATGCTGTAATGTTGGAGGCAAGTCAAACATGAATATCCTATTGATACAAGAAAATGGTCATCATGATGCAAACAGAAATTTTAGAGAATGTTTTTGCCTACAGAGGTCATTTTCTAAATTGGGTCATAACTGTGATGTGTGGGGAAACCTTCATGATAATTATGAAACTATTCCAGATTGGGAATCATATGATTGGATAATAAACCTAGAACAGTATAATACCAAATGGGTGCCGTCATTAGCAGAGGTAAAATCTCCAAAGAAATTTATATGGAGTATAGATGCACACTTTTTAGGAGAAGAACAAGTAGAGAAAAATTATGAAGAAGGAAATTATGATTATGTACTTCATTCTACCAAAGATTTTGTTAAAGAAGATTACCACATTTGGTTTCCAAATGCTTATGACGATTCTTTGATATTTCCTATGGACGATGTAGATAAAACAATCGATGTCGGCTTCTGCGGAAGTTATGCAAACAGAGAACAGTTATTAGAACACCTAAAGAGGGAACACGACTTACATCTTGACATTTTCGTAATTGGTGATGCTATGGTAGAAGCAATAAATTCTTATAAGTGTCATTTTAATTTAAACATAGCAAACGATATAAACTATAGGTCGTTTGAAACTATAGGATGTGGCACTATACTGCTTACAAATTATAATCCTCAATATGAAGAATTGGGATTTGAAGATGGTGTTAATTGTTTGATGTATAAGGATGAAGATTCCTTGACAGAATATATTACTATGGTAAAATATAAAGATATGACAGACATTGCAAAGGCTGGATTAGAATTTGCAAAAAAACACACATATGATGAAAGAGTAAAATCTTTATTGGAGAGGTTTGATATTGGAAGTTAAAGTTATACATTCTTGTGATGACAATCCATACTATTTGGATTTTTGGAAACCTATTTCTAAAATATGGAAAGAGGTTTTTAACATAACGCCAGTTCTTATTCATGTTGGAAATAAAAAAGTAGAGGACGAATACGGAGAAATACACACAATTACTCCAGATGAATCTTTACCAATTCACACACAAGCACAACTTGCAAGATTGTGGTATCCTATGAAAGAACCAGATGTGTTATGGATAACAAGTGATATAGATATGTTTCCTGCTTCTAAAAGATGGTGGAGAGATAACATAAATCACTATATGGAAAATAAACCAACTTGGACAAATTTAAATTCCTCTATACAAGAAGAATATGCAGGAGTTTATTATCCTATATGTTATAATATTGCTTTAGGTAAAGACTTTAAGAAAGTTTTGGAAGTGGAAGATTCTTTCTATGACTTTGTAAGTCGTGGAATACAAGAAACTGAAGTCGATAATAAACACACTCCAGAAAATTGGGATGGACCAGAATTGACAAAATGGAATGTTGATGAGGTATTAGTAACAAAGAAAGTTAGAGATTCTGGTGTAGATACACACTTACCGCCAAAAGACAGACATAGAAGAATTAATAGAAAAGAATGTATAAAATATGGTGACAATAATGAGATAGTTCGATTTAATTGTTTTGATTACACCATAGAAGATTTAAAAAATGGATGGTATCACGATTGCCATTCTATTAGACCATACAATTCATATAAAGAAGAAATAGAAAAAGTTTTGTCTATAGTTGGAGAGCAAGAATAATGAACTTACACGAATTACCATTTTATATTTGCCATTGTAAGAAATTAGAAGAAAGAAAAGTTCTTATGGAATCTGAGTTGGAAAAAATTGGAGTTAAAAATGCAACTTGGATTTTAGATTATGATGGTGACGAACTTGAAGATGATTATGAGCAAGAAATTCTTGATACTTCTTTATGGGATGAAAGAATGAATCTACCAACATATCTTTCTACTCCTCCATTTCGTGTATTGGCAAAACCAGTTGCATCTTTAGTAATAAAACATAGAGAAGCGTATAGAAAATTTTTAGAAACAGATTCTGACTATGCTTTGATATCAGAGGACGATTCTATGTTTACTGACAATTTTGTTGATGATTTCAATAAATTTATGAAAGAATTACCAGAGGGTGCAGACATAGTTCACATATGTGGTGGATGTTGTGGTCAAGTTCCAAACAGCATTAAAGAAGAAAAATATTTTTATAAAAAAAATGAATCAAGAGGGACAGGACTTTATTTAATTTCTAGAAAAGCCGCTGAAGTGATGGAGTATGGACTTGAGAAGTTTTGTGGACCAATAGATTTTGAAATGAATTATTTTATCTTAATGGAGAGATTAAATTCATATTGGTTGCATCCAATTTTAGTAGAACAGGGTTCAGAGATTTATGGTTCGGTGTTGAAAGATATTCGATTATGAAAGAATATGCTGAATTTTTAAAAGGTAAAACAATTGCATTGGTTACTTCTGGTAGTTCCCTAAAAGGACAAGGAAGGGGAGAATATATTGATTCTTTCGATGTGGTAGTTAGATTAAATAGAGCATTGCCTGTACCAGAAGAAAAAGAGAATGATGTGGGTAAAAGAACGGATGTGTTATACAACACACTCGATACCTTTGCAGATGCAGGTGGACCAATTGAAGGAGAGTTGTGGAAGAATTGTGGTGTTAAGTTTGTTTGCAGTACATATCCAAAGTCAGAATACTTTACACACCCAGAGTGGTCAGAAAATCTTAATGACACAATACCTACAAGATGGATGAGTGATGATGTTTATTATCCAATTAGGGAAAATATATATGGCAGACCAAGTTCTGGTACTACCACATTAGTGGATATATTGTCGTTTGATATTAAAAAGGTTCATTTGTTTGGACTAGATTTTTTCAGAACATTATATGATTCAGAATATCTTTCTGAAGGTGGGAATATTTCAGAGTTTGAGAATCATTTATCTATTAATGGAGATGATAGACATGACCCAGATTCACAATATAAATTCTTTAAATATGATATTTATCCAAATGAAGATAGGATAGAAATTGATTCTTATTTTGAAGAAATATTGAACGATGTTAAATATGATGAAATGTTTTTTATTAAGGAATAATATATGAAAACAGTGGCAATGATACCTGCTAGATTAGGAAGTAAAAGAGTTCATAATAAAAATTTAAGACTCATTGGTGGTAAACCATTGATTGCTTATATTGTTGAGTCAGTGGTTAATTCTGGCGCATTTGATGAGATTTATATTAATTCAGAATCTGATATATTTGAATCCATTGCAAACGATTACGGAGTCAAATTTTATAAAAGACCAAATAGACTATCTTCTGATAAAGCAACAAATGATGATTTTGTTTTAGACTTTATAGAGAATATAAATTGTGATATTATATTTCAATTTTTACCAACATCCCCCTTCGTGACATCTTCTGACATTCGTGAATTTTATGACATGATGATGGAGAGTGACTATGATACCTTGATTTCAACTAAGGATGTTCAGATTGAATGTTTATATGAGAATCAACCATTAAATTTTAAACAGAAAGAGAAAACCCCGCCATCACAATCTTTAGAACCTGTTAAAGCATATGCTTGTGGATTAATGGCATGGGAGTGTGATAAATTTATAGAAAATATGGGATTGTTTAATTCTGCGTATCATGGTGGAAATGGAAAAACTGGATTCTTTAGTATCAGTGGTTTTTCTTCTGTGGACATTGATACAGTTGATGATTTTATGTTAGCAGAAAGAATAGTAGATAGCATAAACTCTACAGAGTATATAGAACCAGAGTACTATGACCCAGAGTTACATTCGGGTGTTCACTCGGAAGTACATGTGCCAAGTATTTTGCGTAATGATGGTGTGGAGAAAGACAACTACAAAGAAGAAAATAAACAACTAGTTAGTGTGGACGAAGTGATGGAGAGATATGGAGAAGAATCTTGGATGCACAGACTAGTAAATACAGAAAGTAACAGTTGTTGTATCATCCATCAAAGGCCTGGAGAAGGAAATCGAAGACATTATCATCCATCGTGGAATGAGTGGTGGTACATTCTTAAAGGAGAATGGGATTTTGAAATAGAAGATGAAGTCCATCGGGTAAGGAAGGGTGATTTGGTTTTCATTCCAAAAAATAAATGGCATTGTATAACCTGTGCAGGGGATACACCAGCCGCAAGATTAGCAGTAAGTAGAGCAGATGTAGCACATGTCTATAAAAACGACTAATATGAGTTTTTGGAATATTCGTGTTGACTTTGAAAAAAGTCACGGAAGTTATCTATTTGATAAGAACACAAATAGAGAGTACTTGGATTTCTTTGGAATGTATTCATCACTTCCTATAGGATATAACCATAGTATTTTTGATAGAAATTTTCACGAACAAATGAAAAGCATATCAACAGTAAAGGTTACAAACTGCGAATTTCACACCGATGTATATGATGCGTTCTGTGAAGATTTTTATAAGTTTGCAGGGTTGGGTAAATATAATAAATTTCATTTTACTTGTACAGGTTCTTTAGCAGTAGAATGTGCTATCAAGTTGGCGATGGATAACACACCACCAGAAAGAACAAGGGTTGTCGCTATCAACAATAGTTTTCATGGTATTCATTCTTATGGTAATTTTACAACTAGTAAATTTTATCCTGTAAATGAAAGGCTTAACGGATTTCCAGATTTAAATTGGCCAAAGATTAATACTATAGATGAACTGATAAAAGAATTAGAAAAGGGTGACATCTGTGCAATTCTGGTAGAACCCATTCAAGCAACTTTTGGCGATAACTATTTAAATAAATCATTTTTAAAGGAAATTGCATCTAAAGCAAAAGAATATAATGTTCCTTTAATTTTAGATGAAGTCCAAACTGGATTTGGAACAACTGGAAAACCTTGGTATTTTCAGCACTTAGAAATTGAACCAGATATTGTAATTTTCGGAAAGAAAAGCCAAGTATCTGGAATTATGACAACATCTGATTTTTCCTTTGAGAAGGGAAGCAGATTGTGTGTAACATTTGATGGGGATATTGTCGATATGCTTCGTTCTACATATATTATGAAAGCATACGAACAGTTTAATCTTTTAGAAAATGCAGATATTCAAGGTAAAGTTCTGACCAAAGAACTATACACTATACCGCAACTATCTAATGTTAGGGGGATTGGATTGTTGGTTGCTTTTGACATGGATAATAGAGAAAGTAGAAATAATTTTGTTGAAAATATTAGAAATGATGGTATGATATGTAATCCTACTGGTGAGAAATCAGTAAGACTTAGACCAAATTTGTCGGTAACGGAAACCGACATTAAAACTTGTGTGGATATTATAAGGAGAAACACATGAATCACGCACCTTTTGGACATTTAGAAGAACAACTTCAAGCAAAAACAGAAACGCCAGAGTGGGAAAGACTTATTCGTGGAATCAAGGACGCAGATACAATTTATGTGATTGGTAATGGTGGGAACATGGCAGTAGCAAGTCATGCCGCTGCCGATATTACACGACTTACAGATAAACAAGTATGGTGTCTTGATAGTCAATCACTTTTAACTTCAATTGCAAATGATTACGGATACGAGAGCATTTTTAAGAATTGGTTGGAGCATTATTCTAACCCAAATGAAAAGAGTATGGTAATTGGTTTCTCTGGTTCTGGCAATTCAAAGAATGTTGTTTCAGCATTAAATTGGGCAAACGAAAGACATAATTGGAACGGTGCTTTAATTTCTGGTTCAAAATCAACATGCTTAGATAGCAACATTCCAGAAATTGATTTTGGCAATGATTATTTCCATCAACATGAAATTCTTTCTGTAATGTGTTTTTATGAAATAGTATATAATCTTGGGTTTGAATGTCCAACTATTAAATCAGAACTTGTAAGGAAATATGGCACTACAACATGAGATATTGCTTTGACCTAGACGGTACACTCTGTACGCAGAGGACTTTAGATTATGAAAACGCAGAACCATTCAAAGAACGCATTCTTATGGTAAATCGTCTTTATGATGAAGGACATTATATTATGATTGACACCGCAAGGGGAAGTGGTGCGACAAAAGGTAAGGATTGGTATGATATCACCAAGAACCAAATAGATTCTTGGGAACTCAAATACCACGAATTGAGAACTGGTGTCAAGTTCTTTGCTGATGTTTATATTGATGATAAGGCGGAACTCGCCAATACTTTTTTTGAGGTTTGTAATGAATCAACTATTGGTTTCAACCAGTAAAAATTTTGTTTACCATTTTATTCCAAGAGCAGGAAGCAGTTCTCTAAAATATCACCTACAGAGATATTTGGATGGTATGGTTGTTGTACCAAAAGAAAAGGTAGAGGTATATGATTCACCTTTACATAGGAACATGGCGCCTATAGTCAAACCAGTACATGATTTAATCAATTATCCAAATCATTTTAAATTTTTAGTTGTTCGCAATCCACATGATAGGATAATTTCTTATTATTATGAATATGTTGTATCTGATACAAGTCATTTTGGTGTGAACACCTTTGAAGATTATATTGATGTATTAAATAACACCAAAGAGTGGACACCGCAATTTGACCATGTTATGCCGATTTCGGAAATGTCTTTACCAAATGACAAGTATGATAAGGTTTATAAGTTGGAAGATGATTGTTTTAATTCTATACAAACCGACCTAAATCTGGAAGAATTTGAAGATGTAAAGTTTAGTGTTTCTGCCAGACTTAACAACTACCACGACTTAACCGAAAAACAGTTAGACTCTGTTTGTAAAACGGTAGACAGTATTTACTATAATGACTTGACAAATTTTAATTATAATATAAAAGATTCTTTATATTTTAGGAAAATGAATTATGCCCCTCGCTAAATGCTATGGACCATGGCAAAACTTAAAACTTGAACTTCCTTTTGAATGTCATGTTGATACTCGTGACATTAGTTCATTTCAAAGACAAGAGGGAGTAAAGTATGTCTACATCGATAGTGAACCGCCTTGGGCATGTACTCCTCTGGATGAATTAGTAAAGAATGCTCCCAGATACGATGCAATAATGACAACATACAATGAAGAAATTTTAGAAAGAATACCCAATTCTTTTTTCCACCATGTAAGACATGACCCATATATGGACCCAAGTTATAAACCAGAATTTAATGAAAAGAAATTTTGCGTTTCATATTTGGTTTCTAATTGGTCAGAATCTAGACATGGCTTCTGGATTAGAAAACCTGCAACAGAGTTGTTGTTAAATCATAGTGTTCCTCATAAAGTTTATTCTGGAAGAAGGACACCATATCCAAATATAGAATTGCTACCTCAAACTTATCCACCAGAGGTTCTAGACGATTATAATAAAACAATTATATTTGATGCAATGTTTTCTATTGCAACCGAAAATCATATACAGAAAAACCATTGGCAGGAAAAACCACTTGGTTGTTTTTGGACTAGAACAGTTCCTATTTATTTTGGTTGTCCAAACATATCTGACTTCGGTTTCAGAGAAGATGGGATTCTTAGGTTTAATACAATAGAAGAATTGGCAGATATTTTAGACAGAGTAAGTCCTGAACTATATGAAGAAATGAAAGAAGCAGTAGAGCATAACTTTCAAGTTGCTATGAGAGATTATAGTATTTCACAACATGTAGATATTGCCAATGCTATAAGAAATCATTTTGAGGAAAATGAATAATGCAAAAGGTGTATTCAGAAATAGAGCCAGATAAGTTATTGTTTTCATTATTGAGATATGAAGATTTATCAGAATATAGAACAGATATAAGTCCAACAGAAGAATATTTGCAGGTGTCTGGTAGATACTTAAAAAAGAATACAAAAGTTGATGCACACAAACATATACCACTTGACAGACACACAGACATCACACAAGAAGCATGGGTGGTCCTTAAAGGGAGAGTAAAGAGTGTATTTTATGATTTAGACGATTCCGTTATATTTGAAACTGAAATTAAAGATGGAGATTGTATAGTATTATACAGGGGTGGACATTCGTTGGAAGTTTTAGAAGAAGATACAATTTTTTATGAATTTAAAACTGGACCTTACTGTGGTATAGAAGCAGATAAGGAAAATTTAGATGTTTGAAATGATTGACAATCCAATTCTTATTAAAGAAGATTTTGATTATATTGGAACAGGAAATATCCTTCGTGCAAAGAATCCAAAAGAGTCTATATTTAAAGTTATAGGCGAGTCTTTGAAAGTTTCTATAAATGCCGTAATTGTAGATGGACATCAAACTCTAATAGAATATAATGATTCTGGACAAGGAACACTTTGGATGTTGGGCTGTAAAGCACCTCATTTGATTTGTGGTTTTTCGCCAAATTCTAGTATAGTTGTAGTAGGTTGTATTGTTGCATATACTAATTTTTTGGATAATGTAACATCATTAAATAAAATAACATTTAATAATTATGGTTGGGGGGAACTTCTTCATCATAGGTATGATTATAGAATAGGAGGCACCAACCACATCCTACACAATGAACCAACACCCAATGAAGTATTAACTTTTCAACTTAAAAAATGCTTGATTAATTCAGACGATTATATTATTACTGACAATGATGAAGTTAGATATATTGGAGGATTTTCTGGAAACCAGAAGAAATTAAACTTATCTGAGAAGTTTACAGTATGGGATTGTTGTGATATAAATAATACAGAAGGTGTACCAAAGGAATCAATTTTCGTTAATTGTCATGTTGGAACATATTCTACAGATTGTGAAGATTTTCTTTTTATCAACCCATATTCATCTTCTAAATTAGATGAACCGATTAAATTTGATAAAAGAAAGAAAGGTACTTGGTAATGAGTGAGGTGAAAATAATAGAATTGGGGATGCATCCCTTTGCAGACACATTTATTAGTTCTGAACAACTTTCTTTATCAGAACCAGTATATCCATTGGAATGTTTTTTAAACAAAGACTTTGGCGAAATTAAATTAGGAATCGACACAAAAGCAGACGATAGATATAATCTATATGATTATTCTTATACTTCTTCAAATTCTAATTTCTCCAAATCACATTGGATAGATTATGCAAAGACAGTAAGTGAAAAAGTAAATTTACAAAAAGATTCTAGAGTGGTTGAGATTGGTTCTAATGACGGATTCTTAGCAAAAGAGATGAAGGATTTGGGATTTAATGTGGTTGGTGTAGACCCATCGGAATATATGGCAGACCTCGCAGACAAGAGGGGAATCAAAACTTATGTTAGATTATTTAATAGTGAAGCAAGCAAAATAATAAAAGATGATTTTGGTTCTGCTGATTTGATTATTGCAAATAATGTTTTCAACCACTCAAACGACCCATTAGATTTTATTAATGGTATTTCTAATCTGTTAGTTTTTGGTGGAACATTTGTATATGAATTGCCATATTGGTATCATACAATTAAGGATGGTAAGTTTGACCAAATATACCACGAACATGTAACTTACTTTACAGCAAAATATTCTTATGAATTGCTTAGGAAGGCAGGTCTAGAAATAGTTGATATAGATATTGTAGATTATCATGGTGGTTCTTTGCGAGTCTTTGCAAGAAAGGTTGAAGGGGAAGTCAAACTTACAGAAAAGGTTTCTGAAATGATTTTAGAAGAAACTTCTTTTGGTTTGTTTAACGAAGACAGATATAAAACATTTATGAACACACTACACAATCAAAGAAATATTCTACTAAAACAAATTTACAAAATAAAATCCGATGGGTATTCTATAATTGGAGTTGGGGCTGCCGCAAAAGCAAACACATTCTTAAACTTCTATAATTTAGACAATAAAACATTGGACTATATTACAGATAGTTCTGAACACAAGCAAGGAAAATATACCCCACTTACTAGAATACCAATTGTTGGTGACGAAATATTTTCCGAGTATGAAGATGTTTATGCATTAATTTTATCTTGGAACATATCAGATATAATAAAAGAAAACTTAAAGAGAATAAATGAAAACATTAAATTCATATCATTGCCAGGAGAAATTAAATGAAAATTAAAAATGTTTGGAAAGATATTAAAGAACCACTAGAACTTCATACAGATGCTAGGGGTTCAATCGCTGATGTATTTTATAACGAAAATATACACCATGTTGCAATCATCGATTCTAAACCAAATGTGCTTCGTGGAAATCACTACCACAAACAAAGCACACAACACATGTTGATAACAAAAGGTTCTTTAGAATATTGGTATTCGCCAGCAGAATGTGCAAACTGTGATGCAAAGATGGTAGTTGCAAGAGAAGGTGACTTAATTAGTACTCCACCTTGGGAGGCTCATGCTCTTGTAATAGGAGAAGAAGGAAACCAATTTATTGTTTTTGGTGAAGGAGTACGAGGCGGTATGGATTATGAATCCGATACATTTCGTGTTAAATCAATTGTTCCAGAAGAAAGGATTAAATAATGATATTACTATCAAACCACTTATTAACTTTAGAAGAATTTAAAAATGTTGACAATGTTGTTGTACGAATCAATATGGCTCATGTTAAAGACAAAACAGAACTTAAAAAATTTGTAAATATTAATTCTGATGTTTTCTTAGATTACCCAAAGGGAAGAAGTAAACCACCAGTTCCAACACTTCATGTTCCAGATGCATTGGAGATGATGGCAAAATATCCAAATATTAAATATTTTGCAGTATCAAATATTGAAACACCATCAGAAGTTAAAATGATTTCTAGTGTTTTACCAAAGCATGTTAGTTTTGTGCCAAAAATTGAAACATTGGACGGCGTAATAAACCTCGCATCTATTTTTGAAACAGGATGTGTGAAGCATATAATGCTTGATGCAGAAGATTTATATACAGATGTTAATAATGATACAGAATTATATTTACAATTAAAAGAAAGAGTAAAGAATACTTGTAAAACATATAATGTAGAATTGTTGGAGTTATATGGAGTAATTTTTAAGGGTGACAACTAAAAATTACAACCCATGGCCACTTGGACAGATTCCTAAAAAACATCAAAGACCAGAACTTGATGTTTTAAGAGAAAAAGGATATCCAATTCAAGACCCAAGAGATGCAGTAGATTTATTTGAAAAGACAATCGCTAATTTCGCAGGAAGTAAATATGCAGTATCTGTAGATTGTTGCACTCATGGTTTGTTTTTATGCTTGAAATATCTAGAAGCCTGTGGTACAATAACGATTCCTGCAAGAACTTATGCATCGGTGCCGATGCAAATTCTACACGCTGGATGTAAGTTGGAGTTTGAAGATATAAAATGGTTCAACAAATATCAATTAAAACCCTATCCCATATGGGACTGTGCAATTCAATTCACAGAAGGTATGTATCAAGAAGGATTTGAAGTATTGTCATTTCAAATTAAAAAAACAATCCCAATTGGAAGGGGAGGAATGATTCTCACAGACGATGAGAATGCTTATAGGTGGTTGAAGAAAGCATCATACGATGGCAGAGAAGTAAATACTCCATATGAAGATGATGACTTTGAGATTCTCGGTTGGCATTTTTATATGACGCCAGAAGATGCGGCTAGAGGATTATTGTTATTCGAGGATTCACAGAAGATAAATAAACCTTCTGTAGAAAATCCATATGAACATTATTCAGATTTATCAAAAAAGAAGGTATTTAAAAATGAGTAGAGTATTAGTAACAGGCGGTGAGGGATTAGTAGGTTCTGCTATCGAATCGGAATTCAAACCTACCAGAAAATCATTAAATCTTATGGATATAGATAACATTGTAAGATATATTACACAGAATAAAATCGATTCCATTATTCATTGTGCGGGAAAGGTTGGTGGAATCAAAGCAAATACTACCAAACCCGGCGAATTCTTTTATGATAATATTATCATTAACAGTAATGTTCTAGAGGCAGCCAGAATTACAGGAATTAAGAAGGTTGTTTCTTTTATGTCCACATGTGTATTTCCTGATGATGTTACTTATCCATTACATCCAGACCAAATTCATAAGGGAGAACCCCACTCAACCAACTATGCATATGCTTATGCAAAACGGATGTTAGAAGTCCAAAGCAGAGCATACAGGGAACAGTATGGGTGCAACTTTGTCACCGTAATTCCCTGCAACATCTACGGACCAAACGATAATTTTAATCTCGATGATGGTCATGTTATTCCTTGTCTTATCCATAAATGTTATTTAGCAAAACAAAACAATACACAATTTGAAATTTGGGGTGGTGGTAAAGCATACAGAGAATTTATATACTCAAAGGATGTTGCAAACATTGTAAAATGGATTCTTGAAAATTATAATGAACCAGAACCTTTTGTTATATCCCCAGATGAAGAAATTTGTATCGCAACGGTTGCACAAGAAATTGCATGGAGAACAGGGTTTGAAGGAAGCATTATATATAATGGTGAAAGAGAAGGACAAATAAGAAAACCTTCAGATAACAGTTTATTGAAAAAACTTATTCCAGATTATGAATTTGTGCCTATACAACATGGATTACAAGAAACTATAGATTGGTTTTGTGAAAATTATAAGGATGCTAGAAAATGAGTGATAGAAAAGTTGCATTAATTACAGGAATCTCTGGTCAGGATGGAAGTTATCTTTCTGAACATCTTCTAGAACAAGGATATGAGGTTCATGGAATTGTAAGAAGACAATCAACAGCAGAACACCAAGAGTCAAGACTAGAACACATAGAAGACCAAGTTAATAATTATTATGGGGATTTAACAGATGTTCCATCATTAACTCGTTTAGTGACATCCATCAACCCAACTCATATTTTCAACTTGGGCGCCATGAGTCATGTACGGATTAGTTTTGATGTGCCTTCTTACACCATTCAAGCAAATGGTCTTGGTGTATTAAACTTACTTGAGGTTTACAGAGAGTTTGCTCCCGAAGCAAAATTCTATCAAGCAAGTTCATCTGAAATGTTTGGAAACAGTTTCGATGAAGATAAATTTCAAAGAGAAACAACACCGATGAATCCAGTGAGTCCATATGGATGTTCAAAATTATTGGCATATACTCTTGTTCGACACTACAGAAATGCATACAAACTACATGCGTGTAATGGAATTCTTTTTAACCATGAATCGCCTCGCAGAGGTTCAAATTTTGTGACCAATAAAGTTGTCAAGACAGCAGTTCAAATTAAATTAGGATTAGTGGACAAATTGGAACTTGGTAATATGGATTCTTATCGAGATTGGGGACACGCAAAAGATTATACTAGAGCAATGATTCAAATTATTAATCACGAAACTCCAGATGATTTTGTTGTTTCTACAGGAGAAACACATTCGGTTCGTGACTTATGTGAGGTTGTATTTAATTATTTGGATATGGATTATAAAGATTATGTTGTACAAAACCCAAAATATATGCGACCAGAAGAATTAAAATATCTCAAGGGAGATTGTAGTAAGACAAAAGAAATTCTTGGTTGGAAACCAACATATACATTTAAAGAAATGATGCACGAAATGGTAGATTATTGGATGGAGGAACTTTCTTGAAAGCACTAGTTACAGGTGGAGCAGGATTTATAGGTTCAAATCTTGTAGATAGATTGTTGAATGATGGTCATGAAGTTCGTGTGGTAGACAACGAATCCACAGATGCCCATGAACATTTTTATTGGAACGATTCTACTGAAAATTTTAAGTGGGATATAGGAACTTCTGAAGATTGGGCAATGGAAATTCTGACAAAGGACATAGATGTAATATTTCATTTAGCCGCAGAAGCAAGAATTCAACCTGCAATAAAGAATCCCTCACTAACCACAAGAACTAATGTATTAGGAACATGCAACATACTTCAGGCAGCCAGAGAGAATGGAGTAAAAAGAGTAGTATATTCTTCAACTTCTGCCGCATATGGTTTAAAAAACAAACCACCTGTTACCGAAGACATGACAAAAGATTGTTTAAATGCATACTCTATTACAAAATGCACAGGAGAAGACCTATGTAAAATGTTCTATGATATGTACGGATTGGAAACAATTACATTTCGTTACTTTAATGTGTATGGTGAACGACAACCAACCAAAGGACAGTATGCTCCAGTAATTGGATTGTTTCAAAAACAACATGAAGAAGGACTGCCAATGACCATTGTTGGTGATGGAAAACAAACTAGAGATTTTACTTATGTCGGAGATGTTGTAGATGCAAATATTAAGGCAGCGACCACAGAAAATCCAGATGCGTTTGGAGAAATATTTAATATAGGTACTGGAAATTCTTATAACATATTTGATTTGGTCAAAATGGTTGGAGGGGATGATGCAAAATATGAATTCATTCCTGAAAGATTGGCAGAGATTAGAGA